GCACAAGAAAGTAACGTATGAAGTCAACAGGCAGAAACTTTAGAGTAGGATTCAGGTCTATCTGGCCTGAACAACACGCTTTTAACGAGGACGCCCACGTCCCAACAGGGGAGATTTTGAAACCTAATGAACCATCAAAACCATTGCCTGAAACAATGGAAGAGTTCGTTGCCCAGTATAGCATCAAAATCAAAGCTATCATTCATCGGCTTGGGGTCCGCAATCAACAGGATGTAGAGGACTTGGAGCAAGATGTTTATATCAAGATGATGAAATATGGTCTGCCGGGCAAGCGCACCAACGCACAGGGCAAAGTATTCAAACCAAACTACGGACTGATTGTCAAATCGGTCGTCCTAAACTGGAAGAAAAAACAGACTACTGACTCATTATCCTCTGCAGGGAGCATTGACCAAATAATGGAAACTAAGACTGGTAAAAAGATTAAAGTCGTTGAGAAAGAACATCCGGTAATGCCAGAGGACGAGAAGGTAGATATTGAGGAGTTCCTGCAGAAGTGGGATGCAGAATTGGCACAGAAGGCACCCTGGTCTAAACCGTCCCACAGGGGTAATGAGGCCAAGTGTCTATCGGATGTTATGCATATGCTTGCATCAGGTATGAAAGCAAATGCAATAGCAAAGCACTTTAAAGTCGCACCCCAGACCGTAAGTGTATGGAAACAGAAGCTTTACGAGTCGGCACGGGAGTTGCATAACAAAGGGCTTGATGAAGAAAACAGAAATGACTAAGTCGGGGAAGAAAGGATAAAATGAAAGTCAAAGCGATAGTTAAATCGGAGCTCGTCGGATTCGGGTATCATTACCTCTGCGAAATCGACGGAGAGGAATATCAACTCCATATCGGTATCAACGATGCGACTACTTTGGATAAGCTTTTTACAGATGCGGGTAAAATGCTTAGGCAGATATTTCCACACAAAGTAATGTAATTGAGGAGGAGACATTCTATGCCAAGCAAGACTAAATTTAAAAAGAAGAAACTGCCAGATAGGTTCGTAGAATTGATTCAGTTCCTGAAGGATTTGTCTGAAATGCTAACTGAACACGGATTGTCTTATCCATCGCTATGGGAACAAGTCAAACCAAAGTATCGAGCTGAATTCAAATCTTGGGTTGAAAATTATAAGTGCCAGACCTGGGAGGATAATTGGAGGAGAGCCTGGGAGATATATCAACTCGATTTTTTCCAATTCCTGATTTATAACATCACTGGCGGACAGACGAATTGCCACGAGGAAGCAGAGTCAAATGCCGATTAAACCTAAGATACTTGGAACGTCCCCAAATAGACCTTCATATGAAAAGGAAGGGCCGAGATGTCAATACTGCAAAGAATTACTACCATATACTTATTATATATTTGATGGGAGCTACGGGCCGAAGAAGAATGGCCTACATAGTAGTGACGAATGTATGAGAAATATGTTGAAAAAAATAACGGAGCAGAGTACTGAAATAATGAAACTTATTGAAAGGATAATATGTCAACTAAAACACGGAATCGCAGAGAAGTAAAACCACCGGTAGTCGGACGGGAGTATTATGTCGTCAGCTCACGACACGGATCCTTCCGAGGCATCTGCACTGAATCCGGAAAGGAGTGGGCGGACTTTAGAATTACTGACGGAATGGTCAAGTATATGACCCAAAGCGATAGTATGGTCGGAGAAGTTTGTAGATTCCGGCTGGACCTGCTTTATGGATTCTATGATGTTATAGAAACATTGGAGCAGGTCAAGCAAGAGAAGAATATGTCTCTGATGGCGCGGCTTGAGATGATGGATAAGCGTGCCCGTAACTTGCTACTATACTTCTGGGCCCGGGCGGTAGACCATGCCGGCAAGGTTGACGTTCGGCATATGAACGAAGAGGACTTTCAGTTTGCTTTCGAGATGGACTTTAAAGGATTGATTCAATTCCGGCCGATTGATCCGAAAGGAAAACATAACCACGTCTGGGGTGAGACAGCAAGTGAGATGGGCGTTAACACTACCTACTATGTGATACTCTCTAAAGAGGCCTGGGACTTGGCAAAGGCTGAATATATCGCACGGTCACGCAGGATGTTCTTTGACCCACAGCGATGGGACGAAAATTTATGATGAACATTCAAACTACTATTCCTTGTCCGGGATGTCAATCATTAGTTCGGGCAACAGGTTCCAGTCAAGAAGGGCTTTTCTTTTTCTGTCCTAACTATGATTGTGACTATCTTAACCTAACTACAAACGATGATATGGTTGAATGTCTGAATGCTAAAATACGGGAAGAACTTTATTTTGAGCTCGACTTTGTGAAAGCACAGGAAGAACAGGATAGAGAAAATCAACTAAAGAACGAGGCTGAACAGAATAAGCTAGCCATTAGCGATAAGTCATTAGACTTCTCACCATTTGATTATGGAATAGCTAAAATGCCACCTCTCGCCGGATATCATATGCCACCAAGTCTTTATGCATCCGGCAAAAATGATAGACTGACTGATTGGTCCTTTGGCGGTATGATATTTAAGACTATAACGAGGAAAGGATAAATATGGCAGAACTAACATCCGGACAGAAAGTCAAAGCACAGATACGCGATGCCGTGCATGCATTTAAGATGGAGACTAGTTATTTTCCTGACTTGATTCTGATTAAGCCAGACACATTAAAAATGCTGGAGAGTGGGGCGACCTCTATTGATCCAGTTTGTTTCTGGGAAGGCGGATGTAAACTGTATCGACTCTTTGGAGTTGAAGTGTTAGTGTCACCATATTTGAAAGTTTCTTTTAAATGCGTACTTCAGTACTTCAGTACCACAATGAGAGGAGAATAAAAATGAAAACGGAGGAAGAAATGAGTGAGGTAATAGAGAATCTGGAGCGGAAGGTAAAAATATTAAAAGAACGAATTGACCAAGCTCTGCTAGAAGGGTTTAATTGGCGTGAGGATGATGTAATTTTGAAAAGAATGGAAGCTAAGATTGCACAGAAAAAGGCGCTCCTAAAGGAATTTGAACCACTGACATGAAAGAGAGGTTAGATGAGGCGGAGGGGAAGGAACTTGTTGGTAAAACTGGAGAGGAAGAGAGGAGAATAAAAGTGGCAACCAAACAAATTAAAGGTGAATTTAAACTCCGACTACATAAACAGCAACCACCTGGAACCCTGTTTTTAGCAGTAACACATCCAGAACACGGGACTGGCGGAGGCACATTTTTTTTGAAGATTGAACTTCCTTTTTTTATGACTGAAGCTGACTTCCTTAAAGTACTTGGTGAAATAAATGTAAGGCTTTGTGAGACAGAATAAGAAACGAATAAAATGCGCAGTATGCCGAAAGATGCGCAAACCAAATAGGCCCGATGGGGTGTTGTGTACTAAATGCTATAGCATAGTTATCCAACCAAAAGAGGATGATAGGGACGCAGTCAAATCCGATGGCTATATTATGCTGGTCAAAGGAGTTGGGCCGAAGGGACTTTTTAAACAGCTAACAGTATCAGTATTTAAATGTGCTGTTAACGATGTGTTATATCCACCAGCCGCGTATGAAGATGAACTGGGATGGAGAGCCTCACTTAGCGATGACGATGATGAAGACAGTGACAGGTGGAAGAAAGCCGCAGGATATAGCGGAATAGCTCAGCAAAGATTTATCGTTCTGGCATATGCTTCTTGGGGTAATCTGGGTATGAAGAAAATTTATGATACTGTGCGATATACTTATCTGTATCTCTTCGCACCACGATTTAAGAAGCTGGTAGATGAGTATCGAAAGAATCATGACTATTTGAGCGACGGGGATTAAAATGGAAGAAGGAGAAAAAATACAGCATAGTATCTTCTATAAAGAGGGATTCGATAAAGCGGTTCGGATCCTTGCACGGATTCAGACAGTAGTACCGGAGGCCATTCTGGCTGGTGGAGCGCTTCGGGATATAGACTTTGGAATACTGCCTAAAGACTTGGACATCTGGATTAACGTAGATTCAGAGGATGCTTTTGATAGGAAGCTTCGACTGATTGCCGACCTTTTTGGAATTCCTTTTGAATCAGAAGGAGAAGGTAACTATGACGGTATCAGTGAACGCATTTTCATTTCCCAGTATCACTTGCCTATGAAGAACGGCATAGACTTGAATATCATCGGTGTCAATCTGGCCGATAATTTTACTGTCCAACGACTAGTGCAGGAGTTCGACTTTGGTATCTGCCGCATAGGATACCACTCCGGGAATCAGGTTTATGTTTCGGCAGAGTACCTGAAAGACAAACAAAATGAAACCTTCTCTCTTGACTTAAACGATGTATGTGTAGATAGGGAGAGGTCTATGGGACGCTGGGACAGATTGCGGTTTAAATATCCCGGGTTTACTTTGAAAATAATCGGACACGGTGGGAACGTATATGTGAAGGAAGGGGAATTTATATTTAAGAAGAAAGGAACATAGGATGCCACTTCATTTAATTGAAAGCACCGAGAATACTAATATACTTCGGCTTGTATTAGAAGTTGGTAGTTTTATAGTAGAAGAAACAGTGATTGCAGAGATAGAAATAAACGCACATCTTTCTCAGGAAGAAAGAGATAGAATCAAAGGTGTACTGAAAAGTAAGTTAGATGGATACTTCCTCTAAAAGGAGAACTCATTGCCACCTAAAGGGTTTATAGAACGTCGTCAGTTCGCCGCACAGCTTTCAGGGCTTAGAATTGAGGCCAGTACTTTAGGTCTTTTTCGAACTATGCACGCTATTGACAATGCACTAAAGATTATTGGATATGAGATAGCAGATATAGCTACAGGGAAACAAGCTGACTTATCACGAATTGGTATAAATATAGAGACCGGTGTGGTAAAGTGTAAAAGGCACCTGCGATATAAAGCACTGCGAGCTCCCGAGGGATGTACTGATTGCTGGAGTATGTTTCTGAACCGAAAAAATTCAATAGAACAGGCCAAGAAAGCCTAAGGAGAACTAATGGCACTAAAAGTAACTGTTGGAGCATTGGGTGTTAGCCTGCGGGCCGACACAAAGAGTGAGATTATGTACTATCTACGGGAGCGAGGGGTGAAGGTAAGTGCAGATGAGATTACCAAAGAAGGACTGACCGGACAATTCAAATTTTTTAAGATGGGTAGGGTCCCAGAGAAAGGAAAAAAGGGTGGTAAGTAGAATCCAACGAGGTGCCATTGAATCTTTGGTAGCCGGCATTGTATTTGGTTTCTGGATGCATAGCTTTCTGGCCGGGATATTTATGATTTTCGCACTATCAATGTTTATTGTGGACAAAGAATGAAGCCGAATAAGAAGCGTTGTGTATGCGGACACCGACTACACCGCAAAGGTCGCGCCGGTGGTTTTCTGGTTGTGAAATGTTCCACATCCGGATGTCCGTGCCTAACATTGAAACCAAGGCTTCCAAAACCTTCTCTTAACCTGGAGGGGGTATGAAAGCTTTCGAACAGTCACAATTCAGACCTAGTAATGGATGTGAGACTCTGGTTTACTGTCCTCTATGTCGTCAACGGGCAAAATATAAACACGAGGAAAAGGATTTTAATCACGACTGTTTCGACCAAGTGTTTGAATGTATTAATGATGAATGTGAGATGCAGACTTTTATATTGCAGAAACAGAAAGGATAAATACTATGTGTGTAATTTGCGTAGAAACAATAGCAGTAGGAGTTGCGGTATGCACCATTGGAGCAGGATACTTAAAAATTCATATTGACAAGAAGAAGTTAGAGAAGGAAGAATGCAAGAATGAGAGTAATCAAGAGAAGAAAAATTCATAATGGAAATATTTAAGAAGGATCCAGAATCCGGCGCACCAATCTGGTCAGTGACGTGTCCGAACTGTACTAAAGTTCATAGCTTTCCACTCGACTGGAGCCGGATGCCTTTTACAATAACACTCCCTTGCGGATATAAACTAAGCGGATATAAACCAAACTTTGTTGAAATGAAAGCGATACCAGAGATATTGAAAGATGGACATCCTGTAGGTGTGCAGGATTGTGTTTATCTGAATGGGACGTGTATTTTCTGCCATATACCGTGGAAAAGAAACTAACTAATCCAGTTCGATTGGTGATGCAATGCACTGCCTGTAAGAACGCCCAGTTTGTAGATGTGATTGCAGAGACGGATACTATAGTGGATTGTGTGAAATGTGCCAAGCCAGTAACCCTTCTCTGGCGCACGATCCCACTACATATTCAGAGTGAAATTATTAATAGGTCTAAATCAGGACCGCCAAAGAGAGGAACAGATGAGATTACCAGCACTACATAAGTTGATGGAGTTGTTGAGTCAGTTGCCAAGATTGACTGAGCAGTTAGTTCCAGATGAGGACTTACAAGCCGCGAAAAAGGAACTCGATAAGACAGAAATTCTTGTAGAGGCCTGCTATAGAGCTGAAACTGCACACGATTGGATGGATACGGTTGATCTTATGGTAGAAGCGATGGAAGAGTTTGAATATGATGTTCCAGATTCTACTGATACTAATATAACTTCCAAAGGATCTTCAGTAAGCGGGGGATGTAACAATTCAGAAGAATTAATCCCTGACTAAACAGCCCAAGAATTGTATAACTAACGATGCAGTATCTTGGCAATAAAAATAAGCTACTTAAAGTCATCTGGGATGTCATCGATAGCAAAGGAATTGGCGGAGATACCTTTTTTGACTTATTTTCCGGAACAGGGACTGTAGGTGCATCCGCCAAGCTTCGCGGATATCAAGTAATCAGTTCAGACTTGCTTTACTTATCATATATCCTGCAGAAGACTTACATAGGATTAAATTCATATCCAACTTTTGAAGGATTACTCACATGGCGAGGAAGTATTGGTAAGGTGCGACGCATAGAAAATAATCCAGCGAAAGATCCAGCTCGGCGAGTGATTGACTATCTAAATCAACTGGAAGGCGTGGAGGGGTTCATATTCAAAGAGTATTCTGAAGAAGGCACAGCATCGGGTCCCTTCAAACGGAAGTATTTTTATGGAATTACAGCGAAAAGGATTGATGCTATCAGGTTACAGATAAGAGAGTGGGATAATAAGGGTTTACTGACTATCAATGAGAAATGTTTTCTACTTGCTTCCTTGATTGAAGCGGCATCCGAAGTAGGGAACAGTTGCGGACACTTCTCATACTTCTTGGATAAAGAAGGAGATAAATCATTTGAAGAACTCGACTTATTAATTCCAGAATTAAATACTAAAGAATTGATACTCGGTAGAAAGGATTATGGACATTATGCTTATCAGTGTGACGGTGTTAAAGTACTAGAGATGTTGCCGGCAATGCTTCCGCAGGGAGTAGATATACTATATTTGGATCCACCGTATAACGGGGCGCAATATTCACGGAACTATCACGTGATTGAAACCATAGCTAAGTATGATAACCCGAAACTGTATAATCAAACTGGGATGCGGCCGGATATTGCTAACATCAGTTCGAGCTTCTGTAGTGCCGAAGGGGCATACGAAGGCCTGCGAGACATTCTGGAAATAGGCGGTTTCAAACATTTGCTGTTAAGCTATAACAGCGAAGGTGTAATGAAACACGAGAAGATTATGGATGTACTATCGATGTGCGGTGAAGTGGATTTCGTCCAAGAGAAGTATAAACGGTATGTGACTAATCAAGCGGCTAAAGCTACAGCTGGCAAAGTTTATGAAAGGGTGTACCATCTTCGAGTGCGATGATATTGCTGGGTGACCTATGCTCGCCCCGAGTGGGAGAGTGTGGGACGGACTATCCAACCCGTGCGGGAACGCGAAGCCCAGCAAACTTTTATAACAGGAGAAAAGAATGTTACTTTCTAACGCAATTGTAGTTGACTTTGATGGCTTTCTGGTTGAGCATAGCTTCCCAGAGATAGGCACACTAAAAGAAGGTGCCCAAGAGTTCCTGGAAGGACTGCGATCTGACGGGTATAAAATCATAATCAGCTCTTGCCGGAACAACAAAGAGCTTCGCGCAACTGATACTGAAAACCGCAACTATCTAGAAGAGATACGGATTTTTCTGGAAGCCAAGAATTTGCATTATGACTGGATTGATGATGGACAGAATGGCAAACCAATAGGCAGAGCGTACTGTGATGATAGAAATGTGCCATTCTTTAGTACGGACGATTCACATAGGGACTTTGAAAAGATGAGGAAGTATATTCAGATCCGATTCCCAGCATCTACTTTTAAGAGAGAATTTTAGCTGGTGTAGCTTAAGACAAAGCACTGCGTATGCATACAATAAAACGAGAGCAGAGTTCCGGTGAAAGTCCGGCACCAGCGACTGTTTTAGTAGGAGAGCTTCTATGGGCGGTCCTCAAACTTTTCTGGATATTGTTTATCACAGTTGGGTACTACATATTTATTGTAGTGCCAGAACTGTTTTTCCGCACGATTCAGTATGCCGCACTGCAGGCGATTCATTGGCTTTATACAGGTGAATTCTGGAAGGACGATACTAAAGATAAGGAGATTAGATGAGCAAAATCAAATTGAGTGAAATGGAGAAGAAAGTTTTTGGCGACAGATTACTGACGCTTACTGGTAAGACCGATATTAAGACCTTAACTAACAAAGTAGTCAATCAAGACTTGTTCCTGCAACTGGTTGCTAACTATCTGCCCGGAAATTTTGCCGACCTTCTGATTTTGGATCCACCATATAGCCTGATGAAGTTGCAGACCGGAGAAAATGAGCGACAGGTAGAAAAGTATGCCCGCTGGCTGGACTTCTGGCTTCCAAATTTGATGAGGACTCTAAAGAAAGACGGAACTATTTATATATTCGCTGACTGGAAATCATCCTCTGCAGTGCATCAAGTAGCAGAGAAATACTTGAAGGTTCAGAATAGGATTACCTTTATAAGAGAAAGGCGTAAATTAGATAAGAACTATGCCGACTATCACGAGGATATCTGGTTCTGTACTAAAAGTGATTCATATATGTTAGATACCAGATTCGCACTGTCGAACTGGATGGAGATAAAAGAGAATGACTATCAGTATCACCCATCCCAAAGAAAAGTTAGCCTGATGGAGATTCTGATTTTATCGAGTACTAAAAAAGGCGACTTTGTATTCGACCCATTTATGGGATCTGGAACTACTCTTGTGGCGGCTAAACAACTCGGACGTAAGTATCTGGGTATAGAACTTGACCGAGACTACTGTATGATTGCTGAAAAACGTCTGGAAGAGTTGGACGGAATAAGGTATGGACTGAAGTGATTGGATTGTATATACTCTTTGCGGTCATACTTTGTTTTACGGGCGCTTGGGTGATAGAATATGGATTTCCACAGTTGTACGCCTGGTGGTTAGTGCGAAGAGATAGAAAACGGGACGCAATGCTGGACGGCAAATTATTAAGGGATGCCCAGTTTATAAAGGAGCAACGTCGCAGAAGGAGTTAATTGAGTAAAAAATATTATATTCGTCATATCGCCGGAGATGATTCGAATAGCGGACTATCACCATCAACAGCTTGGAGGACCTTCCTCAACGTCAATAAGTCCGATTCCCCACTCATCCCCGGCGATACTGTTTATGTAGGTTCCGGAGCATATCACGGAGATAACGTGATAGATACTAATGGCCAGATATATCCAACGAAGATATTCGGAGGAGCGGTTCATTTTATTGCCGACATATCAGGAGATTTTACAGGGGATGGCGGAGAAGTATCAATCCAGCAACTTAACTATATTGACTATCTTACATTCGATGGATTTACTGTGCAGTTTCAATCAGATAGCACTGCCGGAGGAGGGTCGGGAACGGCTATAGATTTAAAGATTGAGAACTGTATTTTTATTAGCGGGATACGCATAACCCGCCCAACAGGGATAGCTACATTTAGAAATAATATAGTTGGATTAAAATTCGCCTTCGGATCTATCGCTGCAGGAGATAGCTTAGCAGTGTCTTTTCTAGGTGGAAACCGTGCCATTGAGGCAGAAAAACATTATTCAGAAGATCCAGATGCCGGTAAATTTATATGTGAATTTAATACTATATACTCACCGAGCGAGAATACCGGACGAGCATTCAGTTGCTTTGTTCAAACAAATAATAAATATATAAATCCAGATGGGATGTGGTTTAAGAATAATTTGATAATTAACACAGCCCCAGCCAGGACAGCATATATGATGTTTTGGGAACCCCAAAGAGCAGAAGACTGGGACTGGAACTGGCACATTGATAATAACTTCTACGCATATGGAAATTTTAATGGTAAGTTCGCAGAGCTGTTATTTTTCTTTGAAACCTCACCATTTGACTTTACATTTGCCGAATTTGATGATTGGCAGTTCGCTACCATAAGTCCCGATAGTTACGGATTTGTAGGAACCGGGGATTCAAATGGAAGTCAAGGAGACCCTTTGTTTGACTCGGATGGGCGTCATATAACAATTAATTCACCGGTGATTAATGAGGCATATATAGTTGGAAATGCGAAAGATTTTGAAGGAGATTCACGAGGGAACGATTTTCAAGATATAGGAGCAGATGAGTTCTTAAATGAACCGCCAGGAGATAACTATATCTTTACATCAAAGATTTACGGACATATTTCGGATAATTTTGTTCCTAACAAAGCATACTTTAAGTTTGATTTCTTTGTGTATCCTAACGACTGGATTCGTCTATTAGCTTCTTGGAATGGCGGATATCGATGGTGGGAAATTGTAAATACTAATACTAATAAATTCTTGCTTGAAGAAGAACTTACGATTCCCGGTAGTGTTAGAGGGCGGAACTTTATATTTAAGGTAGAGATATTCCAGCACGCTTCTAACAGAGGGATTCCTGATTTTGGTGTAGAGGATATGTCTAAGCTACGCACAGAGCTAGTCACGCAGGAAGATATCCAGGAGAACCTAAAGCCTGGGATGGAGTTGGACTTCTGGTCTATTCAATTCCCGGGAGAACGGGCCGCAACTGTAATAGTAGATAAGTATGGCAACTTTCGCACCTACGTATGGCCGGGTAGCTATCGGGTGAAAATGGTCGGCGGAGGTAAGTTAGCAGGGAAGGAAGTCATAGTTGCTAAAGGATTCTCTGATACCTTTGCACGATTCGGCCAACCGAGTTGCATGCATCCCCAGCAATATAATTGGTCAGATTTTGAGCAACAGTTTATGGGTATCGAATGGGCGCAGTTCGGAGTGATGGAGCTATTTAATAACGAAGACGGTCGATTGAATCCTGAACCAGCACCTCTGCCAGCTTTGGTCCGGTGCGGTAAGGTAGTGAAAGGGCAGACAGGTAGTCGAATGGTCTTCATGGCGTGCAATCCAACTCTTAAATGAAAAATAAAGAAGACTTACGAGAATTGTGTAAATGCGGACACCAAAAACAAGACCATCACTATTACGATGGATTCGGTTTCTGTGATTGTGGAAAGTGTTTCTGTTTTAAATTTAGACGACTAAGGAATAAAAGATGACTTACAACCCTATTCAATTCTGGCATGAGAAGGCACGCTGGTATTTAAGTCAACTAAATCTTTGGGATGTGCAGGATCCCCATAAAGACGAAGAAAAAAAGTTCCTGTCTGACTTAATGAAAGAAAGGAATAGACAAACTGTTTTAGAAGTTGGGTGCGGGGTAGGAAAGAATATAGCATACTTAAAGCGATACAATAAAGAGGCGACTTTCACCGGGATGGATATATCCGCACCGATACTAAACCAAGCACGACTAGGATTAAACGGAAGTGGGATGTGTGTCAATGGGATTAAGCTAGTGCAAGGAGATAGCCGGTCTCTTCCGTTTAAGAGTGGGAGCTTTGATCTGGTCTTCACAAGGGTATGTTTTATGCATATCCCTGCCGATAATGCAGAAATGGCACTAAAAGAATTGCTTAGGGTAGGAAATAATTGTATTATGATAGAAACCATAGGAACATTTGAACACGATTTTACTATAAATCACGACTATAAGGAATTAGCCCAAAGAGTAAATGCGTCATTAATTGAGTACGCAAGACGAAAATTAGATAAAAATTTTGAGAGAGTGATAATGGAGATTGTAAAATGATTAAAAAGTGCGGTGAGTGTGAAAGAGAGTTAGACGTTATAAATTTTTCTAAAGATAAAACCCGTTCAGATGGACTACAAAATAGATGTAAGCAGTGCCAATCTGAAATTGGAATTCAGACGAGAGCAGGAGAATTATATAGAGAGAAGAGATTCCTAATGAAATTTGGAATAAACTACCAAACTCAACTTAAAAAACAAAATGGTATCTGCGATGTTTGTCATCAACCACCAGAAGAAAATGAACGACTAGTAGGTGACCACGACCACTTGACTGATAATTTTAGAGCATTGATACATAAAAGACATAATTCAGTATTAGGTTTTGCGAGTGATTCATTATCCGAACTTAGACTATGTTTAATTTATCTTGAAAAGTTCGAGCGTGTCATTATGGAGATTGGATGAGCGTATATTATATTACACTAACCGGAGATAATTCTAACGACGGACTGTCTATCGGAAATGCTTGGCGTGATTTTAATCCTGTCAATAAAGTAGCATCAGTAGTCGTCGCTGGAGATACTGTTTATGTAAAGACAGGAGATTATACCGGGCAGGCAGGTACGGACGGATACGCGAATCCTCGTAACGCAGGAACATTCGGAAGTCGAATTACTATCTGGGGAGATAAGAATGGGATTATCTTCGGAGGCGCTGGCGGGGACGCTATAGTGACTGGCCACGATGACAGTAGCGGTGGGTCCCCAAGCTATATTACTTTTGTTGGACTAAAATTTACTAATACTATTAGCTGTGTTCATAATGAGCTTGGGATTATCGCCAAAGCTTGCGAGATAAACCTGCGATTTAACAGCAACGGTAATTTTAAACTCATCAGTTGTGTAATTGGCAAAGGGCAAACAACCAATACTACAGTGATAGATTTTACATTATATCTTAGTCTGGAAGCTGAGATATATAACTGTACTATTTACTCAAGTACTAATAGCGGCACAAGCGCAGATATGATAAAGGAAATTCCTACTGGTGGAGCACCGGTATCTAACTTTATTAAATTCTATAACAACATTTTAATTCGGCGTAATAATAGATATGTATTTAATTTCGATATTCCTATTGAAGCTGACTGGAATGCGAACTGGTTCTGGGACTATAACTTTTATCAATATGAAAACCAAGTATTCGACTTAGGGACAATTTTTATTGATACCCCAATTCAAACTTTTAATGTGCAGACTTTAGAAGATTTGCAGAATGGGATAAATAATATACTACCAAAAGATATACTTGGCCAGAAGGGTGACCCTTTCCTCGATCCAGACGGGATTCATTTACTGACTAATTCACCCTGTTATAATACAGCATTGGAAATTGCAGATGTAAATGTCGATATTGATTTGGGTCCGCGCAATGTCTTCTTCGTTTCAGACCGTGGCGCAGATGAAATAAAGCCAGATAGTGCCGACTATACTTACTACGGATTTACATCAGTTGTCTATCCTACTTGGACAGATGGGGCGGGAAATCCAGAGAGATGCACTATTGTATTAGATGCCTTTCCGGATATAGCAGATAACGTAAGAGTGAAAGTATCCTTTAATGGTGGATCCAGCTGGCTAACTTTGGTAGATGCTCTGGAAGGGATAAGTTACGTAGGAAAGACATTTCCGATTCCGGCACCAGATAGAGGTTCCTCATTGCAGTTTCGATTGGAGATAGGTGTATACATAGGGAATGCGACAAAAGGTGATGTCGGGACTAACTTTAATGTTGATACTGAAACCTTTAACGAGGACATAATTCGGGAACAGTTTCCACCTGGCACAGAGTTAGACGTGTTTGATTTGGGCGGTAATCTGATGGCTAAATTGACATCGGGGAGTATTCGGCAATATAAGGTCTTCCTGCCACCCGGAAGTTATACTGTAAGAGCAAAGGGCGGAGGATTCTTCGGCGAGCGTATTCGGCAGATAACACTTGGACATAGCTCTTGGTTCGGGCGATATGCTTTCCGGGTATCCGAAATCTGGAAACAGTTCTACAGGAGCCGAGGCTTGGCAACCTTTAACGGAGTGAATTGGACAACATTCGCTTGTGAGGATACTTTTGATGACCAGACAAGGCGGACACTTCCAGATTCTTATTATGGGAGCAATCTTCTAGTGGTAAGAGAAGGCAAATTATTGAAGTCACATAGTGCTATCGACTATATAATGTTAATGACAGATCCTTCGGTGATACAAGGACTATGATATGAATAAAGTGTGTTCAAAATGTAAGGAAGAAAAGAATGTTATTAATTTTGATGTCAATAACCTCGGTGGTAAATTAAATAGACATTCTATTTGTAAAGAATGCAAAAGTAGATATATAAAACAGTATAGAAAGACACACGATAAAGAATTTAAACGCAGGAATCAAGAGTATAGAATAAAACTAAAGTTAGAAGTATTAACTCATTATTGTAATGGAAAACCTTATTGTCAGTGTATAGGATGTAATATTACTGATATAGAGTTCCTGACTATTGACCACTGTAATGGAGACGGCGCTAAACATCGAAGAGGTATGACTGTGAATTTTTATAATTGGTTAAAAACGACAGGGTATCCAAAAGAGTATAGAGTATTATGCTGGAACTGTAACTGTGTGCGACGGTTTAATAATCAATGTCCACATCAGAGAACCAGATAAAAAGGAGAGTAAGATGAATATTCACGCAAAGATTTTTTCCTTCTCCGCAGTGGAAACTGCGGCTTTGGCTTTATGGCTGTCGATACTTGGTCCGGTTGGATTACTGATAATGGACATTGGATTATCAATCGAACACTGGATGAGCTACAATACTAATCGAGGTAAGAAGCTGTTTAATTTGAAGGATGTGCCATTCGGAAAGATTATCGCCTTTTCAACCAGTGAGACAGCAATCTGGGCCCTTTGGTTACTAGTTTTCCAAGCATACGGATTTATCGCCGGAGCTATATTCCTAACTGCATTACTGATTCCACAGCATAAGATTGAATTGAATGTTGTAGAGAAAAAACCATTCTTCCATCAGCTTTTGTCAGGACGGACTGTGGTGATTTCAGCTATCGAAGGAATTGGCGGGACTCTCTGGGGAGCAGTGGCACAGCAAGCTGGAACGATAGCAGAGAAGGTTGCGGCCGTATTAGTGTTATTGATAGTGATGCAGGTTGAACATGAAGAGCAGGCAGAGGAGATTCGGACGTAGTATGGCACTATTTCCTCAACTTCCTATCTGGACAAAGACAGAAGAGCACTTCTATGAGAAGATTGCTAGATCCGGACTATCAATAGCATTTGCTATAGAACAAGCACAGATGAATGGATATCCTAAACGCTCTGATGAAGAGGTAGAGCGTCATTTTATATATAGACGACTTCCGTGGAAGTTGATTGCCAATACTTCGTATATGCCATATAAAGATGAAGAAGTCGAAGTGATGGATGACGCACCCAGTCTGGAACAAGGAGTAGATTTGACTGGCGGAGTTACAAGAGAGAGTAGGGAAAACTTCGACGGGAATATGGGTAGTAGTATTAATATGGGTAATGACCCGAGTATGGGAGAAGAACCTAACTTCGGAAATAAGAGGCGCAAGAAATGACTTGGACAGACGAAGCCCGTAGAGCATCCGCTTTAGCACGTAGAGGTATAAAGCTAAATCCAAAGACCCCAAAACAAAATAAAGGTTTATTCCAACGAAAGCCATTTATTAATCCTCCGGGTCAGAAAAGGAAAACTTGGAAGCAGAGAAATACAGATGTTCTGAGAACTATGAAAACAAGCACTGTTAGGGGAGAAGTAAAAAGATTAAAATCAAAATATCCAAAACCCAGTAAATATGTTAAAAGAAATATTAAAAGATGGGAAAGAATTCTGAGGATAAAAGAATCAATAGGAGCTAAATAATGACTTGTATTAAATGTAAAAGAGAAGGAGCGGTGCGACTATCCCAATCATAATTCAACGTGTAGACCGTTCATTTAAAAAGGTTAAGTTAGATACGGAATTTATAGCACAGCCGGATACTCTGCAGACAGTTACGACTAATGGGAACTTCACTGATGAGAGCATTTTCGTCGAGGATTTGTATCTAAACCAGAATGGGCCGGATGCAACATCTAATATATTCTTTTGGGACGGATCCGCCCAAGCCGGACAATATTTGCGTTGGCTGGACGCCGCATCACGATTTGAATTTAGCACTAAACTTCGGGCGCTCGGTGAACTTGAAACCAATGCAAACTTAGCACTTAACATCGATGCAGGAGATGCAGATTCTGTAATTACTTTCTATAAACCTACATCCGGAACGCAGACACTTCGATGGGATAAGACCAATTTTTACTTCAAATTCGACGCAAAACTTTTTATTGATGGGGATTTGGAAGTTACAGGTGATTTGACCGTAGGTGGAAGCGGACTAACTCTACAGGCAGTAACGGATGCAGGAAATGAGACAAATCACGATGTCAAGATAGAAAACTTATATATTAATTTTAACGGTGGAATATTTAATATTTCAGATGTCGGATATAAGTCTAACGATACAACTCCACCATCAGGTGGTCCTACTTCTTGGGGATATACTGGAATGCACGATGGGGATTTAACTACTCAAGTTATTGCCGCCGGGGCTGATAAAGATTCCGTATATATTGATTTAGGTGCCGCACAACTTGTTGATAAACTTCGGCATTATGATAACCGATCGGAAGATGGGATATATGGCGGCGGTGGATTTGACCACTACGCAGTTTACTATAGTGCAGACGGAACTACTTGGACATTACTAGAGGATTTTAATCCAGTAACCAGAACAGCAGGAACTGGATACCACTATGTCGAAGTTACACTATCTACACCTACGAGTGCAAGATACTGGAAACTGCATTGTCCAGAAAACGCTTTAGCTGGCGGAGTAGGCACACAGTTAAATCATACTGAAGTTAGGGCATTAGGATCCGGAGGATCTGATTCTGATTCATATATTTACTTTTGGGAAGGTGATTCCCAAACTGGAGCTTATTTGCAATGGGATAATACTAATACTAGATTTAAGATGAGTCATGGGTTGTATGTTACTGGTCAATTAAGAGTAAATACTGATGCATATTTGAATGCGTTGCAAGCTAATGCAGATGTCGTTCTTAATTTTGGCAACGGTGACGGCGGTAATTCATCTTTGTATTTACAGAATTCAGACCATACCTTTCATATGTCTAAATCATTATTTGTTAGTGGGTCCCAACTTGAACTAAGCGGTGCAGGATTCGCCGTAAATACTGACCATTCAAACGTTGATGTGAATCTTTCTTTGGGTGTATTCCCTTCGGGATTCGCAACATTAAGGTGGGATACAGCCCTCTCAGCATTTAGAATTTTGAGCGGCTCAAATTTATATTTTGACGGCGGACTATTTCAATTGAATCATGGTGCAGGCGCAGGCGATGTAACTATACAGTTTCAGAAAACATCAGGTAGTCAGAATTTTAAATATAGCCAAGCAAATTCACGTTTTGAAATGGATGCTAATTTTGCTACTGTAGGAGACATAGTCCTGAATTCAGACTCCGGGAACGTGGATGTAGTACTGACATTTACTAAATCATCCGGTTCGGAAACTTTGAAATGGGTAGCGGCCAGTACTTACTTCAAATTCTCTAACAAGCTTTACGTGGCAGGAGATATACTATCAGACGGGAACCTTGAACTAAACGAAGATTTGACTGATGCGAACGTTCTGATTACTTTCTGGAAAGTCGCCCAGACAGCAGTTAACACAGGTGCATTCGCTCCTACTGCTACAGATACAGGCACCTGGACAAATGGTGCGAATGTCAAAGTCTCTGATGATGCTTGGGCGACATCTGCCGGCTTTAATCAGATAATGACATCCTCTATTTATAATCTTCCAGCGATTCCATTTGGTTCTGTTATCGTTGGAATAGAAGTTATATTAGAAGGACAAGCATATGGAACTACAGATGCGGGTGTGGCTAATGTTGGTGTTGAACTTTCTTGGGATGGTGGAACGTCTTTTTCTACTGGTATTAATAATGCATTCACGAATACAACTCCGGCAACAACGGCACCAACTGGAGCTAATGATTCAAATTTGACTTACGGCGGACCTACAACTTTATTCGCCGGACATACTTGGGTTTATTCCGATTTTACCAATACTAATCTTTTTGTTAGATTTAGAAATAACGGAAATTCAGCCGCTACAACGTCCGCCGTTGATTATGTAACTATAAAAGTATACTACAAACCGCCAGCGTCCCAGGTTTTGATGTGGGATAAGACAAACCTGTGGTTTAATATGGATAGCGCCTTGCAAATCCAAGGATCCTTTCAGGTACCATTCTATACTCGAACACAAGCAGACTATTCGACATATACACTGAATGCGACCGACTTTACAGTTTATGCGGATACGACCGCCGGGAGTATGACCGTTACTTTACCAACCGCAATCGGAATTGCCGGACGAATTTATGTAATAAAGAAAAAGGTAGCGGCAAATACCTTGACTATAAATACGACTTCATCCCAAACAATTGATGGAGCTACTTCCTGGGCGGATACTGACCAGTATGCAACTTTAATGGTGCAGAGTGATGGGGCGAACTGGATTAAATTGTCATCGATTGGAACCTGGCTCTAAACTGCAGAGTGATAATCCTTTGGGTATAAACAGATAACAAAAGGAGAGATAAAATGGAAAAATCAGAAGCTATAAAGGTTGTAACACCAGGAACGACTCCAATGGTGCCGGGTCCGGGTAGTGCAAGAGCTGTTATGGAAACAGAGAAGGGGCCGAGTGTTAAACCAGCATCGACTAAACGCTCCGTTACGCTTATTATTAATGGAAACGAACTTGCCATGCACGTAGAGAGTATAGGGTCGATGTTCGAAGTCTATGGTGTGTTAGTCAAAGCACTACAGGCCGTAGAACAGGAGATTAACGGCGGCAACAGTACTAAAAAGGGATAACTATAATGGCAGATAACTTCAATCTGGAAAAAGGCGGAGTAAAGGATGATAAGGAAAAACTTCGCTTCGATTTGATTCCAGTAAGGCCGCTGTTAGAAGAAGCTTGGGTATTCACGACGGGTTGCCGTAAGTATGACGACAGGAATTGGGAGAAAGGAATGCGGTGGGGCCGAGTTTTTTCTGCTCTTATGCGCCATAGCTGGAAATGGTTTTGGGGCGAGAAGTTTGATAGAGAATGTCAAAACCCGAATTGTAAAGAGTTGCTCCCTAAAGCGGCGGCGCAGGATGCATACTTTCCTTGTCAACACTGTGGTAGCGTGATTCGTCGATTTCATCATTTGGCCGCAGTGGCTTGGTGCGCACACGTGTTAATGGAGTATGAATTGACTCGGACGGAGTTTGATGATAGACCAAAATCAGAGGGTGACTTGGAATGGTAGAGTTGAATAAAATTTACTGTGGTGATTCGGCAGAAGTAATGAAAGCAATACCAGACCGGTCAGTTGATATAGTGATAACAAGCTGTCCATATAACTTCGGTCGCCCGTACGCGGACACGCATGACGGGTATAATTGGCCGGAGTATTATGCACTGATGGGAGCAGTCTGGGCGCAATGTATGCGGGTATTAGTAAAGGGTGGACGTCTCTGTATCAACATCCAACCACGACTTCAGCATAAAGAACCGATACACAGGAAATTTACCACTCAGTTACTGGGTATGGGAATGCTCTGGTTAGATGAAATTATATGGAATAAAAATAACTCCGCTCTATTTATGTTAAATGGTAAACCACATCCAGCAGAGCCTATGCTTCGATACACTTGGGAGTATATCGATATCTATTGCAAAGAAGCGTATAATAAACCAAGCCGCCGTAAGTTCGGCGACTTGGGTGCAGGGAGTGCAGGAGTAGATATTACTGAAGAAGAGTTTAAGAAATGGGCAGGAGCTATATGGACGATGGCACCAGAGAATCAGATGTCAACTAAATTTGACCATCCGGCAATGTTTTCTAAAGAACTGCCTAAGCGACTGATGAAGATGTATTCATATGTCGGCGATGTAGTTTTGGATCCTTTTAATGGGTGTGGAACTACGACTCTGGTAGCTAAACGTTTAAAGCGTAGATATATTGGGATTGATATATCAGAGCAGTATTGTCAAACAGCAAATGAACGTATGGAATCTGACGAAGGAATAGATATCGTTTGCGAACTAGTGAAAGAGGATGAGGTGTAAGATGACTGAAGACAGGAAATTTGAACTGGTAATTATTCTCTGGGAAGATGCACACGAGGATTCGGATTGGATTGAGTATAATGATATACAAAGACTGGTAGGAACACCAACTATATGCAGACGAGTTGGGTGGCTTCTATTTGATGACGATGATGCAGTTATAGTTGCATCTGAAAGAGATGAGAATAATAAGTTTTGCGATATAGTACGTATTCCACGCGGTATGATTAGAGGAAGGAAATTACTGAAAGCTGAAGCTATATGGTTACCCGGTCAGGACAAATTAAAATTAGAAAATTGAATCTGTGCGCTAAGCGCAGAGATGTGAATGGCGTTATTGCAATGTCATATCCTCTTGTAGAATATTGGCTACGGTTAAAAAAAATAACCTGTAGAGAAGATATTGAAGATATTCAACAGGATGTAGCAATGGAGATATGGAAACGTTTTACAGTAGGGACTGAAATTATTCAAGACCCATTCAGCTTGGAATTAGAGGCAATGACACAGGTGAAGACTTTACTACATCTTCATCTATTCAATAACGGACAAGTTTATGTGGAGGGATTATGCAATTGAAATTACCAAGTTTTTTCCAAGGACTAAAATTCACAGTAGGAATGGGGATCGCGGTTATCATCGCCATTTTTGTTCTACGGCTGGAATGCGAGAACCAACGACTGCGGAAACAAGTAGAGAGAGGGGACACCACACAGGTAGGCATAGTGATTCAGCCACCAGCAGTGAATAATGAGAATGCTGATTCTACTAAGACCAAGACTAAGATTGTAAAGAAGAAAAAGACACTCCCTGATTCTACGCAGGTACTGGAGATTCATCATTATCCGTATGCAGTGACATACATTCACCAACCATTATTTGACTTGGAATTGCGCATCAATACAATGCCAGTAGATTCTACACGGGACTCCATAGATGTGAAATTTGACATTAAGTATGCACGGTGGAAGTTGATATTGAGATTCAGTGACCGATATAACTTCAAAAATGGTTTTAGGATAGAGACAGACCCGGCCGGAATTATAGGACAACCGGTAGTGGATTGGGGCAACTATACAGCAACTAAAAAGCCGAGGTCATTTGGTTTAGCCGCTGGGGGCGGAGTTTTCTTTCATAAACCGGTAGTCGCTGGCGGATTGCAAATCAAGAAGTATACTTTTATCTATGTTCAAGGAGATAAATCTAGGGGGTTTTTGATTCTTCGGAGTTTTTAAATGAAATTAGAGGTGAACAAATGATGATGTTGATTAAAAAGATTATAGAAGAGGAAAATAATGCCTAATTACAGTTATGTATGCAGTCGACATGGTATTTTTGATTTGTTGCGTCCGATGAAGGAATGCAGTCAAAAAGGTGAATGCCCAGAATGTAAGGACTTATGTGAAAAAGTTATTGTAGCACCCAATGTAAACATTCCGCTTCAACACCAATCATCCCCTAAAACTAAAGGGAAATCAATGGACTGGATTCAGAAAAATTACGCCGGTAGTGCGGCCGACCCTAACTATGGCAAGAAGAAGGGATGAGTTTATCTAAACCGTTACTAAGAATTGCCGAGGAACAAGGACTAAAAGAGACTCCAAAAGCGATTAGAGAGTTTCTGATGAAACTAAAGAATCAGGGGTATAACTGGTCAGAGATAGCCGTGATTTGCGGAGTATCGACTAAAAGTTTATCAGTATGGCGGAAGATGTTAAAATGACGAAAACAAAAAGACTATTGACAGAAGAGCATACAAAGTATGCACTGAAAAGGGGCTGGGCAGAGAGTGAGCTAAAAGCCATTGGTGTTTATTCCGGAACGGGTCCGATTATTGGTAAAATATGCTTTCCTCTGACTACATTTACTGGCGCAGAGATTGGAGTAGTGGCCCGAAATATAGAAGGTAAAAAGGAGTATGTCTTTCGTTTCTGGGAGCAGTTTTGGTCCTACTTTGTCTGGAAACCTAAAGATAACGATAAAACAATAGTTCTCTGTGAAGGGCCTTTTGACTTGGGATGGATACTATCAAATGGATTTAATGGGGCCGCATACTTAGGGTCCGGACTGAATCAGGCGCAGGCTAAAGTGATAGCCAGATTTTATGATAATGTAATTTTCATTCCTGATAATGATGCGGCCGGACTGAATGGATTTAAGCGGTCAGAGATTATGTTGGAGAGAATGGGTGTGAATGTCTTCTCCCTGCGCACGATAGGATGTAAAGATGTCTCTGAGCTTTGTGAGACTTACCCTAAAGAGGCAGGCACATTTTTTGCAATACTAAGAGATAGAATGCTGAAGATTAAAACTGCAGATTTATCAATTGAATTTTCAGGAATGGATTAATGAGTAGTGAGAATCTAAGAAATAAATGGCGTCCGCAAACCTTTGAAGAGGTTGTAGGACAAATAGAAGTTGTGAAAACACTTAAAGCTCACGTTGCTAAGAACCAAGTATTGAATACTCACTATCTAATTGTCGGACCGTACGGAACCGGTAAAACTACAATAGGTAAAATCCTTGCAAAAGCCATGATGTGTCCAGATAGACCTGAAGGTGGAACAGACGGGTGCGGAAAATGCGAAACGTGCAGAGGGGTATCCGAAGGTTTCGCTACGGACTACGAGGAATTAAACGCCGGCGCTTTCGAAGATGTAGCAATTGTTAAGAGGAAAATAAAAGACGCACAGTTTTTCCCAATGGGTAACGCCAAGTGTAAGGTCTGGATTATAGATGAATGTCATAAATTAACTAAAGGTATGGCCGAGGCATTACTCCAACTTTTAGAAATGGAGAATCTTCCAACACGATTTATTTTCCTGACTACTGAACAACATAAGATACTAGATACAATTAAGAGTCGATTGGATTATTTTGAATTAAGCCTGATAGACCAGTATGAAGTCAAACGTCAATTAATTAAAATTTGTCAGTCAGAGAATTTCCAGTATGAAGATAAAGCTCTCGATTTGATTGTCACTCGGTCGCGCGGGCATATGCGGAATGCCGTAGGTGCCCTTAATACATATGCGGGTAACCTAACATATAAAGAACTGCTTGATAAGATGGGCGACTCTGACGATGTATATGTTGAGCACTTTCTCAAAGCAATTAAAATGGGGGTTCCAGCCGTGCAAGAGCTAGTTATTAAGTTTAACTCAGAAGCTCGGAAGGATAGAAGTGAAAATGAGGCAGTTATCAAGTTGGAAAAAAAGCAAGGCGAATATATTACAGAGAAACTTAGAACAGATAGACAATTCATACTACTCGCTGAAGCTGTAATGAACTATGTGGGATTAGCAATTCTGAATGTACCGGGTAAAAATAATTGCGGATTCGGGACTGAACAGCTCCTAACTATCTTCAAGACATTTGATAATTTGAGAACAGAGTTTAATACTGGTGGCGGTCAATGGGTAAGACTGTTAGGCGCGCTTATGGAATTAGCACGCGCGTACGAGCGCAAGACACTCGGGAGCGAGAGCTTCTATGTCTCCGCCAAACAGAGAGACCAAGCATTACAGACAGGTAAGATAAAAGATGAGAAGTCAGAATTAACTGTCCTATATGCTGGTGCTAAAAAGAAAGTGACTGAATGAGAATAAATACAAAACAAACGGAGGATTGATATATGGCTACATCATTTTATGGCAAAGGTAGAAATGCTTTTGCGTTCGGGGATATTGTTTGGAAAGCTTCGGGTGGGTCTACAATTAAGATGACATTGATTGATACCGCTGATTATGTAATTGGTGCCAATATTGATGTTCATCAATATATGAATTTAGATACTGTCGTAGCGGCGGCTAAAATTGCTACAGCAACATTGACTTTGATTGATGGCGCACTCGGTGTATTAGATGCCGCAGACGGGGCATTCGCATCCGTTTCTGGAGATTCTGTAGAAGCAATTATTATTTGGAAAGATGGGGGTGGTGGTGGAACATCACAAAGCGGAACTACTGATTTATTGTTAATGTATATTGACAATTCGAACGGATTGCCTATTACGCCAAACGGACTCGATATTAATTATGCGTTTGATAATGGCGCAAATAAACTAGCCAAGTTATAATTTGGTTCAAATTTCACCACATTAGCCAGCCAAGTGCTGGCTTTTGGTGTTTAGAGGAAGGTAAATGGCCGCTCCTACATTACAAGCTGCAGGTGCTACAATTGCTAATACAACTGGGACTTTAACAGTTGTTCTTCCTGCACATCAGACAGATGATATTCTGATTCTGTGTCTCTCTATATGGGCACCAAATTCAACTTTACCTATCGCTGACATTCCAACACCAACGGGTTGGACTCTAATTGAAACTTTAACCAATGGACTAGAATCTGGTTGGATAGCTGTCTTTTGGATAAGGGCAACTGTCGCCGGAGTTACGAATCCGATTTGTTTGAGAGGTGCGCTTTGGGATACTGGAACGGATACCAATTTTGGGGGCAGAGCTTATGTGATTCGTGGCTGTATTGTAAGTGGGGATCCTTGGGATGCAGAAATATTTGTGGGACCTTACACATCCGCTAATCAACCTTTTGCCGCAATAACTGTTTCAGGTTCTGAAAGATTAGTTATCCATTTTGGACTGATAACCGATAATTTATCTTTCTCTATGGCTTCCTCAGGTTGGACTACGGGAACGGAAGACAATGACCCAGCCGGAACCGATTGTTCTTTTCAGACTGCACGGAAAGATAATGTTTCTTCAAGCACTTCTGCTGATACAGCCACTGTAACGGCTCCTGGGCAAGGATTTTATGGATTCTTAGGTGCTTCTTTTAAACCACCGCCAGTTGTCCAAAATATTACTAATATTGGTGCCATCGCCTCTGGCGAAGCAATAGGAACCTTATCTTTAACTCAAGAACAAATAATTACCGCTATTGGTAATATAGCGTCTGCTGAAGCAATTGGCATTGTAACTTTAACACAGATTCAATTAATTACGTCTATTGGCGGTATAGCGTCCGCAGAAGCTCCCGGAACTTTATCACTAAATTTGAATTTAAGTACCATTGGTGGAATAGCTTCTGCAGAAGCCTTCGGCACTTTAGCCCTACAACTTAACTTATCCTCAATTGGTGGAATTCCTACAGGAGAATCCTTTGGTTCCGCCCAGTTAACTCCTGTTCAATTATTATCCTCAATTGGTGGAATCGCCTCTGGCGAAGCCATCGGAACAGCGTTACTTACTCTTAATTTATCTGGAATCGGCGGCATCTTTTCAGAGGAAGGATTTGGAGTACTAACTTTAACTCCTGTTCAATTATTAAGCTTAATCGGCGGAATCACCACAGGAGAAGCCGTTGGCACTGCCCAGTTAACTCTTAATTTATCTGGAATCGGTGGAATAGATTCCAGTGAAGCCGCAGGGATATTATCCCTTAAACTAAACATATCGATTATCGGAGGAATTAATTCTCAAGAAGATATAGGAATATTGTCCTTGACTGGAGAAGGGCAAGGATTAACCAATATTGGCGGTATAGCGTCTGGAGAGGCTATTGGAGTACTAACTTTAACTCCTGTTCAATTATTAAGCTTAATCGGCGGAATCGCTTCTGATGAATCTGTCGGGACTATTAGTCTTCGACTTGATTTAAATAGCATCGGCGGCATCCCTTCCGGGGAGGTTATCGGCCAATTAAACCTTATTCCTATTCAACTGGTTACTAATATCGGAGGTATCGAATCGGCAGAGATTGTTGGTATTATATCATTAGGGGAGGGAACTGATATCACTAATATTGGTGGTATAAGTGGAGAGGAGTTAATTGGTACTATGACTATAAAATTTAATGTTACTAATGCCGATAGATTGAGGATTAGAAGAATGTGTATGAAAAGGGCTAGGGTTCCGATACCTACTGGGGGGGGGGAATAAATAAATGAGAATAGTTAAACAAAATCAAATAGCTTGGGTAGCTGTAGTTTTATGGAATGAATTTGATGGTATTTCCCCGATAGAAGGTAAGACGTATACTAATTTTACAGTTAAGTATGCGAAAGAAGGAGCAACATCTTTAACTACTAAAGTTTTAGCCGACACAGATTTTCGTGAAATTGGACGGGGTATTTATGAGATTAGATTTACTGCAGTGGAGTTAAATACTTTAGGAATAATAAAAATATCTGTAGATGTATCTGGCGCAGTAACTTATCATACTTTTTTAGATGTATCTAGAGTTCCATTTACTGATATGGTGAGCAAAGTTACAGATTGGGATCCAGAGGTATCAGCCGAATCAGACCATAGGTCTTTAACGATGACCATTCAACTGAATGGCGTTTTCTATAATTTGGTAGATAAGGCAGTCGTGTATGATAAGTCACTCCTGACTAAAACTTACTTTAAACAGAACGAGAAGAAAGTATCATTTGTAGCGACGATTTCAGGACTGGATTATGACGCTACTGGCAGTACTGTTTTATTTACAATGAGGCGACAAAGTGACCCACTTAAAGCGAAGACACCTAAGATTGATTCAGCCGCAGGGGAATTAATAAGTTCGACAGACTTGGGTAACGGACTATGGGAGATAGTCCTAAAATATACCTTTGATAATACAGACCTGTCAGAACTGGGAGCTTTCTGGGGTGAGTTTGAAGTAGATACCAACTCCGGAACATCGGAGATAATTAACTTCTTCCCTGACGAGGTCGAGGGCTTCCCGATTAACGTAATTTCATCTATCTAAATAAAGGAGAGAGAATGTTTACAATTTACCTAGCTCATCCGATGACAGGGCTAACTACAGAGGAAGTTACTGATTACTATTCAGAGATTAAACGTATACTTGCAGATATGGGATATTGCGTTTTACATCCTATGGTAGCTAAGGGAGTAGATTTAAATGGTGTTATTCGACCAACAGGAGAAGTGAGCTCTGTGTGTAATAAGCACGCTGTAATTGAACGGGATAGCTGGATGGTTAATCAAGCCGATGTTGTGTATCTGGACCTGTCCGGTTCATCACAGATATCAATTGGGTGTATGATGGAGTTAGCTTGGTCTTACATACTTAAGAAACATACTATTGTTGTGATGCCAAAAGGTAATATTCACGAGCACTACTTTTCTTTGGAGGCATCAGATATAATCTTCGAAACGAATACTGAAGCGATAAACTATTTGAAGAAATTAGCGATGCAGGAGATATAAATGACTTGGACAGACGAAGCCCGTAGAGCATCCGCTTTAGCACGTAGAGGTAAGAAAGTAGTCATTCCTAAACAACCTACTCATAAACAAATGGTAGGTCAACTTTTAAAGTGGAAACCGGAAAATTTATTTACAGCCCACTATCGGGCAATTGTGCATAAGATGGGGGGTCCCCCATGGAACCCAGCACAACTAAAAGCAATCAAAACCGCGTTTAATAAACGTTGGCCGGAATATCATAAAAAATGGCCGAGGATGTATCCGAAATGAAAAAAGTAAGAGACGAGATACTTAAACTGGTTCTATCTGAAATAGAACCAAAGGGTAAGTCCCCAGTAGCACTATCGCCGCATTTCGCAGAGATTATCGCCCGGGTGCTCTGTGGATTCTCTTGGAAAGAGATTGCGACTTGGCTAAAGGAATCATATCAGGAAGAGATAAAATGGGAAGATATTCGTCTTTACTATGATAGATTCCTACGGGATGATTATAGAGACTTACGAAATAATGAAAGAGACCTTGTATTAGATACCTTGCAGGAGATGAATAATCGTTATCACGAGATTCGGAAGTTGAATAAGGATTGTGCCACTGACTTAGTAGCGGCAAAGATTTCATGGAGTAAAGAACTACAGGAAGGACTAAAGCTGGAGATGATGTTTCTTAAGAACATACGGGAGATACAGAAAGAAATGGGAATGTTAAAACAACCCGAAGTTGAGGCACCAACCCCAGAACAAGCATTAGGTTTTCCTATGGAAGACCAAACTTTAAACCAGATCGAGAAAATACTCATGGACACAATTAAACAGGAGATGAAATCTGGGACAATTGAGGAAAGGTAAGTGCCCATTGCGATTACAGACGCGCAGATTAAAAAAGCTACAATATTTGTTGCAAAGAGAAACTATCTACTATTCTTTAAATTCGTGCTTGGCGCGGATATGGAGGAGTTTCACCTTGAGTGGTTAGGATGGCTTCAGAATCGATATGTAAATATCCTCGCACCACGTGACCACGGAAAGAGTCACTTTTTCACCGTTGGATATGCCATCTGGAACGCATACTACAAACGTCATAAATCAATTTACATTTTCTCTGCATCCGAACGCCAGGCTGGAAAAATGCTTGCACGTATTAAAGATGAGATTGAAGAACGGCCCGACTTGTTATGGTTAAAACCACTTAAACTGGAACAGTGGAATAGACTAAGTATTAAGCTCTCAAATGGTGTTGAGATTCATGCCCAAGCAATCAACTCGCGCACACGCGGCCCGCGCGCGGGACTTATTATTTTGGACGATATTCTGGACGAGAAGAATTGCGCTACTAAAGATATGCGTGAGACAATGGATAACGTAGTGTTAGAGAAAATTTTACCTATGTTGAATAAGGACTTTAAGGACCGCCAGTTTATCGTAGTTGGAACTCCACAGCACTACAAAGATACACATCATACGCTCCTGGCTAATCCACTGTTTAAAGGGAAGAAGTATAAAGCCATTATCGACGAGAATAACAAAATAGTATTGTCACCACGACGTAGACCATACGAACGTCTTATGGAAGAAAAAGCGGCGATGGGATCCGTACTTCGATTTACTAAAGAATATCAGTGTGAACCTGTAGACGAATCAAGTACCATATTCCAGATGAAACTATTGGGGATGGCAAAGGATATAAATTCCATAGCACCATTATCATACAACGGGACCGGTATCTGGAGAACATTTATGGGTGTAGACTTTAGCGTGCCAAATGTAACGAAGAACTGGACAGTCATCTGCGTGATTGGCGTTGACAACGTCGGGCGAATAACGCTTTTAAATCTGCACTGGTCCCGAGGACACAACTTCACAGCTCAAATGGCTATTGTAGAAGATGCCTGCACACGGTTTAACGTGTCATTGGGATTCCTTGAGGCAAATGCTTTTCAGGGTATTTATGCGGATACTATAAATGATAATACTGCACTGCCACTCAGAAAGTATGTGACTACAGGAAAAAATAAAAATGACCAGACTTGGGGACTACTCGGACTTGAAAATATGTTTATTACTCGCAAGATACTATTGCCGTATCATCCCGACGATGCACGAGGTAAGGCAATGACGGATAGACTATGCCTTGAATTGAATCAACTACGGCTGGTAGATGGCAAAGTTAAGTCGGCGGGAGAGCATGATGATTGTGTTATGGCTTTCTGGCTTGCATTGTGTGCGGCGAGATCCGGTATCATAACAGCAGGAGCATCATCTATGCAGACTAATCCTTTCTTTAGAAGAGGGATGGAGCCAGGTAGTGGTAGAGGTCAGATAGGAAATATAGAGGGAAATCGAGGATGGAAAAAGTCTTAAATATTCGGACAGTCCTAACTGGTTTCTGTATGAAGAGATGGAGATATAAGCACAGGAGACTAAATGCCAGTAGATAAACCTAAAAGTGAAGTTGGAACATCAGTAGTTCCAGAATTACCAGCAATAAAAAAAGAGTATATTTCCGCTACTTTTGATACCGATATTCGACGGACAAAATTAAAACTACTTCGGAGATATATAGATTCGACCAATAAACCACCTTTTCCGGGATTGGATAAAGAAGACTCGGATGGTGTAAAACGTCGAGTAGCTGAAGGTATTGCAAGAGGAATTATAATCGAAAGAGTAGGTCTCCTCCTTGGAAGAGCTAAATTCGCCGGAGCAAAAGCTATTGAGATGACTAACGATTCGGTAGAAAAATTAGTCAAAGACGTATGGGAGAAGAATAAATTATCTAATCAGATGAGACTGTTTCATCGTGCCGTTCTTTGGGCAGGTTGTTGTGGCTGGAAATTTGTTGTTGATCCAACTCAAGAGCTGAAGTATAGATTCAATTTAATTCCCCCAGAGCAGATATTTCCAAGATTTAAGAATAAGGATGACCAGACCGCGTATAATATATCATACTGGGATATTATGTATAAACGGATAGACGGTTCATACTACTTGGAGCGAATTGGACCGGATTATTCAGTTGTGTATGAAGGTATACTTATGGATGATAAAGCCGTCCAAGATAACGCTGTAGCTACTCTGGGGATTACAAATCCTATTGAATTTGTTCCGGTTATCGTATTTGCACATCAGTTAGGGATATTTCCTTTTGTCTTTATGGCAAGAGACGCAGATACAAGTATTTTTGGCGAATCATTGATAGAAGGAATCATTGACCGTATTGACCGAGTGAATGAGATATTAGTCAATTCACTTTGGGCGATGAGAAATATGGCCGACCCCATTATGGTTATTCGAGGGGCTAAAAAAGAACATCTCTTTAAAGATTCAGATGCCATATGGTTCTTGCCTAATAAAGACGGCTCCGTCCAAATATTAACTTGGGAAGGTGTAACCGATGCAACGTATAAAATGATTGAATATTTAGTTAAGCGAATGCATAAAGAATGCGCCGTGCCTTTGATACTTAATTCTTTTGACCAAAATATTCCAGATCTATCTTCAAGAGCTCTTGAGATTATATATACAGATGCTGTGAATGCTATCGAAGGAGAGCGTGATGACTATGAGACGATGTTCAAACAGATATTTAATCTGATTGTAAAGGCCGCACAAGTTACTAAAGAAGAAAACATTCCCACAGATGAGAAAGCGGCAGAACTTAAAGAAATTAGATGGGGTAGTATCCTTCCTGTAGGAGCGGACAATATTGTAACTCTTACAATTCAAAAGTATAGTTCCGGTCTGATTGACCAACAAACCGCACTGGCTGAAATGGGATACCAGGAAGAAAAGATTAAGGAAATTATGCAACTAACCGCCGCTCAAGCCGCCTCACAGAACGCTCCGGGAATGGATGGTGGCGGTGGCGAGACTATGACTTGGGCTGAACTGGCCCCGGAAGACCAGCAAGCATTAACAGATGCCGGAATTGACCAGACACAATGGGAAACACTTACATTAGACCAACAGAAAGGTATACTCGGTTAAATGGCCGAACCATTAGTTCCTGAGACCACCAAAGAATTACCCGTAGCAGAGACTGAAAAAGTCGAAATGCTCCGGAAGAATGTAACAGACTTCGTCGATTTAGACACGGAACTGGAAAATAAACTACAAGCTAAATTGGCTGTAGCCCTAAATAAGGCACTGGCCGCTCTACGCAAGGAATTAAAGAAGATACTCGAATCACCCGAAGGTCACGATTATAACTCAAAGAAATCTAAACTGATGATTGAAAAGGCGGTAGCACAGTTCAATGAGGAATGGGTGATAGAAGCTAATAAAATATTGGGTCCGGAAATTGAGGCTTCCGTTTCACGCGGTATACTCCAGAGCAAGGATATGATCGCGGTTGTTGAGGGAGATAAGAGTCAACTAAGAAAATATACGAAGAGCGAGGCTAAATGAGTAAGAGAGATTGGACAGCGGAAGAAGAAGCTTTTTATAGGAAACACGCACGTAAGAATTGCTTATTGAGAGATACTATTGACGAGGCAGTATCCACCAAGTTACCAAGACGCACCCCTAAACAAGTAAAAAGTCATTTTGAGAATACTGGTGAGTCGTGGACTGGAATGGGTGGGGCATCCGCACGGACCGCACTTAAAAGTATTCCAGATAAAAAACCAATATCGACATCTGAAAAAGTTGTATATGATAAGCAGATTCAAACTCTAAAGTCACAGAATGCTGAAGTACTGTCTAAGTATAAATCAGTGCTTCAACAAGTTGGACGGAAAGAATATATATCAGCATTGATTAGCGAAGCCTGCACCAGATTGTCCAATGATACTCTGGAGATAGGAAAATTCAACCCGCCGAAGAGAGATAATAAAGGAGTCATAGACGAGACAATGGTGATGATTCTCAGTGACTTGCACGCGGGTGAAGCGGTGAGTGAAACGGATACTATGGGATTTGGAAAGTATGATGAAATCCTTTTCCAACGACGAATGGAGTATTATGTTGATATTGTAAAATTATATGCAAGAGACTTACTGAGTAATTATCGATATCGAAAGCTACATATTTTCTGTCTGGGTGATATGATTACTGGACTGATTCACGAGGAGCTGATGCAGTATCAGACATTGTCTCTTGTTGAATCGGTTATCCTATGTGTCAAAGTAATGGAGAGAGTCATTCTGGATTTACTTAATACCTTCGAGACAATTGAATTGGACTGCGTAGTTGGCAATCACGGTAGATTAAAACAACAGTATGTGCATAAAAAACGGGCGATAGATAACTTTGATTTCATCTGCTATAAGATGCTCGAGGCTTCCTTCGCAAGTGAGAAGCGGGTGAAGTTTGTGATAGCTGATGCACCGCATTTGATTGTAGATGTTGAGGGCTGGAAATGGTTCCTAACTCACGGAGATAATATTAAATGCTTTAATGGAATTCCGTACTATGGCGTGATGCGGGAGATTAAGAAATGGGGAGATTTAATGGCTGCCCAGAATTGTGCATTTGACTATGTCTGCCTAGGACACTTTCATACAGCGTATACTTTTTCACGGGCGAATAACGGTAAAGTATTCGGGAATGGTTCCTTGATTGGGCCGACCGAGTATTCATTAGACGGTTCATTCGATCCGGCTTGTGCATCCCAATGGCTACTGGGCGTGCATAAAGAGATAGGTGTAACACTGCAGATTGACGTATATCTACAAGACCCAAAAATAAAAGAAGACTATAGATATAACTTTACTGTAAAAAAGAATAACCAGAAGGCCTGATATGGCTGATTTATCCCGGATTAAACTAAGCAAACGTCTAAGAGGAAAACTAGACTTTTATAGAAAGGCTGGAACACTTAAAGCGGCTGGTTTTAGTGGTCGAGAGATGCAACGGATTACTAACTTCCTACGAGAGACCTCATCTAATAAAATCACAGCAGTAACGGATTTAGTACGGTCCCAGATACAACGCACGCTTGCAGATGCGCACGCTAATCAACTACCATTTATTTCGGTAGTGAACAGACTTGTAGCTGAGACTGACTTAAATAGAGGGATATACTCCACTGTGAGAAAGAGGGCCGCGGTGATAGCAACTAATGAGTTACATCGCGCGCGTACGGCCGCTATGTTCGCGCACGCGGTAGACCAAGGATATACTTATTTTGTCTGGATTTCGGTGCTTATGCAGTCTACTTGCCCTATCTGCCAGCGAAGGCACGGACGTAATAAGACTTGGGAATCTTGGTTAAAGATTGGGATTCCACCTGCACCACATGTAAATTGTAAATGCACATTGGTGCCCGGACGGGGTATACCTATTCCGCGAGAGCCCATTCAAAGGACAGTGGTTAGAAGATTAGGTATTATGACTCGAATGCTAAGACAAGCACCGAATGTTTAGACTATATCTCTATAACAATAGATTGATTGAGGAGGTTCGATATGGCGAAAGCTAAAAGGTTAGCAGTAAGAAGGAAAGCCCGTAAAGCATATGAACGGGCAGTAAAGAAAAGTAAACCAGGTGGCGGTGCCAGATTCCGCACATTAGAGGCCTCTGCCGCTAAAGGTGGAGCTAGCAATCCAGCCGCTGTAGCTGCCACCGCAGGACGTATGAAATACGGTCGTGAAGGAATGGCCAGACTTAGCGCGATGGGTAAACGCGGCGGGAAGCGGGGTAGATAGATGGGAGTTAAAACGTCGTTGACAGGACAATTCCTTGTTATAGAACAAGTTACCCAGGGTCAGAATAAAGTCGCCAAACCATTTGATTTTAAACTAACAGAACAATCTAAGTATTTCAGCGTTAATGTCGCTCTGGATAGATTTACCTTAAATCAGGCTGTGAATCTGAATATGGGTGTTGCCACTAGTCTATACGTGAGCGCTAAGAAAGTTAGCGATGGGTCTAAACTTCCTATTCGTATAAATATTTCAGAAACAGCCGGGTCCGTTTCAGTTGTTGATAACGATATCAGAGCTTCCGTATTAATTCTTATGGAATGTGATGTAGTGAGTCTATCGTTAGATAACGATACGACTGATGACTGTGAGGTTGAGATAATTGCGGTCGGCTAAGATAAAGTGCCTGTAAGGTCTAAAGACCAGTGGAGATTTGTACTAAGTCAAAGGAGTAAAGGCGCGACTTGGGCGAAAATTCCCGACTGGAATCTAAAAGGTCGTTTTAAACGACTGCCGGAGAAAGTAAAAACAGGAAAGAGAACTAAGCGTGGAAAACAAAAGAATAAAGCAGGAAAACGATAGTTACGCCACGGAATGGGATGCTCTGCGTGCAGGGATGTTGGTCATCGCAAGAGAAGTTGAAGTAGATTCTGAAAAGGGTGATCCAGTAGAGCCGGGGGCTAAATTTGTAATAGAAAAAGTTCAATTTAAGACATATCCATTTCATAAATGGATTATACACTATTTGCCAGCAGTGGATAACTGGCCGTGTAAGAAATGCCAAGCAAGATTAGATAAGGAAAATTAATGAGAATCTTAATTGCTCACGGTTATGGAATGTCGTGGGATCCGGATTCACCACACGGCGGCGCTGAAGAATTTACTATACAACTTGCAACAAGATTAGTACAGTATAATGGGAACCAGGTTACTGTGGTTAGAAATCCACTCAATTTAGTTAATGTTCGGGCAGGCGTTTATTGGATTGGACCTGGTAGTTGGATAAAAACACAAGAGTACGATGTACTAATTTCTGTTAAAGATTTTGATGCTATTCGCCAAGTAAAAGCCACTAAGAAGATTTTAGTATATCCGCAATTTTTTGTAGCACCCTCCAACATAAATAAATTAGTTGACCTGCATTGTGTTATGACTGAAGCCCAGAAAGATTTGCTTATGGGTAAGGGGATTGAAGAACATCGAATAGTTGTCACACCGAATTGCTATGATTCAGAAACATTAGATTATAACTATGGATTAGAACGAGATACATATCAAGTAATGTTTGCCGGAGCTACAGTACTGAAAAAAGGTATTGATTTGCTCCTGATAGCCTGGAAGGAAATACTTGATTACGAACCTGAAGCTAATTTAGTCATCGTTGGATCCGCGAGTCTCTGGGGACAAGCCAATAAGGAAATTGAAGGATATGGAGTTCACGAGTTACCAGAAAGAGTTACATATAAAGGATTCATATCTAAAGACGATGTATTTACCACGATGTGGGAATCCGGAATGTTTGTGCATCCATCCATAAATGACTGCGCCCCAACTACTGTGATTGAGGCACAGGCGGCAGGGTGTTATGTCGTGGCAAGCAGAGTAGGTGGAGTACCAGAATATATGGCAGGCGGCGCAATGTTTGAACCAGGGAATCTGTCCGAGTTAGTGAAATCATTAAAATTTTATTTCGCGAATATAGCTGTATGCCAAGAGAAGGCTAAACGAGGACAGAAGATAGTTGAAGAAATGTATCGTTGGAGAGATAGAATATGGGATTGGAGTCAATTAATTCAAGTGCCGTATGAGAAACGAATTAAGTGAACGCACATATTTAGAAGGAGTGTATGAACCAGACCATATGGGTTGAGCTATTGCTGGATAAAGATAATGAGAAGTTCCTTCAAGACTATCTAATGAATATAGTAGGATATGCCTTCGGGTTAGTATGTATCGGACATCGAATTACACCAGCGGCACTGAAGATATTGAAACAGGCACCATTACCCGTCGTGTTACACGAGTATCGTGACGAATTTCATGAAGGATTGATGCGTAGTAAAGCTTTGGAGTTAGCTAAAGAACAGAAAGCTGACTATATTCTTATTCAAGATGCAGATGAACAGATGAGTGAACAATTTTGTAAAGAGATTGTAGAGTACCTTTCACAACCAAATCCACCAAATTGTATTACTTGTCCTTGGGTAAACTTCTGGAATACTAAAAATAAAGTTCGAGTAGATGGATATTGGTTCCCTGAATGGCGGAGACGTATTAAAGTTATGAAGACAGATAAGGTTTTGAGACGTCCAATGGGCAAAGTTCACTATGGGCCGGTCATAGAAGAAGGTAATAAATTTGACTCAAAGTGGTTTTGTAAACACTACGGGTATATGTATGAAATGGACAGAATACGGAAAAATGGTCGCTGGCAAGATTCTGGTATTAAGTTTTTCGCTGATTATTCTTACCACGTTGGTGGCGTTCCCGTCCTTATGGACTGGATTGAAGAAGAAACATACGAAAACTTTTTATCACGAGCAAAGGCGACACTGAATGGATAAACCATCCATTTTATTTTTAATAGATAATACTACTATCTATTCGCATGGTAAAATAATATCATGTGCGTTTACTCAATTAGGATATCGTACTCGAGTACTTGATTTTAATTCTAAATGGAGTATGATTGAGGATACAATTAAAACATTTAAGCCAGATGTAGTTTTTAGTATTGGTGTCCGGCATACGTGGATGAGTAAGCGGATAAAAGATACTGGATGTAAATTAGTATACTGGTATCCAGATGCGTATTTTATATTTGATAATAGAACCCGAGATGGAATTTTGGAAGTATTGACTAACTGTGATAAATTTATTACTACAATGAGAGGACATGTAGAAGCGGCTAAAAATATTACTAATAAAGTAGTATGGATTCCAGCATTCTTCTCATATGATTACTATACACTTACAGGTAATAGGCCAGACCATCCGGCGATTGATATTTGTTTTATAGGTAATAAGCATAGCGCCTCACCGCAACGAGCGCCGTATATGGAGACAATACGTAAATTAATTCCCGCTAATATTTGGTGGATTGGACACGGGGGATGGTATAAACCCATCTTGAATGGTCCTAAGGTTGCCCAGATTTTACAAGAATCAAAGATAGGACTAAATTTTATATCCGGAGGTCCCTTGAATTGTGACTTACAACATTCAGTGAGAATTTTTACCGTAATGGGTTGTGGTGCAATGCTATTGACGGAACGTATTCCAAATATGGATGATTTGTTTATTGATGGGATCCATTTAGTGCAGTTCGATGGGGTGACTGATTTAGTGGATAAGTCTGTGTATTATTTACATAATACTGATGCACGAGAAAAAATAGCAAAAGTAGGACAGAAGTTAGTATTGCAGAAACATACATTGAAGAATAGACTAATTGAATTTGAAAAAGTTATTAATGAGATAGTCTGTGTTAAAGCTTAATCTTGGATGCGGCAGTGAAGAGATATTATCCGGATACATCAATGTTGATATTCGACCAGTGCATACAGCAGTGAGAATAGATGATATTATTTATCTTTCAACCTTTGAATCTAATATAGTAGATGAAGTTCGGGCGAGCCATTGTATTGAGCATATTCCAGTTGAACATATTCAGACTGCAGTTAATAATTGGGCCCGAGTATTAAAACCAAGTGGGGTGCTATTTGTGTATTGCCCAGACGGCCATTTGATCGCCCAGGACTTAATAGACAGTAGAATTAATATTAGAGATTTTTCTTACTATATTTTTGGTGCCCAGACATATAATGAAAATTTGCATAGGGCCGCATTTGATTATGAGCGGTTAGTAGATGTCGTCCAAAAAGCAGGATTAACTGTAATTGGTCCCGCGAAACGTCCTAAATGTTATAGATATGAACTCGGGATTCACTGCATAAAATGAAAGTTGGAATTGTTGGCTACGCCAATACCAGCGGACTGGGACAGCTGATTTTTAATTTGAAAGAAATGATATCAGAAATTGCCGGGCAGTTTATTGTAAGTCATAAAGTGAAAGATAGAGAAGTGAATTACTATCCAGCCGAATATGATTATAGGTCCCCATATTCCTGTGCATTTCATTCGGATGACTTTATGACTTGGTTTAATTCATTTAAACCCGGTGTAATAATTTTACTCGAGACCCCTTTTAATTGGGAGATTATTCCAATATTAAAAAAAGAAGGGTGTAAGATAGTATTTATGCCGATGCTTGATTCTGTACCTCTGTCGAGAATTACTCATAGTAGTTTAATCGATTGCTGGATTGTGTGTAATCAATGGTCTAAGGATTTACTTAATAATTTAGAAAATGTTTTTTTAGTGGGAGCACCAATTAATACTAAAAAGTTTTACTATAAAACTCGAGGACTTGGCAGTGGATTATTATTACATCATGCCGGATATGCGGGTACGCGCGGGCGTAAGGGAACACAGGAGATACTGACGGCATTTGAATATATGAAGAAAATGCCAGAATATAAAGACGTTCGATTAAAGTTGTATTCCCAAACACCATTGAAGATTGATAATAAAGATATAGACTATCATATCGGAGACGAACCGAATCAAATAACAATGTTTGAAGAAGGAGATGTATTTTTAGCGCCATCAAAAAGAGAAGGGGTAGGAATGCATATTTTAGAAGCGATGGCATCTGGATTTCCAGTTTTAACGACTAATTATCCACCAATGAATGAGTATGTAAATTGTCCGAGACTGTTAGTTAATGCAAATATTACGATTAATAATATGAGTATAGATATTGCAGAATTATCAACTAAGATGGGGTCCGCCGCACTATCATCTTTGTCTCTAATTGGAGAATATAATCGAAAGAGGATTGAAAAGTTTTGGTCTTATGATGCTGTGAGACCTGTGTATAAAATGATACTGGAGAGCTTAGTTTAATAAGATGAAATTTGAAAAGTTGATATTACCATTTGCACCTGATGTATATTGGACTCGGGGATACTCTCACGCTATATCGAAACTTTCCGATAAGATTTCCTGTAGTGATTCGCAAGCAGAGTTACTATACAATCTGGCGTTACAATTACCTTTTCGTTCAGTGATAGTCGCACTGGGTATATGGACTGGAAAGTCGACTATTGCAATGGGAGAAGCTGCCAAAGAAAAAAGCCATCGCATATATGCAGTTGACCATTTTATGGGGAGTCCCTCTGATGAGACTAAAGACTTGTCCCAACAGAGAGATATTGCTTCCGAATTTCAGGCCAATGTTGATAAATTTGGACTAGGACATTGGATTAGTACTATTCATTTTCCCTTTAATGAACTACTCTCTTGTTGGACAATTCCGATTGATTTAATTTTTATCGATGGAGACCACGAGTATGCCAGTGTAAATAATGATATAAATGGATGGGCGGGATGGGTTAAAGTAGGCGGGATAATAGCGGGACACGACTACGATATTCCGGGAGTAGAGCAAGCAGTTAAAGAAAGTTTCTCAGAGTTTACGGTAGAAGATAATATCTGGATTGCTAAACGAGTGTATGACCAAAAGGTATGATGTATAATTTTTCAGTAGTGATTCCAACATATAATAGACCACACACTTTACTTCGAGCGATAGGTTCGGTATTATCCTGCGATAAACCACCAGACTCCGAGATTGAAGTGATTGTAGTTAATGATGGCGGAAACTGGGTAGATATCGGAGGTATGACTAAAGGAAATGTAACTATTATTAATTCCCTTTCTAATATTGGAATATCAGCCGCACGGAATGTTGGGGTGCAAGAAGCTAAACATTCGTGGATTTGTGTATTGGACGATGATGACTGGTATCAACCAAACTATTTTAAGTTGTTAAAGAAAGCAATTATCGAACAAAGTGATAAAGAATTTTTCTATACAGCCTTCTGGGACTGGAACTGCGGAGATGAGATATACTGTTATTTTAGACAAGCACAGTCCTTTCAGCCAGAGAAATTATCAAGAGCGATATATCGAAAGGATTTTATAGGCGCATCAACGATGAGTTTTACTAAACATGCGTGGCAGAGCGTAGGCGGATTTGATGCGGACTTACGATGCAACGAAGATTGGGACTATAAGATTAAAATGTGTAAGATGTTCGGGGCTGGAATTGTAGAGACAGCAGTAGTGAATATTACTACTCATGAAAATGGGATATATAAACAGTGTGTGAAGTCTGGTCTGGCAAAGCAGACAGAGCGCATTGTGAAAGAAAGATATAAGGAATTGGCAGAATGACTACGATTATAATATGTGTATTCGGTAGGTCAGAACTAACTCGAAAGTCCCTGCAATCACTGATTGATAATACCGATGGATCCAGATATCGTCTGATTATAGTAGATAATGGTTCTGGTCCTCAGACACAACAAGTTTTACGAGACTTTCAAAACCGTATCAATTTATTGATCCTGTCCAGCCAGAATCACGGGAAACCATATGCGTGGAATCTGGGATTCCAAGCGGCAGAGACTAATTGTATTTTTCATTCAATATCGCCATCCGAGATTTATGTGTTTGCAGATAACGATGTCGACTACAAAAAAGATTGGCTAAATAAGATGGAGAGAGTATATGAAAGACTAAGACAGAGGAAAGAAAAAATTGGGATAATGTCAGGATTCGCATCACGGGGTGCCAAGATATTACGAGAAGAATTACTGCATTTTACTAAGGATGGACAGTCGTTGATTGATGATGCCAGCAATATACTGGCCCCAACGACTGATAGGATAGAGACTATAAAAGTGCAAATGGTAAAGTATCCGGCCGGATGTAACTTTATGATTGGCCGAGACATACTACTAAATGAAGGACTGTTTAATACTGATAGACTAATTCGAGCCGTGGATACGGAGTATGCTAAATTCCTGACCTTGAAAGGGTATAGGCATTTTATAGTGCCAGGAATGGTTAATCATCTGGGAGAACATCAACGCACTTGGAAGATAGGTGCCCAGAATGAAGTGACTTTATATAACTGAAGATTCTCAAATAGACGATAACTTATTGTATAAGAAAGGAATGGGGTAGAGTATGGGTAAGACTTTTAAAGACCGTAAGGAGTTTAAGAAAAAAGTAAAACAAAAGGAGACTAACGAGAGGGATAAAAAACCAAGCCGATTCGATTGGCGCAGAGTAGTATCTGATGAAGACAGTATAGATTTAGACGATGTTGACGATAACCAGATAAACGAAGGAGATTCAAATGCATGAACCGAAAGAACCAATCCAGAAATTAATAGTAGAGGAAGTGGGCGACTCAAATATGGAAAACCGTAAATTTAAGGTGCTCTCCTGCACTAACTACTTTCCTCCTCAAGAGATATTCACATTGCAGGAACTGAAAGACATATTTTCTAATGGTGTCCAATTGCAGATGAAGTATAGGAATTCTAAAGGGCTGATATAAGAACGGAGGCTGTATGTTTAGAAAGTTAGCGAGAGTCATAGGACTATTTGCCTTGTTGTGCTTAGGGTGCGCGAATACATCCTGCGATACTTTTAAAGAACGGATAACGATGAAAAATCCGGATATTAAAAAAGTATACGTTGTTCACATCACGGGTAGAATATCAACAGAATGGATTCGTAGAGCAGACAGTGCTTTACGAATAGCTAATGGGGATCCCGTAATTTTCCATATTAACTCGCCGGGCGGCGGAGCATCAGAGAGCTTCCTGACAGAACACGGACTTTCACTGTTAAGGAAGAAGTATATGTCGCCAGTATATGTGTACTCAGATTACGGAATTTACTCCGGAGGATATCTAGCGGCACTTCCACTGGGCAAGATAGTTATCGCACCGGCCGGTGGGGTAGGATCCATTGGTGTAATTAGTGAGGTTGATATAATCGTAAAGTCAGATTCTATGCGGGGAATTAAACGTATTCTATTTCGTTCAGGTAAGATGAAATGGGTAGAAGCTGGGTATTATGAATTGACACCCGAACAGACTAAGTACCTACAGAGTATCGTCGATAATGTGTACTCAATGTTTATAGATAGGATTATTGTGAATCGTCACGACGCTGTCTTTAGAGCAGTGGCTAACAGATTACATAAACAACCATCAATTGCACAAGTAGACTCTGTATTACGAGTTGTTTGTGATGGACGGGAATACGCACCAACCCAAGCACTTGCACTTGGACTAATAGACGGGGTTGCATATTTTGACGAGTTGTTAGAAGTAGTCAAGTATGAGAATATAATTCCGAGTGCAATGGTAGTCGATATTTATTAGAAAGGGCGAGGATATGTCTATTTGGATTCTTTACCACAGAAACTGCCCGGACGGTTTTACAGCCGCTTGGGTTGCTAAAAAGGCACTTAAGACAGAGGACGATTTCGGATTTGTAAAATTTAAAGCTATGTCTTATGGTGATGATGTCCCTTCACAGATAGAAGATGGGGATAGGGTGTATATACTGGATTTTTCATTCGCCAGAGATGTGATTGATAAATTAGCTAAACGTTGTAGTGTTAAGATTTTAGACCATCATCAAACATCAGAGAAGATACTTAAAGGACTGCCATATGCATTTTTTGATTCTAAAAAATCAGGAGCAATGATGACTTGGGATTACTTTTTCCCCGGAACTGAACCACCTCAGATTGTTAAGTATGCACAAGATAGAGATCTGTGGACTTGGGAGTTGAATGAGAGTAGAGCGATATCGGCCGCGATGCGCCTGTATGATTATGAGTTCGCTAAGTGGGATACTATTCACTGGAAGTTAAATAACGACTTTAGTGGAATGGTGCGAGATGGAGAAGTGGCACTTTTGCTAACACATCAAACCGTATCAATGATGATTAAGAATTGTCTTTGGGCGAAGATTGGAGATTATATGGTGCCAGCAGTAAACTCAGCCTGCTTTATGAGTGAGGTGGGTAATCGACTTTTAGATGAATATCCGGATGCACCCTTCTCAGCATACTTTTTTCTGACCGGTAAGGGACAGGAACACTGGGGCTTGCGAGCGGACGGGAAAGTAAACGTTGCACAGGTGGCGGAGAGATATGGGGGCGGTGGACATAAGAACGCGGCCGCATTTATAGTTGGGTGTAATACGATTGATGTGTATTCGTCCGAAGAGATGCAAGAGTTTGCATAGTAAGTAGGGATTGCAATTTGCATAAAATATTGCAATTTGCAAAGGGTTTAGTTTTCGATGGCGTGTAAGTCATTGCCCCGGTGATGGGCAGAACTGGCACGCCATCTGCATTCTGTAAGGGGTGAAAGGAAGGTGTCAAATGAAAGAGCTGACTATAGAAGAAATCGTCGAGATTGACGTCATACTTAAAGAAAAGAAAATGGCTGACTTTCTGGACGAGGAGTTCCGGATCCGGATTTCACCGGAAATGGCAATGAGGATTGGGATTGATACTGCCAGGGCAATCTATATGCAGGGTGTATGGGCTGGGGTCCGGGTGGCCAAAAGGATGAAATAACAAATAAAGAAAAATTGGATTCAGGCAATAAAGTATGGGAATAATCGCATAGTTTTTGCACAGTCATAGGTGTAACTTGTTGTGTCCCTTAGGGCAGTGATTGGCACGGGTATTGCAGTAGTATAGGGTAGAGAAAGGAAGGTTGATATGGCAGGCATAACAGAAAAGCAATGCAGTCCAAATACCGGATGTGGGCAGACCAAGCCCATTAGCGCATTCTTCCGGTCATCCAAAAGTCCGGACGGGTGGTATTATAAATGCACGGCGTGTCATAAGGCCGGTGTCGGTAGCCGTGGTCCGCGGAAGGCAAAGGCCAAGATTCAAAAGGTGAAACTGGAAGGGCTGTCTGGATTGCAGAAACAGATTGCTACGGAATTGGTGGAAGGTACTAAAGATTACGGGATCCCACCGATGCCTACGGAGTGGACGTTAGAAACCATTCAGAGGTATGTGCGTAATCTGATGATTCAGGAAAGGGCGCAGGGTGGTGCATTTCATCCGTTTACTAAACTGTCCATGATCGAGTGGAAAAAACGGCTGGTAGATAAGGTCGGCAAGGATGAGGCCGACAAGTTTATCAGCGAGGTGCAGGCTGGGCTGGAAGTGGCACAGGAACCAGTACCGGTAGTCGTTAGTCCAGTGGTGGGCAAGCACTCAGTAAAACGTAAAGGATTTAAACAGTAAACCAGAAAGGGTGGACTGAAATGAAACCGTGGACAAAAGAAGACTTCGATCGGGCCGGGTATAACGAAGGTACGCCAGTTGTAGTGCATCCAGAGAACGTGATTGTGGTACCCGAACCAGTTCTGGAAGGACAGGACTTGGTGCAGGGGGCAGTCGAAGTGTCGTTTGAGGATTTTGAACTGGAAGGTCGTAAGATGCAGTGGCGCGTAGAAAGGCACAGGTATTAAGATGAAAAAAGAACGGCAGTGGAAGACGTATAGGATTACGATTGAAGAGCAACTGAATCAGGTCAGTAAGACTGGCTGGCGGGTCCGGGCAAAACGATATGTATATACTAATGGGGGGTGGGTATCAGCAATTTATGAGGCATTCACCCTAACTAAGTATATTCTCTTAGACCAACTCAAAAAGAAAGGATGACTGAATGGGTATGAGAAAGGCAGGGATAGGCGACGTGAAAACGATGCAAGGTGCCGCACAGTCGCTTCTCACAGGTATCAAGCAGAAGATGGGCATCTTAACTACGTGCAAGCATAATTCAGTTAATTGGGTAATCACAACGGAAAGAGTCATCTGCGTGGACTGTGAACGGTCGATGCAGAGGGCATATAAGATGTGCCTAAATGTTGCTAAGCTTCTTTGGGTCCTTTTATTTTTGGTGAGTGGATGCACCAAACGGATTACTAACGTGATGTGTAATCCACAGGAAGTGTTCACGGTTGTAGCCTCACTGCCATCCGATTCATTGACGGATGCGGCACCGGGACTTCAGACCGCAATCAATTCCTTGCCAGCGACTGGTGGTGAAGTTCGGATTGAAGATGGGGTGCATTTAATTGCCAGCAACTGGTCAGTGAATAAATCCAATGTATCACTACGTGGAACCAGTATGTTTACTTGCGTACTGAAAGTAGCGGATAGCTCTAATCTGAATGCTGTCAATATTGCGAATCACAACCGGAACATTGAGCTCAGTGAGTTTCAAATAAATGGTAATAAAAATACACAATCAAGTATCTGGTGTGTAGGTGTGAATGCAAACGGTAACGATATTTATGGTGTCAAGACCAAATATTTGTGGATTAGGAATACTAAAAACGCAGGTATTATCTTCGCTAATGGTGCATCAGATGGGGAAGTGTATCGGTGTAGGATTGATTCAACTGGACCGACTGGGAATACAAGCGTAAATACAGGTTTTGGTGTTCACATTATATCCGGATGTAAGAATATCTGGGTGCAGGAAAATACATTTACTGGCACATCAGCTACGGCCTGCGTGAGGGTGAATAATGGGTGCAGAGTAATTCGCATTCTGGATAATGGATTTTATAATAATGACCATTCAGGATACGCAGACCGTCGGGCAGTATTTGTGGATGGCCCCTTAACACGTTGCTGGGATGTGATTGTGTCAGGTTCCAAGATTAAAGGGATGGACGAGAATGGTCTCTTCTTGAATGATATCGATGGGCTGACTGCAGATGATAACGATATAGATAGTACCGGGTATAACGGTATAGAAGTGAATGGTTCTACAGATATAAAGTTGCGCCGCAATGATATGAACAGGTGTCGTGGGGAAGGAATGTCCTTGAACCAGAATAAGGGCGCACTGTTAGAACAGAATACGAACATCAACTGCGGCAAGCGCGGGATCCACGTGTACGCGGCAGGGAATGATTCAACAACGGATATCGTACTGAACGATAATCATTGTTATAGTAATAGCGACAGCATACTGAACACATGGCACGGGATTGAGATTGGTGTGTCATATCCGGCCATAGCGCGTCGAATAACGGCAACTAATAATGATTGCGTAGACCAGGGGATTGTGAAGTCCCAGAAGTATGGGATGCAGATTACGAACGACGTTGATTACTATATACTGAAGGATAATATCCTGAATCCGAATGCGACGGGTGGGTTGAATGACGGTGGTTACGGAACGCATAAAACGGTTGAGGGGAATCAGTAATGACTCAGGCACAGGCACTGCAGAAGTTAGAAGATATGTCGGACGAGGACTTTATGTCATTCCTAAATAATCTTCCTATGAGGGTTCAGTTGTGTGTTAAAGGTGGATTGGTGGACTGGAGAGAGGTCTTACCAGGATGGTATATCAAACAAAGAAAGGAAGGTAAAGTAAAATGAAACTGATTTATGAATGCGGAGATAAGGTTAAGATTGAAAAGAATCATTCGCACTGGGCCGGTCGAGAGGGGTATATTACCCAGATTTTACAGAGAGCCGGAAATGAAACCGAATATTCTGTAAAATTGGATGATGTTATTCTAAAGTTGACATTCTACAAATGGGACTTTGAAAATGATAGTCCGAACAGAGGGGGATATCAGGCGAAGTTTTACCACATTGATGTGTACCGGTGTATTCGGACTGAACTGAAATCCTCTAAATATCTTCTGGACTCCATCTTCTTGAATAAGAAGCTGGAAGCCACCAGTGAGCGCGCAGAAAACTCGATTGAATTCCGGGTGAATAACAGTATCTACGGAATTGAATTCGAAGAAGTGAAGTAGTATGTCAGAACAGAAAAACATAAATATGTTGGCGAATGCACTCGGTAAAATACGAGAGGCCTGTGCCGAGCTTGAGAAATTAGCTAAGACGGACTTTCAATTGATTGATGTATCACTGACTGAGACATATGAAGTGACTAATGCACTATCATATTGTGTTGCAGTTTTACGTAGGGATAGGGTAACGATTACACCCGGCACACTCGGTAACACATTTATTAGACCAGAAAAGAAAGCACCAGAAGATAAGACAAAGGTTTACGGTGGTCCGGCTTGGGTGAAGGGTCAACACTATCGCGCCATAGTTCGGGTGAGATTCGATAAACAGGCAGTAGACGCACTTAAACCATATCAAGTACGAGCATACTACTTTAAGAAGTATTATGCAAAGACCGGTAATGAAAAGGAACTGGAAATTGCTAAAGAGATTGGACAAGTGTACGTGTCAAAGTATACCCATAGCGGAGAAGGGGATTATATAAAAGTGCAAGTAGTTGATACAGACCCGGCTTGGCAGAGCGGACAAGAACCATATACGGAAGGTGATTCGAAATGAACGGTAGATGTGGCTGGTGTTATGCAGATGAAGAAGATGTGCGGATGGTGCAGTTGACTCATAGCACACGGTCAGGCATCTGGCAGGAACATAAACCGGTAGGCAAGGACTGTCGTGTGCATCTACGTGGATTTTTTCGCTATGTGAGAAAGGTAAAAGTGACCAAATGAAAAAGGTAAGAGAATGTCCGGGATGTCATCAGCCATCGCGGCGTATGATGACTCATTCACCAAGAGGCGAAAAATTGCAGTGCAAGATATGCTCTAAATGCTGGTGCAAGGTTTATAATGTACCAGCACACTATAAGATAGCAGGTCAATCTAAAGCGATGCTGAAACTAGAAGGCATCTCGAAAGGATAAGATATGCGTAGGTGGTGGATGATACAGGTACTTGACCATATTGGATTTAAGAAGTACGTAACCAATCTGGTGAAGCGAACTAACTGTTATGAAGTTGGATTCAGTGGCCACGGGAAATCCGGACTGGATGACATACTAATTAAAGAACATCAACTGAAACCACTGAATAAATTCGAGAAGTGGCTGATGGCGAGATATATTATTGAGATTAAAAAGTTCCACGCTAAAGTATGGCAGGAAGTATGCTTAGAAGTACTTGGCGAGGATCCGGAGGATTGGTATTAAAATGGAAGTCGGACGTGTCGAGATACGAATTGAACCAAATGTCAGCAAGACTAAACTGAAGTTTATACTGACCATCTACGAAGGCAAGATAGACGTTTCATATGAATCCGGAGTTCACCATAAGCGAATACTGCTAACTGGACAGCATATCATCTACGAGGGTGCAGAGAGCCAACAATGGGTAGAGTACTGGTAGAGATTGCTAAATTAATTAGGGAGAGTTAAGATGGAGACTAATCAGGGTATGGCGATAGCGGTTGATATGGCAAAGAAGAAAGGATTGATGCGGGTCCGTAGAGAGACATTGATTGGATTTAAGAGATGGTTAAAGAGTAAAATGACTACTGTTATAGCCGATACGCAATCAACAGAATTGAAGTTTGACTATGAAGATGTGTTACTGATTGTAGACTTCGCACTGGAACAATCGAAAGATATCAAGCAATATAGAAAGGCACTAGAAGAGAATCTTTACTTGTTTAAAAATAGTTGCGGATTCTTTGGACGAGGTGCCAGCAGAGAAAGGGCGGAGAGAATTTGCAAAGTTTTATATGGTCACGAGGATGTTGGGATGATAAAATGGGGGAAGAATTAGAGTTAGTAGATTCCACTATTCGGTAATCACTAAACGGGTGACTGTAGACCTAAAGAGAGACGATAGGAAGATGATAAAGATACTAAAAGTTGAGGATGGCACCGAAATGAAAGAAACTGAAGTGAAGGGTGTCCTGACTAACTATCAGATACTTTTGGTGCAGAAACAACTCCAGAAAATAGTTGACTGCGAAGGCGGCGAGTTTGAGAAAGGGTGGGATACTGTAACTCTGGTACTGAAAATGGTCGGCGGGATCCCGTTTGATTGCTGGTGTCCAGACTGTATGAAAAAGTTGGCAAATGTCAATGACTTAATTCAGAGACTTATGGCGCTTAATGTTAAGTCGAGAGAAAAACTACTTGCGAAATTCTCCCTGAAAGTTTTGGTTCCAACTAATGGATAAGACTTCTTCTTATAAGTCTATGTGCCATAAAGATTATTCTGTATCATTATTCTGTATGATAGAACGGGAGGGTGACTAAATGGCTTGGAGTGAAGCGGCAAGAGCCGCATCGGCGGCAGTTAGACGACAACGTGGTAAGAAGATTACACCCATGCGACGGAAAGAGCCAGCATATGCTCGAGTAAGCAGGGTGCTGAGAAAGTTGCATCGGGAAAAAACGAAAGCGGACATCCCTTATCCCAATGCAAAAGAAACAAGTCGATTTAGAACTTTGCAAAAAAGGATTCGTAAAGTTAAGAGTTATACAGTCAAAAGGTAAAGATGGCTTGGTCAGATGCGGCACGAGCCGCCAGCGCTCAAGTTAGACGTCAGCGGGGTAAGAAGATTATACCAAAAAGACAAATAAAGAGATCGCTAACTAAAAGGTATACTCCAGTTCAATTGGAACGCATTAAAGCTGGTCGCCCCCATAAGGGTCGTGAAGGTGGGCTAACAAGACGAGAACATAAAAAAGGTATTAATAGATATGTTCAAATTATGCGAGGACAAAGATAATGGCCTGGAGTGATGAAGCGAGAGCGGCGGCGTTAGCTAAAAGAAAGGCGAGTCCTAAAAATCGTCAGAGTAATAGGAAACGGGTGCTAAGTCCATATGGGAATATGAAACGTAAACAGACAGCAGGAATTCTATTCAAACGCAAACAAGCGTATCAAGTAGTGCAAGGGTTAAAGAAACAATTCACTAAAGCTTTAAAGACGGGTAATGAAGCCCGCGTAAGGACATTACGTAAAAGATATCAACGAGTGAAAGATACTGGATTTTATATTAGTCGGGGAGGCAGATAAATGGCTTGGTCAGATGCCGCAAGAGAGGCTTCAGCAAGAGCACGTAAAGGGGGATTTGGTAGATTACGTGCGGCAGTAGATAAAAGACGTAAACAACAATTAGAAGGGAGTAGTGTACTATCCTTAAAAAATATTAATCAACTTAAACGGATTCGTAATCGTCAAGCTCGTCGAATTGAATCTAAAGTTAAAAGTTTACGAGCTAAAGCTACTGGCACATATGCCGGACACCCATCAGATAGACGAGCGCATAGAGCAAACTTAAGACTTCGTAAATTACAAAGCTCTAAATCAGGAAGTATGGCTGGAGTTAATTGGCATATAAATAGAGGTGGACGGTAATGGCTTGGACAGACGAAGCCCGTAGAGCATCTGCTTTAGCAAGAATTAATCGCGGACCTAAACGTGCTAAATATGAACGTGTTATCCGTAAAGTTGATAGGGCGATTAAGAATGACCGTCAAACTATTAATAATATGCAAAAAGTTATTGCTGGAATGCGGAAGGTTAGACCGGCGATAAGGGAAGTTCAGAAAGCACAGAAACAGTTAGGTAAATATTCTAAACGGTTCCAAATAAATAAAAAGAGGGCATTGAGAGTGAGACTACGATATCCCGGTTTTTCAGGTTATAAAGGAATTGATATAGCTAAAGGAGGCAGATAAATGGCTTGGTCAGATGCGGCACGAGAGGCCTCAGCAAGAGCACGTAGAGGAAACAGACGGATTAACCCTACTGTAGCAGTAAGTAGAAGTAAAGGGATTTCGTAAGCTTCCGAAGGACAAAGAGAGGTAACTATAACTGGACGCCGTTCCTGGAAGGCAAAGATATACCATCCGGGGAAGGGGTCACTGAAAAGACTTAGAAAACTTATTAGAGCAAGTAAAAAGAGTGGAAATGTCAAAAATGAGACACGGAGACCGCTGCGATACACAAAAGGAGCTACTAAATTACATACATTTTTTCTAATTAAAGGTGGTCGTTAAAAAGTGGTATCAGAAAGAGTAAAAGATACCGAACATTATATTATTAGAGGTGGACGATAATGGCTTGGGGACCTGAGGCAAGAGCGGCTAGTGCTTTGGCTAGACGAACGAGCAGAGGATTTGCAAAATTAAATAGACAGAAACGTTTAACTCTTAAACATGCATCCAAATTGACAATGTTACATAAGAAGCTTTCTGGCATAGGTAATGTAATAGGTAAAAATCATCCTATGTATAAGATCGCCCAAAAACGGTCAGCAAGAGTGTTTCGTAAATTACAATCACTGAAAAGTAAACGTCCAGAATATTTTGTGAGTAGAGGTGGACGGTAATGGCTTGGTCAGATGCGGCACGAGCCGCCAGCGCTCAAGTTAGACGTCAGAGAGGTAAGACTCTAACTGGATCTAAATTAACACCGGCAGGTGCTAAACCATTACAGAAACAGTTAGCGCGACTACGCGTCACAAGACAATCCCAGCGGAGAAACGCATTAGCAGATTTTAGGCTTAAACATGTCACCAAAACTTCACCCGGAATGCGAAAAATATCATTTGCTGAACGCAGGAAATTTTTGAGAGGATATAGAGGGACTAAAGAGAAAATAAGTAAAACATTGAAACGATTGAGATTCGTTAGAAATGCATCTAAGAGAGGGGGCAGATAGTATGAAGGGACGACCAATTAAATCATTTACCGGAGCGCAATCAAATGTTCCATTAGCCGCCGCAGGTGAAAAGTTTTTGTTATATGGTTTTACATATGTTGGTACTGGAACCGGAAATTTAGCGGGATTAAACGATACGTTTTATTTCGCATCATCTACAGCAGGTGATATGAGATCGGAAAATTTTGAGGAACCTATTGAATTAATTGGTCCCGTTCTTTTAACTATAACTACAGGGGGTAATTTAACTCTTGTGGGTAAAGTACTTAAGGAGATTGCGACTGGTAAGATAGGAACAAACTGAGGATTAGTAATGAATGGGAAGGATATAAAATCACTGGAAGAACTGGTAGGACATTTTATCGAGTTTAAAGAAACAGTGAAAGAAAGATTAGATAGGATTGAAAAGAAGGCAGATAAAGCGGCAAATTTAGCAGAGTCAATAGCTACGACTGTTAAATCAGATATGCAAACCCTGAAAGATAGTATTAACTCTACAGAGACTGAATTAAAAAATCAAGGAAAGACATTTACCATATTAGCACAGATTCCTAAAGTCGCACGTATTATCATATCAATCTTCGTTGCATTCGGCGGATTGGCTGTGGTAGCATTCCTCATTAATAATTGGAGTAAAATAATCTTCTGGTTTAAAGGTAAGCTTGGAGCTGGGGGTCTATAAATGGAACTGATGAACAATGTAATAAAGGCCAAAGAATCCTTTAAACGACTGGAGTTACATAAATCTATCAGAGAAAACTACAAGAGTAGGAAGTTTATTTCCTTCTGCGTAGTCTGGTCCTTCGGAAGCTTGATGTTTTATATGAAAGCGATGACCGCCGCTGAATGGATCGGATTCTCCGAATGGCTATTAGGTATATTTTTCTTTTTCAATATCGCCGACAAATCGGGGTTACTGGGGATGATTAAGAAACAGGATAGCGATACTGAGAGATTGAAATGAAGTCTATAATTCAGATAGAAAAAGATAGGGAGTATCAACGACTTTATAAAATAAAGAAGTCTATAATTCAGATAGAAAAAGATAGGGAGTATCAACGACTTTATAAAATAAAGAATAGAGATAAGATTAATAGTCAAGTCCAAGCGTGGGTTAAAAATCATCCTGACTATTATCCCGAATATAGGTGTCAGTATAAGTACCAAATATCATTTAAAGATAAACAAGATATGCTGATTAACCAGAATTCTGAATGTGCTATCTGTAGACAATTACTACAGATAGATAAAGCGTTTATTGACCATGACCACAAATCAAGTAAGATACGAGGATTACTGTGTTATAATTGTAATATGGGGATAGGTCATTTACATGATTCTATAGTTGTTCTTGAACAAGCTATTGAATATCTAAAAATATATGCTACGGATACTTCTACAACGACTAAAGATAAAAGGTAATTCCGCATACATAAAAGTGGATCCAACCGGTTTTGTGGTGCCAGAGAAGGCGCTGCTTTATCCACCGGCCGCAAAAGCATTCAATCAATACTTAGATTGGATGGCCGCAGAAAGAGAACTACACCCATTGGTAAATGACTGCTTTCGTAGTCCACAGGAGCAGATTGAAATTAAGAAAAAGAAACCGACTCTGGCATACTTGCCCGGTCAATCAGGTCACAATTGGGGGATCTCTGTAGATTTATCTACGGCATTACTACGGCAAGAGGCGACTAAGAATGGGATTAAATATGCGACTATGAGAGAAGACTTAGCACGCTTCGGGTGGACACCATCACCTAAAGAGGCGTGGCATTTTAATTTTCTAGAAGGACGCGCTGGAATTCAGGATTGGGTATCCTTTAAATACGGGACGGCCTGGGACGGTGCAGATGATTTACCGGCGCATGATCTTCAACAGGCATTGCAGAAGTTAGGATACTATAATTTCGATACTATTAAAGCTGTTCAAGCATTCCAGAAAGACTATATGTTAGATATCGACGGTAAGGTCGGTCCTAACACCCGTAAGGTTTTACTAATAGCTACGGCAGAACTCTCTATCATTTCCTAAGCTCTAACATACTATATTTTTAATTATTCTAAATTAGACATCGTTTCCTAAGTTATACTTCCTATTTTTACCAGAATCCTAAACGGGACTCTGTATATAGTTATGACAATCACTTAAATAACCCATGAGGAGGCTTTATGTCACAGACAAAAACTGAAGACGAATTGAAGAAAGAGGCGGAGGAAAAAGCACAGGAAGAGGCGAAGGCTAAAGCCGAGGCTGAAAAGAAAGCTAAGGATGAGGCAGACGCGAAGGCTAAAGCAGAGGCAGAGGAAAAAGCTAAAGCAGAAGCCGAGGTTAAGAAACAGCTTGATGATTTAGTTAAGCGTGGAATTTTGAAGAAAGAGGGCGGGGTATTAGTTGAGGCGAAGTTTGACCCAACTTTGACACCAGCCTACAAAGAGTTAAACACAACGGTAGTTCAGAAAATAAGCGCCGCAACAGATAGAGTTGCACAACTCGAGAAAGAGTTGGAAAAGACTTCAAATGTCCTTAAATCAAAAGAGGATATGGAAGCGGCAGACAAACAGCGGATGACCGAGGAGTTGAGTAAATTGAAAAGTGACTTGACGATTGAAAATCAAAAGGCTCGCGAAGCCGGGATTCAATTGCTGAAGACGCAAACTGCGGTAAAAAAGGGATTGCCCTTTAACTTCTTGGCGTATGTAACTGGAGAGACGGCCGAGGCGATTGAGGCCTCAGTTGAGAAAGTAATGGGAGATTTCGCTCTTCAAGCGAATAAATTTACTAAAGAACAGTTACAAGCCGCAGAGGCCGCGGCCGCAGAGAAGGCAAGCAAGGAGACCGAGGAGAAACTAAAACCTCGGGGTAAATCAACCCAGAATGCCGCTGAACCGGGACATATCTTTACTCGCGAAGAGATTAGAAGAATGACCTCGGCTGAATTTGCTGCAAACCGAGTCGATATCCTGCGCCAACAGAGCGAAGGATTAATAAAATAAACGGAGGATTAGACTATGCCCAGTTCATTAGGTAGTCAGAATTTAGCACCCAACATTGCGGAAGCTTTTGGTAAACTTGTACCAGAAGTGTTTTCGCAGGAAATCGAGTTGAAGACTCGGGAATTGGGGTTTACCCGATTTCGGGATTTTGTAGTTTTGAAAGAGGATCTGCAGAAAGATCCAGGGAATTCTCTTCACATTCCTAAAGTAGCTGAATTGCGTGGTGCGCAGAGCCTCGGTCAGACTAAAATTCTGGCTGGGTCCGGTCAAGCTATTAACACTGGCTTTTTGACCCTGACTCCGACTGAATTTGGTGATGAGATTCAAATCACCCAGTATGCTGGCCTTGTATCGCCATCTGATTTGGTAGATATGGCACGTGAACTGTTAGCCCGTCAGGCTCTGAAGTCTGAAAATTTTACAGTTCGTGACGTTATGTTCGGAGCTTCCGCTAACCGGCGTTTCGCTGGTGGTGTGGCCGCGAAGACTGACGTTACCGCAGATTTAGACAAGGATGATATCGACGCTGTAGTCGAGAACCTTGAGAACAACGAGTCTTTGAAATGGGCAGGAGAAACCTTTATGGGTTTCATCCATCCGTTTGCGAAAACGGTCATTTTGAATGATGTTGTGAGCGCCGCTGTGTATCAGGCCGCAGTCGGTGGACAGCTGTATGCTGGTGAGATTGGTATGGTAAATAGATGCCGGTTTATCGAATCTTCCTACGTTCCTCAGGATGCATATTCTGCGGCTGGGTTGGCTTCGGCCGGTTCCTCCGGTATTACGATCGCTGATGCCAATGGTTATACTTTGGCTCCGAATCTGTGTCGAGCGGAGACGATTACCTTTACGTATACTGCTTCTGGAGATTCTTGGGCCGTGTCCGGTTCCAAATCCGGAGCGCGTAAAGCCGCTCTTTTTACTTCGACTGATAACCCGAACGATGCTACGAAGAGTCCTGTGGTGGCGAAAGCCGCGTCATATACTGACGGTAACGCAACGACTTATAAAGTGGCGTTGGCTGTGGAAGATGAAGATGGGAATACGATCGGCTACGATGTTGTACTGAACGCTGGCGCTATGACTGGCGCGGCCTCTGATGACACCGCTACATTGCTGATTGTGGTTCATACCTTGACTTCTATTTTCGGTCAGAGACATCTGGCCTTCGGTGTGATTAAGCCAGTTACCTTCTTGGGTGCTGAGGCATTTGACTATGGACGTATCGTGGGCATAGCTTGGAACGCGTTTTGGGCATGCGACTTTCTTCATAAATCATATGGATATGTCATGCAGGCTCTAAGGTAATTGAATAAGGATAATTAAGTAGTTAGTTGTATACATATTGGCCGGGCCGGTTAAACCGGCCCGGCCATTTGTGTTAGAAAGGAGAGATAATATGGATACGAATAAACCAAACCAGAATATAGGTAACGCTAAGAAACATAGAGTATTGGTAGTGAAGGATGAGTCCTTTGAATATGGTCAGACAAAGAAAAACTTTTTTCGCGGACAGTTAATCAATATTGAACATGAACTATATGATAAACTTAAGACAGCGGGGATTATAGTAGACGCTCCGTAGGAGTTTTAAATGCGTGTTTTTGAAGCCAAACAAGGCGATACCATCATTCTGGAAAAGATCTTCGTTCGTAATGACCAGTTAAAGATAGCTTCGTCCGATGTATTAGTTTTTGTATTTGCATTACCAAGCGGATTTGAGCAGGCACCAATAGAAACATACGGAAATTACATAGGAGAGCCTTTTATAATAGGTGAGAAGGCGGTACTAAATACTGTGACTAATCGATATGAATATAGTTTGCAGGTCGGACAGTCCTGGGGATTGGGAACATACTTAGTCCGCTGGAATGCAACCATAGAGTCCGGAAATATATTTGAATGGGACCGCCTAATGATTATTGGAGCGACAACTCAGGATATAGCGGACGTGATGGCGATGCCTAATTCTGTAACTGCTAATGGAATATCAGTTGATTATAGTCAGAAATTAGATAATCTAACAAGCCAAAGACCAATTGATGTTGGACAAATATCCAAAGATAGAGCCAGAGCAGTTCCGGATATTAGAAACAAGGACTATAAGAGAAAGTAATGGGAATACAGTATTTATCGGAAAAACAAATACGGCAGATGAAGATAGACTTTGAAAAGTCTGTTTTGATTGCCGGTTTTGATATTACATATAAGAAGTTCGAGAACTTAAATGAATCGGATCCTCTATATGATGGAGAACGTAAAAAGAAGGATTTAATATATCGGAATGTCAAGATTAAAGCCCTTGTGAATCTGAACCCTCGGGCGTGGGTGACAGATGACTTGGGTAATAGGAAAGATATAGATGCACAATTTACTATAGCTGCAAAGTCATTTGAGGATTTGCAGTTGGACGCGGTGGATGCAAGAGATAGGGTTGAGTTTGGAGACGAGGAGTATATTATAATACAGATAAGAAAAGGTCCGCTTCCGATGGGAGAGGTATTATCATATATGTTATCCTGTAAAACAATGGTGGGAATCTAATGATTAAAGTCACCATAGAAAAAAATGACCTTGATAAACTTAAATCATTATTTTCTGCATTAGGGGAGAATGCTCCAAGAGCCGCCGATGGACTTATGCAGACTATAGCATCAGATTTGAAGTTCGCCTTTAAACAGAATCTATGGGAACGTAAACTAAAATTGGAACCACTTAAACCATCATACTTACAGAGTAAAGTTGCAATGGGTAGGTTTCCACAAATATTGATTAGCACAAGTCAAATGGTAGCGTCGGTAGAATCTCGAAAATTAGAGAACTTTGTATACTTTATTGGAGTACCATCAGGGAAGGTGCATAAAAAGACAGGTATTAAATTGAGTGATTTGGCGATGATACATGAGTTCGGTTCAATTGCAAGAGGTATACCACCACGTCCAGCTTGGACATTGACAGCAGTGCGATTTGAGAAACAGGTGCCAAAGATAATTGATAAGTTCCTAACTAAGTTCGCTAAAGATTTACTAGCAGGTAAAGTATAATGGCTTGGACAGAGGCCGCAAGAGCCGCGAGTGCATTAGTTAGACGACAGCGTGGTAAGAAGATTACTCCAATAGGAGATAAGAAATTTGCCGGACTTAAACTAAAAGCAACTGGAAAATCACTAACGAAAAGAGTACCGTTCGGTATTAATAGAGCGGGGAAGACTGTATATACAAGAGTGCCGATAAAACCAAACCTGAAGTATAAGAATAGGAAATCTAATCAACAGAAACCCTTTGTTCCAAGTGGTAGATTTTATAACGTGGTAGGACGCCACGGCTGGAAGAAGAGGATTAAAAATACAATAAAGTTGGGCGGATAAGATGGCGGACTACGCTGATATTTTAAATATATTTGTAAAAGTTGACCAAGCTATCAAAGACGTTGTTCACGAGAAATTGATTATCCTGCAGGGAACTAATATGGAGACTAAGATACCAGCACGGATCCTTGGGGTAGAAGAAGAATTTAACTCCGCCAGCTATCCATCATTTATAGTTAATCCCTTAGATGTACGACTTGACCTAAGGAGGTTTAATGATGAACGTCAAATCGAAGATGCAACATCGCTGACTAAAAGAGTGAAAGCACCAAAACAACCTTATCTGGCGACTTACATTGTGTCGGGATTTGCCCAAAATATGCGAGTCCTCAGAGAGATGCAGTTTTTTCTTGCGTCGGCCTTTCCGGTAAATGGATTCATAACTATAAATGGAACGGAGGATATCAGGATTGACTTAAAGTCACAGGATAGTAATGTGGACTTTCCGAATAAGGAATTTGTGTCCAGAATGATTCTGGATGCTTGGATACTACTTGATGTTGATGTCACAGGAGAATTAGTGAAACGAGTATATAATACTATTACTATTTCATTCCATAATCAAGACGGACGGTCAGCAGTAGTTGATACAGAAGACTTTAGTTGGGATGTATCCTAAGAGGAGATTCTAATATGTTGAGTCGCAGAAAGAAAAAAGATGTAGCCATAGAACGAGCGAAAGCTATTAAAGAATTGAAGGTCGATGTGCCAGATGTGATACTAAATAATCAGGCATCGCCCATAGATATATGTGGCAAGAATGGAAAATCTATTCTTGTGCTTGAACCTTACGGGAGTGTCACTCTGAGTGATAGCTTGAAGGAAACGCTGAATAACAGCGAACAGTATAGAAACCTAATAGCCAGAGGAATTTTGGCAAAGGTGAAATACCAGTAACGGAGGAATGACTTATGACAATTGGGATTAACATAACAGAGTTGGTGTCGCAAGGTTCACCGGTCTTAGAAGGTGATAACGAACTGACTCCGGGATTCTTGGTAGTGTCTAAACGAGGCCCGGCTGACTTTCCAATACTGATTACCAGTATGAATCAATTCAAAAGACTATTCGGTGAGCATACTACTGCCGGATACGGAGCTTATGTTTTGGAAGGTTATTTTTTGAACGGCGGAAGAAAAGCTTTTGTGAGTCGTATAGTTGGCTCCGGTGCCGCGGCTTCCGCGGTTACATTGGTCGATAGAGCCAGTACGCCATTGGACACATTGACGATTGAAGCTGGATATAAAGGACGACTTGACAAAGGAACTTGGGGGGATAATCTATCGGTAGCTATTACTGATAACGTAGACGATACCACTCTGTTTGACTTAGAAGTACTTCTCTCCGGTGTGACTAAAGAAGTATGGCGAGGAGTGACTCCTGCGACAGCTGTCACAGCAATAAATGACTCTGTATCAGGTTCCGAATATATCAAAGCGACTAACGAGAACTCTACTTCAACAGCACCGGATAATAATCCAGCAGTCGGAAGTTCAAACTTAAGTGCCGGTGTCGCAGGTTCCGCCCCGGCCGTTACAGCATATAATGGAGTGCAGGCTGACTTTACAGGGGTGTATGCTTTCGATGCACTTGATATTAGTCATCTGGCTAATGCGGAGTCGACTGATGCAACGCATTTAGATAATCTGCGAGATTATTGTTCAGCGAGAGGAACCATTCTTGGAGTGGCCTCTATTCCAGTTGCATCAACTGTGTCTTCCGCTAAGACATTCGGACAGGCATTGCAAATTTCAAATGCTTATATGGCACTGTATGGCGGATGGGTTTTGGTGAGTGACCCAATTGGTTCGGGTCCTAATCCACTTAAATGGGTGTCCCCGGTTGGACATGTCCTTGGAGTATATGCCAGAACATTGCGTGACCGTGGAGTGCATAAAGCCCCGGCTGGTGTAACAGACGGCCAGCTAAAAGGAGTTTTTGATATTGATATGGATGTGAATAATGATACAGACTTGACAGACTTAGCCACTAATGGTGTGAATACGCTTAAGGCAGTGCCAGGTTATGGTAATTGCGTTCTGGTGTCCAGAACTCTCTCCAAAGATGTTCGGTGGAGATTCGTGAACGTTCGGAACTTGTTTAACTATGTAAAACGGGCGCTGAAGAATGGATTGGCTTTCGTTCAGCAAGAACCGAATGATGGGGTGCTAAGGGCGAAGGTTAAGAATAACACTGTCCTTCCTTTTATGCGCACTTTGTTTCAGGCAGGAGCTTTTGGGTCCGGTAAATTTGAGGACTTGGTAAGTATCATTTGTGATGAATCTAATAACCCGCCAAACGAGATTGAGTTGGGAAATTTCCATCTGGATATGACTTTCTTCCCAAGCAAACCAGCGGAGAGTATTTTCATCTCTGTAGCCCAGCAACAGACAGGTAGTTCAGCCGCGTCCGAGACTTAAGATGAAGATTTGCTCTAAATGTAGAATAGAGAAAGAGCTCTCCGATTTTGGATTAGATAACAGAATGAGACTGGGGAGAAGATCCGCCTGTCGGGAATGTAATGCTAAATTTAAACGAGAGCAGTATTCTAAAAATAGAGAACAAATTTTAATAGACGTTAAAAAATACCAAGCAAAATATCCAGAAGTGGGATTAAACGCCACTTTGAAACGGTCATATGGAATAATGAGTAAAGATTGGGATAGGATGTTTAATACCCAAGAAGATATGTGTGCAAGATGTCATAAACTAATGGATAGAAATAAGAGAAGAGAAATTCACGTCGACCATAATCATTTAACTGGACAAGTGCGAGCTTTAATCCACCGCAGGTGTAACCTTTTGATTAGTGGAGTAGATGATAAGGATGAACTAAAGTTGTCGCTAGAATACTTGAAAAAGTATGATAGAGAATGGGCTATGGAGGTTAAATAATTATGACAGAGAAGTGGAAAGGTAATCATTTCGTAGTAGAGATTGACGGGATTCAGTCCCCAACTATAGATGCCGTGCAGGGATTGTCAATGGGATCCACTACGGCACTTGAAATCGTGGATGCGGGAACTAATTTAATTGATAAGATTAGCTCCGGGATTGTAAAATTCGCACCACTTATTTTGATGCGTAATATGGACGGTTCACCGGCTGACCAAGCTTTTATTGACTGGTTTAAAGAGATGTTTGATTTGACTGACCCTATTGCATCACTGGGGAGTAATACCAGACGGAATGGTGCAATTGTTAAAAGGGAATTCGGTCAAGAAGTCCTACGCATAGGATTTGTAGGTGCATGGATTCGTGAGATGACACTCGGCGACCTGACTTCAAATGCCGAAGATCTGTGGAAAAGAACTATTACATTAGAACACCAAGGATTATTCGAAACAATATCGTAAATTAAAACAGGAGGAATGTATGGAAAATTTTACAGGTAGTAAGATGGACGATTCCGGAAAGTTGCCCCTTAGTCAAGCCGGTGACGGGAAAAATATGAGTCCAGAGGCTGGAAATCAGGGAGACCCCTCGAGCGCCGGACCGACTAAAGAAGCCGCCGCATCCGGTAATCTTGATAGTGTTGTTGGTAATAAGGGGGACGAGTCAAGCAATAAACCATATAATAAAACCGGTAATTAAGATTCGGAAGACTTGTGTCCAAAAAGAATAAGAAACGCAAAAGGAAATCACTTAAATAAAAGGAGAACTACAATGGACTTTACATTACCAATCGGTGTTCAGAAAGACGGAAAGACGATTAAGAGCATGGAAGTTAAGGAACTGGATGGATATGCCAGAAGGATCCTAACGGACATCAAGAAGAATAAGAATGCGGCTAAAGTTGTGACCGGTCTTCTAGGGCATTGCCTTATGGTAGATGGAAAGTCTATTGGTGATGTATTAGCACAGAGGATGTTTGTTGTAGATAGGAATGCGGCACTGGTCGCCCTGCAGAGGGAGTCTAACGGAGATAACGTGGTCGCGCATTATAACTGTGTATGGTGCAATCAGGGATTTGAATTTGAGGATAATCTGGCACTACTTGACTGTCAGATACTTCCTGAAGGAGAACTACTTGAAACTGTAACAGTGCAACTCGATAAGGGATTTAAAGATTCTGAAGATAATGTCCACAGAGATGTAACGATGAGAGTGCCGACTGGACAGGACGAAGAGGTAACTGCGCATATGTTTTTGGAGAGCTATCAGCAATGGTGCTCGACTATTATAATTCGACTGACTACTAAATTCGGTGATTTAGATATGGATAAATTCGCTGGACTCGGTGTTAAAGTTATCGACGCAATATCCGCCCGGGATATTGATAAATTGATTGCGGCAGTGAATACCGAGCTCCCGGGGTATAAAACTAAGCACGATGTCATTTGTGCTAACTGTCAAAAAGTTGTGACAGTAAGTCAGGATATGTCAAGTTTTTTCTTGCCGAATCAAATGGTGAATATGCGATAAACGAGGTTATATATTTGCTGGCCAGTAAATATCACTGGGGCTACGAGGAGATCCTGCGAATGCCATATCAAGCAATTGATTGGCACTTTAATAGATTGATGAGAGATCTGGACGCAGAGAAACGCGCAGTAGATGAGATTAAGAGTAAAAACCGGTGATGAGGAATGGCTACAGGACAAGAATTCGGATTTGGCTTTAAACTGACGCTCAATGACCAACTAACAAATTCATTAAAAACTGCGGCCGCTGGAATTAACCAATTTTCAGGTCAATTCAACGGATTTATTAGTTTAGTGAAGTATGCAACAAGCGCACTAGTTGGCTTCTACGCAACATCACGAGTAATTCAACAGATTCGCCAATTGCTATACTTCGGTCAGGATCTGGAACAGAAACAAGTTCAGTTGCAAGCACTGACTGGTTCCTTGAAAGAGGCCAGAGGTCTCTTTGAGTTCGCCCGGAAGAAGGCGGAGCAGTTACCATTCGGAAGTATCACAGAGATTCTCGGTGCAATCAAAGCTATGAATCTTTTCGGATTTAGCGCCCAAAAGCATTTTGATGCTATAGCTGGACTTGCCGCTGTCTCCGGTGAATCACTTGAATCAGTCGTATATAATCTGAACTTCTTTACACAGTCCGGATTTGCACGCGGGCTTGCGCGTATGGGCGTGAACGTAAAGGAACTGCAAAAAGCTACCCATGGATTAAGGGCAGGTACTGATGAATTCAGAGAGGCAACTATCAAATTCATTGGAAGTCAAGAGAAGTTTAAGAATGCAGTCAGTGTGCAGAGAAATACTCTGGCCGGTCTACGAGATGATATTCAAGATGTCTTTGAAGCGTTTAAATTAGATATCATAGGATTGAATAAAGAAGGTGGATTACTGGGTGGGTATAAGAGATTCCTGCGACAGATTAGAAACTTTCTGGTAGAACATAAAGAAGGATTGAAACAAATAGCAGTATCTATCGGTCGAGTCCTTGGCGGTGTATTTGATATACTTGGACAAGCATTTACAAGAATGACTAAGAGTTTTGGTGGGTGGATTGATTCAACAGGGAACATGTTTAAGACTAATCAGGACTTGATTACTCAATTTTTATTTTGGATAGGACTGATTGAGTTGAGAATCGAGGGCATAATGAAAACAGCATGGGAATGGATGAATAAAATAGCTGATGCTCTGGGCGGCTGGAAAGCAGTTAGTGCTGGACTGGCCGTAATGGTTGCCGGAACTGGCATAGCGACTTTAGGTTCCTCCATGGTAACACTGGCATCTGCATTAGGGTTATCCTTAGGACCTATGGCGCTGTTAGCGGCCAATTTGTTTATATGGTCCGATGTTGTAATTCAATGGCAACACTTAAAAAAGTCAATGTCAGATATGACTTGGGGAGAGATTGCTCAGTCAATAGGATACTACAGTAATTTAGGCGGATTAATGGAAAGTGTAAAGGGCATTCCTTCCGCCGGAAAACAAAGTATTACTCCAGCTGAATCAACCGCCGCTACAGAACGCATACATGAAATTACAATCGGAACCGTGCATAATCATTATGATAATGCCGACCCGAATAAAGCACCAGCGCATGCAACTAAAATGATTGATAGCCTAAAAAATAAACGTGGGGGAGAACAATCGAACCCATCAATAAGAAATAGAGATTAAGGGGGTGAATTAATATGCCAGAAAAAGAAGGATATGGCTCTTTGAAAACTAATGAAACATTTCAAACGGACCCCGGAGAGACACTCTTCGGCGATATGGAAGATATGCACGATGTTAATTGTCCCGCATACCAGAATGGGATGGGTGCAACGTGTAACTGTAATAAAGATGCGCAGGATATGCAGGAGAGTGAGTAACAGTGAGTCAGCATAAAGCGGTACGAGGTTTCTTAGCAAATATAAAAAGTAAACCACCACTGATTATTCTTTTTCAGTGGAATCCTACTGATGTTAAAGAATCAAGAACAGTTAAGTATGCGGATGTGGAGTTGGGTGGATATCAGGCGCCGATACAAGTATTCTCCGCTGGCGGTGCAACTACATACAGCTTTCAATTAACATTAGATGCGACAGAAAATAGTCGAATTTTTAATGTCTTTAGAGTTGATTTACCGCTGGTAGGTATAGGCGCTACTGTTAGCGCTCTGAAATCATTTACATATCCGGCGAATGATAAACTACTGAAATTCCTGCAATCAAATTCAGTAGGAGAACCGCCAGCATGCTATTTTGGATTAGGGAGTAAGGTGATGCGAGGTAGGATTCGGAGCTTACATATAAACTATAAACTGTTCAGTCGACTACTGGTGCCACTCCAAGCAACTGTAGACATAGAATTTACAGTTGATGAATATGGCGTCTGGTCAAAGATTGACGCAATCTATCGTCGGATTACATCTACGGCCAATCCCGCGTTGGGCGGCTTCGGAGGATTAATTTAAATGCCAAGATTTGATAACAGTAAGATTGAGTATGATATTGATATTAAAGTATCGATTCGACCGATACGACTCAATATAAATATTCCAGCCAGCCAGACATTTCAGACTGTGATTGAGGCCGGAGATACTATTGATGCGATTGCTTATAGAATATACGGAAGCTCAAGACTGTGGTGGATTATAGCAGATTTGAACGGATTGATACATCCTCTTTATATTGAACCGGGAACTAGAATAAAATTACTTCTGCCAAGATTTGTGGAGCTATATATTTAAATGCAAGCTATCTGTCACGTGTATGTGAGTAAGGGCGGGAATGAACTGCCATCCAGTAAGTTAAAGGGGATAGGTAAGTTAGTACCACAGTTACTAAAAAGAAAGCTGTCGAGCCAATTTAGTATCTTACAGAGACATAAAGCAACGGATGAGAATGCACTAGATTGGAGTCAGTGGGTAGAATCCGTAGTAGTGCATCAATCTGATTTGAAGATTCCAGCGGCGACAGTAAATATGCAAGATCCATATTTGTCATATTATGACTACTTTGTGCCCGGACAATTCATTGAGATTCACTTGGGTTGGAATACTGGGTCCGGAGAAGTTGGACCCGTATTTAAAGGATTGATTGAAAAAGTTAATTTCAGTCTGAAGAGCGATGGGAAATCAACCGTGAGTCTGGTATGCTTAGGAGATGAAATTGCACTGACAACCGGTAAAAGTGCATATAATAGTTTTAGTTCTTCAGCATCTTCCGGCGATGGCGGATTAGTAAATATTGCGGGTGAAGAAGTATCTTTCGATAGTCCAGATGGGGTTGCGGATGCACCAGAAGTAGCATCATCAACAGTTAATGATATCCAGAAAAATATAAAAGAGATAACTGATAGAGCGGGTTTACAATTGGCACCAATTCAGAGTGTGCGTATGAAGGTAGAAAGTAATCGTAACTCACAGGAGATTTCAGATTCAAAGACAGACCTTCGAAGACTATATGAAATGGCAGAAGAGCATTACGCGGTCTGGTACTTAACAGGAAAGACTTTACACTTTGTAGATCTGGTAGATTTTGTTAGAGGAAGAGTGCCGTCATATACGGTCGTGTTTAATAATGGAGAGAATCAAGGCGATTTAGCTACGTCAATTTTTGGAAGTATGAATACTGAATCACTGATATCATATGGGAACGCCGAAGATAGAGCACTATTTCATCCTGATGGGAGGAGATTGCAGATGTTAGCCGATACAGTCGAAATTTCTGATTATCGCTCTGTCAAGGAATTTATACCTAAGTATGCAACTAACTTAAATCCAGAAACTGGAATATTGACGGTGTATAGTGATGGAGAACCAGAACCAAAATACTATCGATGGAATGCAGAGAAAGTTCAGCACGGAATAGAGACTGATAAAGAGAAGTTTGACAACTTTACAAAGACACTTGGCGTAGATGCACTTAGAGGTAAAAATCGTATAAACGAAATTAAACAGTATATGGACGAGATAGTGCCTAAGAAAGAGGCGCCAACGGATAGAAATAATAAAGATAAAGTAGAGAGAGCTAAAGCTCCAATCGACTTTATGGGTAATGGACTAAAAGTGACACTGCCATTCGGCTCATGGAAAGTTAGAGCTATTGATTCAATAGAAGTGGTCGGGATATCAAGATATTCCGGGGTGTACTTTGTGTCCGAGGTAGAGCATAACTGGAGTCACGAGGGATATAAGCAGTCAATGACACTACAGAGAGTGTTTAATGTTGGCAAGTTCCTGAAAGAATCAGGACTAGATACATTTCAACTGAGACCACCATTCGGATTCTAAGATGAGTATGTTATACGGAATCTATCGAGCCAGAGTAATAGCTAATAAGCATAAAGCTAAAGACGGGAATATTTATGTGAGATTGGTTAATCAAGAATTAATTAGCCAACCATTCTGGGCCTCGCCCGCATTCCCTAATGGACAATTCTTTGTCCCATTTGTTGGAGATGTGGTGTTTGTAATGTTTGAAGAAGGTTTCATTAAATCGCCACTTTATATGTTCCAAGCATTCCTACCGGGTAAAGAACCAAAAGAGATAAGTGAAAACTATCCATCCCGGAGAATGATTAAGACTAAAAAAGGACATAAAATTGAATTTGAGGAAACTAATCAGAAAGAATTTGTAAGTATTACATCGGCACCCAAACTTGGAAAGTCACACAATATTATATTGGATGTTGAACAAGATGAGATTCGAATTACCCACTCTTCCGGCAAGAGCTCGATTGTAATGGGTAAGGACGGAGTAGTTACACTTATCACAGGGGTACTAACTGTAGAGACTAAAGATGTGAACTGGCAATCAGAAAAGGTAAGCTGGAAAGCCGGTGATATACTGGAGTTTACAGATAAAAATGGTAATAAGTTGACTAAAGATAAGAATGGTATCATACTGAAAGATAAGAACGGAAATAGAGTGTTGATGGACTCTAAGGGATTTAAGATTGTAGATAAGTTTGGCGGATTCATAGAGATGAAATCCGGCAAGATTACTATCACATCCAAGGGAACAGTTGTATTAGCTAATGGTACTAAAGGTGTTGTAAGAGCAGGTGATTCAGCCCGGCCGCATACTCATAAGTTTGTGTTGTCATCACCAACGGGTCCGGTTAGTGGGCAGATTCTACCTACGAGTGTAAAATTTGATGTAGTTTCACAAAGAGTAAAAGCAGGATAAGATGACACTAAAAGGATTTAGATTTCCGGTAGCAGTCTCCCCAACACGAGGACAGATGCTAACTACAGAAGAGAGAAGGCAGATTGAAAGCGATCTGCTTTTACTGCTTGTGACTGAACCCGGATCCAGACCATTTCGTAGAGATTATGGTGTCGGAATTTCCTTGCTCTTACAGGAACCGAATGACCAGATGTTACAGACACTGATGAAGAGACTAATTATCGAAGGCATTACTTTGTTTGAACCGAGGGTTGTAATTAATGATGTTCAGTTCAAAACAAATGATTCGACACTGACGATTATTCTGGTGTATGAACTACAGGCAAACGAACAGGAGAACACCGCCGAGTTTTCATTTCCAAAGAGGTAACGTATATGACTAATAAAATAGACTACACCGCTAAAGACTACGATAGTATACTGCAGGCATTGCTGGCACGTAAGAAAGATAAGTTACCGGCATACACTAACGAATCGTCTTCAGATTTTGGTGTTTTCCTACTGGAGATGTTTGCAATGCTTGGCGACATGCAATCATACTATATAGATAGAATCGCAAACGAGTCTTTTATCAATTTGTGTAAAGAGAGACCATCAGCATTGAAACTGGCAGAGTTAATTGGATATACACCCCAAGCGACTCAACCAGCAACTGTAGATGTAAGATTTACATTGAGTACGAATCCTTCCGGCACAACTATTCCTGCAGGAGATGAAGTTCAGGTTCCAGCATCTAATGATGAGCCAGAAATAAATTTCTATGTACCTACGGACTTGGTAATTACGTCAGGAAATCTGACAGGTACCATTACTTGTAATCATGGAACCGCCGAGGCGGATACCTTTGTGGGTGATGGGACTCCAAATCAACAGTATCATTTAAGTCAGAGCCCTGTATCCTCGGGTAGTATTAAGATTGTAATTAGCGCATCGACCTGGACTCCAGTTCAGTATTTTTCTGATAAGGGGCCGACGGATAAAGTGTATAAGATAATTGTCCAAGAGGATGACTCTGTAATTATCCAATTTGGAAATGGTATCAATGGGGATATTCCACCGAATGTAACAGTAATAGATATTACATATAAGCGTGGCGGGGGAGTAGGATTTAAAGTCTTAGCTGGCGCTATTTCAGTATATGTAGGTTCAGTTAGCACAGTATCCGCAGTGATTAATTTGTCCGACGGTACGGACGGAACAGAGAAAGAGGCACTTCCTTCGATTAGAGTATTAGCACCAGCTTCCCTGAAGACTATGGATAGATGCGTAACCGTAGACGATTTTGAAACGGAAACATTAGAAGTATCGGGTGTCCAACAAGCAAATGCAAGAGAATATGGTGGGTTCGTTCGCATTTCGATTATTCCTTCCGGGGGTGGGTCGCCTTCCGAATCATTAAAGCGGAATGTATTTTTAGCACTCAAATCCAAAAAGATGCTTGGGACACAATTTGTGGTGGTGGATCCACTGTATATTCCCATTGATATAACCGTATCCGTAGCAGTTGAACCTGGATTTATTCAATCCGTGATTCAGGGTAAAGTAGTAGCAGTGATTAATCAATACTTAGATTACTCACAGAGAGACTCCGTGGGAGCATATTTTCAATCCTTTGGTAAGGATGTATTTTTATCAACTTTGTATCGCCTGATTGACTCGATCGATGGAGTGAGCAATTCTAGTATTACACTGCTAAAGAAAGCATCTGAACAAGGAACAAGCACAGGTAATATTACGATTGAGGATTTGGAAGTGAGACAATCCGGAACTGTTACTGTGTCTGTGTCACAAGGACAGACACTGGTAGCATTCGAAGACCAGGTTAGAACTGTGTTAGAACCCCAAAAGATTGAACCAGTCAATCTGAAAAATATAAAAGGTAGGATTGTAAAGGATTAAGATGGCTTTAGACCTAAAGAAGATTATTCCATACGGAGTACTGGCTACAGATAAAAACGGAGACCTGGCTAAGCTGATAGATGTTTTCGGGGCATACTATGACGACCTGAAAAAAGATGCTGATGGGGTACTTAATAATTTAGGTATTGATGATTGTCCGCCATACTTGCTAAAACATATAGCTAACTATCTAAGGGCTGAACTATTTAGTTTAAATATGTTTAAGAATCCAACATTTGAACTGGATGCAAATAATGATGGCTTTGCAGATAATTGGAGTCTATACGGAACACCAGCACCAACTGCAGAATTCAAACAGAACTCGCGTGGCCATACATACCAACGAGTATTTACAACTGCCGCATCCTGCGGAATACGACAGACCATTGCAGGTTTAGATATATCTAAACGAGTAATACTGACCGTGAGATGTAGGGTTAACACACCCAATGCAGTACTATTCTTTGGAACAGTAGACGGGACCGGTCTGGGTATCGGGATAAACTATAGTGAGAATTTATCAGAGTGGAAGACATATAGCTGTTCATTTGTGCCAACATTGGCATCACATGAGATTGGGATAGGAAACTTCTCCGGCGGTAATGTTAACTTCGATGTGGACTTTTTCTTTGTTGACTATCTTGATGAGATAGATAAAATGAAACAGTGGATTAGAAATTGTGTATCCGTGTATAAAAAGAAAGGAACTAAACAAGCACTGATAGATGTGGTTCAGTATTTGACAGACTGGACACCAACTATTACAGAGAACTTTGTATCGAAGTTTTTTCAAGTATACAACTGGGAAGGAAGTAACTACCTTAATCAAGTACCAGTATTTAATGTGGAGATTACTGATATAGATTCCGGAGATAGACGCACACTGACTGTTGATGTATTATGGGGAGATGACCCAACCGGTCAATCGAATGTCGGCCTCTGCATTATTCCTAATCCAAGTTTTGAAGAAGTGACTTCACCACCAACACCAGATTACTGGATAGCAGTGGGTTCACCGACATTGGCTATTGTGAAAGGATTTAAAGGTAAAAATGCAATTAAAATTACGCCAAATGATACAGCGAAGGGACTGAAATCTACAGCGATTCAATTAGACGGTGGTAGTGATTATACTTTTACAGTCGCAGTGAAGAAAGTATCCGGGAGCGCACCAACTATTAAGTTAAGGAATACGACAGAAAGTACGGATGATATTATCCTTACGCTAACGGATGTAACAGACGAGTTTCTGGTATATACTGTAACCGATACGATTACAGGATCCGGAACTAAGAACTGTGAGGCACATCTACTCGGGAATCTAGGAGATGTTTTTGAGGTGGATGAAGTACTGGTAAAACCTGCCAGTCAGTTTAGCTTTGACTACTGGTGTTGGCTGGAACCGGACACTCTATCCGGCACTAACTTGAGACAGAAGAATCACGTAGAAAGTATTTACATTAGCTCCAGTCCCGGCGGAAGTCAGGTCCTTTTAGGAGAAGATGTAGCAGGAAACTGGACTACAGGAAGATTAAAGGGAATGACTTGGGAGATGCAGTCTATTGAATCAGAGATAGACGCAGGAGCTTATTATTATTTTGAGACTGGGGTAGAGAAAGAAATAGTAGTAACATTAAGCGGAACATCACCATTGATAGATGATGCTCGAAAGGAAATGCTCGAGACTATCCTTTTAAATTATCTGCCTGTGGGAGTGATTTTAACGATTCAATACTAAACTGATATAGATAAGATAGACGGTATACTAAAAGATATGAAGAATATGCTGAAAAGCTGTCAAATTGACGGATGCAACCTAAAGTATTGGGCAAAAGGATTATGTAAAGCACACTATTTGAAAGAAGATTATAATAAAAGATATATTCCGCACCCTGTAATTTGTATTAAAAAACTATGTATAATTGAAAGGTGCCAACTTTTTAATTACGCATACGGATACTGCGCATATCACTATCGAAGGACAGTTCAATATAGAGAATTAGTAAAAAAGAACTTAGACAAGTGTAGAAGGGAACTGTCGACAGGAACACTGTTTAAGAAAATGAGAGAGAATAGTAAAAGTAGAAAATGGAATTTAAATTTTACATTCAAAGAATTTGAATGTTGGTATAAATATGTCGATAGAATCTGTGAGTATTGTAGAATTAATAACAACGATATACTGATAATGACCGGTAAAATTTTGGGCATAGATAGGAAAGATTCTGCACTGCCATATACACTACGAAATATCTGTATATGCTGTGAACTATGTAATAGAGTAAAAAGTTCTATACTATCTTATGAAGAAATGCTAATTGTGGGAAAGATAATAATGACTCCTAAATGGAAATTAAAACTAGAGGTGCCAGCATATGGGAATTAGTCGAGATACGTTTAACGAAGGAAAGCGGTATATAAAAGTGATAAAAAATCAAGGAACACCCGCAGTTGATTCTGAATTAAATGAATTGCAGGATATTCGGCGTTATGAACTACTGCGGCTGATAGCATTCTTATTTGCTGACAGAACTTTTCAGAATGCGGCAACCGGATTCTATGGATTTGAGATATTGGAATCCCAATCAAGCCCCGTCAATAACTTTACTATCAAAGCTGGTGCCGCATTAGTGAATGGAGAACGGATAAACAACCCAGCAGATATTGAATATATAGCGCAAGAAACTGCCGCAACATTAACACCGCCCGGAGCCGGAACACGCAATGATCTGATATATTTGCACGTGTTCTATGCGGAAGTTGGTATAGCCAACGATTCTAATCTGGCATTAGTTACGCCTAATGGTTCGATAGAGACGTCCAAGAGACTTGTCCAGAAATGGTTAGTTAAAGTAGCCCAAGGAAGTGCAATACCAACCAATGATTCAGAAAATAATTATTTTCAATTAGCGGAAGTGGTGCGGACAACTTCTACATCGATACTTCAGTCTATGATTAGTAATACTGCAAATTTGGTAGGTGTACCAGCAATTCCTAATCAAATAGATATTGTAACTGGATATGATGGAGAAGATATTGTAGATACTACTTTACTCGGGTTTAATGAAAGTCGACCAAGAACAACTTTTGTCAGAGTCTTCTGGGGAGATACCGGTTCGGGGACAGGTGCCGATAATTCATTTACGATTAATTCAAATCGAGCCGGTAGTTACGAATCTAATGAGATGATTGAACAGATTTTAACAGATGCTAATGGCGATAAGTTCGAAGTGTCCGCCAATACACCAAACGTACTAACAGTGGCAGGAACCCCAGCATCCGGAAACTTTATGCTCGGTCCGGATGCAGAGTCCTATATTGTGATTTTGATTCCATTGGTGAATGGGGTTGAACAGTTAAGTAGGGCAATTACTAAAGAAGTGTCTATCAAGGGATTATCCGGATTAAATAAGTTTTCAACAGAGATGCAAGCCGAATTTAATGGGTTACTTTCCGGTGTGGAGTATAACGTTTATGTGGCATCCCAAGGAGTTGATGTTAACCAGCGCTCAGCATATTCCGCGCCAGTGTCTATCCAAGCAGGCGGAACAGAACAGATTGAAATGGAATCAATTGTTATTACGGCGCAGAACTACGGAGTAGATGTAACGTGGCCTAAGGTAGAAGGTGCCGCATTTTATGAGTATTGCTGGAATGAAGATAACGTAATCGCAGATTTTAATAATCCAAGACATAAGTCTGGCTCCACAGATGCAACGACTGTAGCCATTAAAGCACAGGCGGGTAAGATTATTCAGGTAAGCCTACGAGCGATTGATTCAACAGGCAAGGTATCATCTAATATTCAGAGTTCGTCCGGAACTGCGGGCGGCATAGCTATTGACCGAAACGTAAAGATGATACCCGTATACTTTAAAGTATTGGCATCAGATATTACTAAAGCTAATCGATTGATTGCAGAGATTCCTACAGAGAATGCTGTCGAGATTATTCGGATGACAGCATCATTGAAATCCGTGACAGTGGGCATTCCAAGTAGTGTCGGTGGCGGAAAACTTCGGGTTTATAGACAAGGGGACGAATCCGGGGCAGTGTCCTTACTTCCAGACTCAACCGGTCTTAAAGACCAAGCCGGAGACTTGATTATACCGGCGGCGGCTACGCTGGTCCTCGATGCATGGGATCCAGCGTGGGATATTTCTACACCAGATACTTTCCCAGCTATCGAAGGTGTACTAACAGTATATTATTTGGAAGGGGAATTCATAAGTAGAGCGAGTGAGTAAATCAGAAGGACTGTCTGATTATTCTAATCAAATTGGTATCCATAACCGGAAGGCAGAGATAGGGTCTTCCGGTTATTGTCTTATTGAGACTATTGGCAGATATACGCATACATTAACAGAAAGGATGTGATGTAGTGAGTAGCATAGTTGTTAAAGAGGGCGAGGGTATTGAAAGCGCTCTTAAGAGATTCAATATAAAAGTCGAAACTGACGGCATACTAAAAGACTTAAAAAAGCACGAGGCGTTCATACCGTGGTGCAAAAGAAGGAAGGTCTCTAAGCGTGAACGTGTCCGACTTAAAGAGTCTGACTGATATTGATTTAATAATACCAGATAATTTTATTGGAATTCCCTACGACTTCCAGAAGGTGGGTGCCGCCTTTTTAGTAGCCAAAGATAGATGTCTACTAGGGGATAGTATGGGACTTGGCAAGACTATACAATCACTTTTAGCAATGTGTATACTAAAACGCATAGATAAATTGCCAGCACGAGTACTTGTTGTAACCGTAAACTCCGCGGTGTTTCAATGGGAAAAAGAATTTAAGAAATTTACGACCGGATATAATGTACTCACGGTAACTGCTAAATTAAATCCTACCGAACGAGCCAGCTTCTATGGTAATCTACCAGAAGAATGTGTTATGATTACAAACTATTCGCTGATGAGAATAGATAATGAGTTCATCTTACAATTGGGATTTAAATTAATTATATGGGACGAGTCAGCTATTTTCAAAAATTATAAGAGCAAGACATTTAAAGCCGCCCAGGATTTAAGTATGGCGGCTGAACGGTCATGGGCATTATCAGCGTATGCGATGCCGAATAATCCATTTGAGTTATTCGGAGTATACTCTGTAACTGTGCCAGACTTATTCGCCCGATATTATGGGACAAGACGATTTGATGGGATTACAAAGTTTAGAGAATTGTATACACTTGAAGAGCCAATTATTGGACGAGGCGGAGTACCAAAAATGACGGAACAGGGATATATCATAAAACAGACAGTAGGATATAAAAACTTGGATAGATTAAAACAACGCATATCACCATTTTATATTGGACGCACATATGCAGATGTAGCCGTTCAAGTTCCTAGTCTGATTGTAAAAGAAGCTAATTTAGAAATGACTAATACTCAAAGAGCACTATACTATGAAACAGAACATGGAATAAACGGTAAGATTCCAATGGATATGATATTGGCTAAATTTGTCGCTCTCCAGCAGATAAGTAATGGAGTAGATTTTTATAAACATACTAAAGGCACGGATGTATCACCAAAAATAGAAGAGATTAAAAGATTCCTATCCGAAGAGTTGGAAGAGGAAAAGATAGTAATATTCTCTAAGTTTCGACAGTTTATTGATATACTTGAAGATGAATTGAAGGAGTATTCCCCAGTCAGAATTACTGGCGACGAGAGTATTGATGAACGAGAACGTAATAAGGAAAAGTTTACTAACGACCAGAACTGCCGGGTCTTACTGATGACACAAGCGGGCGGATTCGCCCTGAACTTACAAGCCGCCCGGGTGATGATGTTTGTAGACCTACCATTTTCTTTTGGAATGATGGAGCAGATAATTGGGCGTATTCGCCGGATTGGAAGTGAACACGAGGTAGTTGTAGCTGTATTCCTAATGATGAATGATAGCTTGGATAGGCACGTCCTCGATGTTTTACGGTCTAAAAAAATGATAATTGAACAAGTTATGGGCGGACGAGATGTATTAGATAATGTTGCCCAGAATGACATCAAAGAAATACTAAAACGTAGATTGGAAGAGAAAGGTCAAGATGTGTCCTAAATGCAAGGGTGCAAAGCATATAGAAACTAAAAAAGGTTGGCAGAGATGCACACGCTGTTTTTATGAGGCAGAGTATAGATTTTTTAGAAATTGGTTAGGAATTATAGATACAGAGATTGAAGCTCCCAAAGTATCAGCCGAATTGATCGGGAAGAACCTAAGGTTTAAACCGGGATGCATAACTGCTTTCGGAGTGATGGCCGAATATGTAAAACAACAAAAACGCATCCAAACCGTCTTTTCATTTGAGATTAAGAACGAAAGTTTAGAGGGCGGATACTTTGCCAACTTTCGGTGGTCCGATGTTTTGCTGGTGGACTTAAAACGAACGATTCCAAATGCATTCCTGCCCTTGTTTCTGATGGAGATGTCGTATATGAGAGACAAACTCGGCAAAATAACCTTATGGATGTATGATAAAGATTGGTATAATACCAAGAACGCAATGGTGGGATTGATAAAAAGTCCACTTAAATCATGGGAAGAAGCGGGTACGAAGTGTAATGATTTTGTTGAGTACTTAACTCAAGTTCGGGAGATAGAATGATACAAGAGAAGAAATTGGAACGGTCAGGACTAAATAATGCAATCGAATGTCTCCAGCTTTTGTTAGCGGATCCAACGGGTGAGCATAAAGATAAAGCACAAAAGATACTTGGGCCGTTAAACCCATTCCAAGAAGGAGGGAAGATTATATACTCTGTCATTCAAGCACAGTATGCTGAAGATAGAATTCCGACTCTGCAGACAGTCCTGAATCTATTTGAGGATAAGAATTCCCAATTCCATTTAGATATGCAGAATATGTATGTAGTGCAACGCACGATAGATACTCTAAAAGAGTATAAGGCAGAGAAATATAATATTGACCATTCACTGGCCTGTGTACTTCGAGACTATAAAATTCGGGAGATACTACGGATTCAAGAGATGGCACTTAAGATTCGGACAGAAGGAATTACTATTAAAGGAAAACTCCTGCAAGGATTCGATGAGGCAGAACGGTACGAATCTTCTGAAAAAGCTAAGTTCCTTGATTTAACTCATAGGGGAACTAAGGAAGGTTCACCGCAAGATACCGAGGCGATGCGGAGAGAGTATGAGAAAAGTAAAAGTAATGATAATGTTATAGGTACTTGCACAGGATTGCCATCAATCGATTTGGCCACGTATGGTGGAAAAGGCGGAGAATTCTGGCTGGTGTCTGCATATGCACAAGAAGGTAAATCACAGATGCTCATTAATATGTCATATCATGCCGCTATTGAAGAAGGTAAAACAGTTGTATATGCTTCCGCCGAGATGCCATACTCACAAGTTGCTAGACGCTTCTGGGCGCGACATACTCGCCACGACAAGTTTAAGAGTAGGGCTTTCCTGACATATCAAGATATTAGATATGGGAAACTAAACCCCGCAGACGAGGATCTGTATCTTAATGAAGTGGCAGAAGACTTCGGACATCCAAAAGAGAACGGGTATGGTAAAATAATTATTATACAGTGTCCGGGATGGAGTATTGGAGATTTGAAGAAAAGGCTAGAAGAGTTGAACAAGGAAACACCGATTGATGCCGTGTATATTGACTATTTGCAGTTGCTTACTTCATCACTCAGGATTCGGGAACCACGACAAGATTTAGAAGAAATGTTTAGGGAAACTAAAAGATTGGCACTAAGTTTCGGGTCCGGGGAACAATTGCTGGTAGTATCAGCCCATCAGATACGGCGCGAGGATAGGAAGAAATTCGCTGAAACTAAAAGGAAAAAGAAACCGACCGACCCTGCTGAAACGGAAGACCAAGTTGAAGAAGAATATTTCCTTTGGAGTTTAGGTTCAACGGCAGAGGCAGAACGAAGTCCGGATGTATGTATCTGGCTATTACGGTTGCCTGCGTATAAGGAAAAGGCGGAAGTTAAAATAGGACAAAATAAAAATAGAGATGGGGATTGCGCAAGACCGCAGTTCTATTTTGAGAATTATGCCGCAAGTTATATCGGACCTCTTGAAGAGGATATATCTAAGAAGACTCAATCAACGATAGATACCGAGAATGGGATAGCAGAACCAGAGGACGAGAATGAGGTCGAATAGCGTAGGAACAATATGGGAAGTATTTGAACGAGCAGGTGGCGAATTAACTCGGCCGCACGGAACCAGTCAAATGATTAGATGTGTGTTTCATAGCGACTCAATTCCTTCTGCCAAAATATATAAAGAGTTTGAAAAGTTCGTATGCTTTGCCTGCCGGATTGCATATACTGCTACTCAATTCTGGCAGAAGTATGAAGGAAAAATACCGGAGAAAAATGTAGATGACTCACTTATGGTTTTGGTTAATGTGTTTGAAGATAAAATGAGGCCTAAACTTAAAAGACTACTGTCAAAAGATAGAAACAAAGTTGTTGAGGTATATGGAGTATTAGATTTAATAAGAATGCAACTTAAGGAGAGTAAGAAGATGGAGACTGACTATTTGTGGAATCATCTTATGAACTTAGATAAGTATGTTACGGATTGGTGGAAGAATGAAAAATAAAAGGACTGTTAATATACTAACTTTGGCCCGAGCCCCATTAGCTATACTGAGTGATAAAGAACGTTATATGGTACTCAAAGACTTATTGATAGCAGAGGACCGTGTTTTTGGAGATAGGATGAGTTTGTTTCTGATTGTTAATTCAATTCTCTTAGTTGGATTCAGTCAATTAAAATTGCAGATTCCAGTGATAACTTTAATTGGTATGGTATTAGACCTGATTTGGTTTTATGTCGGATGGATGTCATATAAAGCCCACTTATTCTGGAGTGATGAAATGGTGGTATTAGAAGAAAGGGCCGAAGGGACAATGATGGCTAACTTACAAGGTATTATTGGAAAGCGTAGAGATAGGTATCCTAAAGTAATGCCACTAAAAAAGTGGCATATAATGTCATCTACGGCGATACTTTCTAAAGCATTGCCGATACTATTTTTCGTAATGTGGACATATTTATTATTGATGGGATAGATAATTGACTATATTTCCAAAATGTCCACGGTGTCAAAGGTTAGTTAAAGCTAATGTACCAGCGAGAGTTAATGGTATTATATGGGGGGCATATTGTAAGGCATACTACGATAGAACTAAAGAACAACGAGCCGGAGAGTGTTTTTTAATATGTCCCTGCGGCAATAAAGAATTAGTAGATGAAAAATACTGGTTTCAAGGACAATGCACTATATGTTTAATAGTGGAGAGGAAGAATGTCGATTTTACAAAAGCTGACACATTTGCGGAACCCAGAACCGGTAGACTTGTCCCAAAAACTTAGCGGTGCGGTATTCTTTGATAAGCTTTGGTTTCAAGCTTGGTATCAGGAAATAGTGACAGGCGAGATTGATATCAGAGATATGGCCGGGGCCGGTTGTTTCTTAAAAGGTCAGGATGCTGTATTAGTAGTTGAGGCACAGTATCTGTATAAAAAGAACCAAATGAAGAGGAAGTAGTCAACACAGTATGGGATAAAGTCCATACTTTTTGTGATGTGACTTAGCATAACCCATTGTTCCCGTTAAGGGTATTATTAATTAGAGCTGGCATAAGGTCTGCATTACCAGTAGGTATGAAGATTACAGCAATCATAACGCCAAGGCAACCGATAGAACTGGAACGGTTAGAACTGGCAATCGAGAGATGGCTGTTAGAACGCGATTCAACTGGCCAGAAAACTAATTTTATGGCAAAGAACGGAGTAGTATATTTGACATTAAATGGGCTAAACGATGAACAGGCCGCCAATATGAAGTCGTTCCTTGAAGGTGAATGGGGCGGAGTATGGGCAGAGGTGATGTGGTTATGACTGGTGATGCTCACCGGGTTAAACGCTGGATGCCATATATGCTGGGTTGCGCTTGGTGTAGACGCGGTTTTCTGGTGGTCCGCAGGATCCAACTCCGGGTACCCTTTACTTATGGGTTGTTTAGGTCACACGGCATCTGTGACGCGTGTTCAGAAGTGCAGATGGGCGAAGTGCATAAGTGTAAAAAAGTGAAACAAAGGAAGGAAGATTAGAACTGTGAGCGGAAAATTCTCTGACAAACAAAGGCACCGAACGATATATCTTAATCCGGTGCTGAAGAAGAAACAATTTAAACTGACAGTCGACTTTCCTTTTGAATGCGAGGATAAAATGACTGTTGATGAAATGAATAAACGTATTTGCCAATGTCTCCAAGATTGGCTGGGATCTAATCGAGTAGTAAAAACTGAACTGTTAGATGAACTAACGGGGAATAAGGCGGCGATTGAGATTGGTGAACCAGATTGAAAGCCTGAGGCATAGTGGCACCGGCACGCTATGTGGGTTAGTTGAAAGTCCGGTATGAATTAAGAGAAATGCCGGGCCCGGATATTGGGTAGTCGAAGGGCCCGGTTTAGTATTGGTATTGGACAGCATAGTATGGGAATAATCGCATAGTTTTTGCACAGTCATAGGTGTAACTTGTTGTGTCCCTTAGGGCAGTGATACGGCACAGGACTTGCTATATAGGGGGGTATGGAAAGGAAGGAAACGATGACTAAGCGTCAGGCAATTAAGAGAGCCAAAGAGATGACAATGGGTTGCTGGTGGCCGTCCAGGCCATTTTCGAGCGTGGCGGATTGCAAGGCGGGGCCGAACTGGGAAGCCATTAAAGAAGAGTTGAAGGTCTTGACAGAGATGGCGAGGACTTGCCGCCAAAACGAGGCCGAGGCCAGCGAATACGAAACTGTCGCGAACCTTTTACCCACTCAAAATTATAAGAAAGGAAGGGTATCATAATGAAACAAGGACGCACTGTGCAGGCACTGGCACTGGAAGTCGACCGTCAGCGTAAAAGCAAACGGGACTTCTTAGTAGCAGAACCGGAGATGTTAATGGTGGCGGATAATAGGCTGCCACGGTTGGTACTTCCAGGAAACAATAAAGACGGTTCCGAACTGGAATTCGGAATTACAAATCTGGCACACGACCAGATTGCGATGCGGTTGGATATCCCACGGAAATACTACCAGAGAATGATGAACGAATATCCTAATCTGCTTTCCGCGAACGTTAACGGCTGGTTACAGCGGCAGAATAGGGGACAGCGTTTGATTCGGACTCTGGACGGAAAAGTCAGGGCGTATTTGTCTAACCGGTATCGGCCGCTGGATAACTATGGCTTGCTTGAGGCGATACTGCCTATTTTGCAGGCTGAAGGGATGTCTATCATGTCCTGCGAAATCACCGACAAAAAGATGTATATCAAAGCCGTGAACGAAAGGGTGCAAGGTGAAATTACGAAGGGCGATATCGTTCAGGCTGGTGTCATCATTTCCAATTCAGAAGTGGGTTGGGGATGCTTATCGGTCGAAGGATTTTTGCTTCGGCTGGTGTGTCAGAACGGTATGGTGCTGCCAGACCGGGTAATGCGGAAGTATCATAGCGGCGGACGACTTACCGCTGATATAGAGGATGGGATGTTGTGGGAAGATGATACACGCAAGGTCTCTGATGCGGCCATATGGCTCCAGACTCGGGACTTGGTGAAGGTGACCATATCCGATAATAATTTTATCTGTCAGGTGGAACGGCTGAAGAAAGCGGCCGGGATTGAACTGCCACCTCAGATTGAGAAGGTTGTGGAAGTGACAGCCAAGATGTATTCCTTTGACGAAACTGAAAAAGCTGGCGTCCTTTCGCACCTAATCAAAGGTGGTGACTTGTCTATGTGGGGATTGGCTAACGCCGTCACCACTCAGGCAGGTGTCACCGAGAGCTACGATAGGGCGACTGAACTGGAACGGGTAGGCGGAGAGATAGTTGAACTGCCGCTGTCCACGTTTAAATTCAGCGATAACTAAACAGGATAATCAGATGGGCTGGGTCCGCAAGGATCCAGCCCATCATTATTGAGAGGATAAGATGACTAAACTGTTCGGAGTAACTCGAAACGGATTGATGATATTTATGTCCATAGATGAAGTAATGGTGGATAAGGTGGCGTCTAAATTTCGTCAGATGTATCCGACAGATAAAGTACTGTCAGGGGAAGTGGATTTACGCGAGCCGCACTCTGATACTAATTTACCGAGGCTGTATGCACACAAAGCAGAGGAACAGACTGCTTAACGGAGGCTATGATGATGACCAAAACCAAAAATAAGATTAGGATGACGATACTGTTTCTCTTTATATTGTTTAGCGCTTGGATGTGGCCGGGAACAATTTCACAAGATGATCCCATAAAGGCACAGAACCAGATTATGAATGAATGGAAGGATAGGATTCAAATGTCCTTTCCTGATTTGACAGATAAATCCTGCGAATTGATATGGAGCTATGCACTACAATATCAGATAAATCCAACATTGATACTATGCTGGATTGAAGTTGAATCTGGATTTGATTCACTGGCCATCAGTAATAAAGGGGCAGTAGGTTGGCTACAGTTGAAGTTGTCCACAGCGCGACAGTATGATTCAACTCTCTCCAGACGCGATCTATATTTGACTGATGTGAATGTGGAGATAGCCTTAAAACATTTTACCTATCTGATGAACAGATATGATGACGATGAGGCGATGGCTTTCACTGCATACAATATGGGTGAAGGTCGACTAAAACAGATACTGGACTCTGGTAAACATCCACGACTGCGGTATTATAAAAAGATAAAGAATCTGTTTGAAGAAACCGAAGGGGGACAGGTGTAATATGGCAAAGAAAGAAGAACTTAAAAACCAAGCCAAACTTTTAAGTGAACAGATTGGAACACACGAGAGTAAGATTCTGAAGATATTAACTAATCCTAAAGCGTCTGTGAAAGGAACACAGGAATTCAAAAAGCTCGGATATCTGGAATCACAACAAGCGAGTATGAGGAAAGAATTGCAGAAGGTTAAGCAGAAATTGGCACCCAAACCACAGGAACAGCCGGCACAGATTGAAGTGAAGAAATCGGATAGCTCACTACCATTTGAGATTACATCACAGAAGAAATAATGATAATCGCTATTATAGCATTAGCTCTTTTCATACTGATATATATACTGGGCAATTGGATAGAACAGAAGATAAGAAGAAAGGATGACATATGCAGATACTTATAATCACAAACATCCCACTATTATCAATTTTCTGTAGTGGTGTAATATTGTTTTTAGTAGCCGCATTAGTAAGCGGCTGGCTGAATAAAAGGAATCAACAGAGATTACATCGGAAGTATGACCAAAGAGATTAATACATTTGACGAAAGTAGGTCAGTAACCTTTCCTGCCTGGTATGGCCAGCGAGAATACCAGGGAATTAGCGATTTAGAATCCCTAAAAATTTGGATTGACAAACTAAAAGAATATCAGTATCTGGCCTGTGACTTAGAGACATCGGGGTTGGATAGTCGGACAGATAGAATCCTTGGGATGGGACTTTCCTGGGGTCCGGGACACGGAATCTTTATTGATATTGAAGCTATTGGTAATGTGGCATTTTTTAATTTGAAACCACTTTTACTGAATGCGACTTTACTCGGGTATAACTTTAAGTTTGATATGGCATTCCTGCGTCGGATGGATATTGAGATTGAGAAATATGAGGATGTTCAGATTCTGGTCTTTATGTCGGATCCAAACGAAGGGATGACTGGGCTAAAAGATGCCGGACAGAAGTTCCTTGGATTAGAAACAGTTGAATTGAAGAGCTTCTTTGAGAAGAAACAGCCAATAGATTTTACAATGCTGTCATGGGAAACTAAGATACTGTATGGTTCAGCCGACGTTGATTTGACTTTCGCAGTATGGGAACATCTGGCACCACTAAAAAAAGCACAACCACTGATATGGCAGATGGAGAATAGACTAATTAAAGTATTACAGAATATGAACGAGCGTGGCATACTTATAAATCCAGATGAATTTGCCAGACAATCTAAAGTCATTCAAGAACGGATTGATTCACTATCGCAAGAGATTTTTGATGAAGCCGGACAAACCTTTGATTTGGACTCACCCAAACAAGTGAATTATATTTTGTTTGAAAAGTTAGGTTATAAGGCTACAGGTAAGAAAACTAAAACTGGACAGAATGAGACCGGGAAGATGGCCATGAAGATGTTATCATCCCAGTATCCTATTTGTGGTAAGATAGCAGAGTGGAAAAGTTTAGCTAAGATTAAGTCTGGGTTTATTGATAAGATGCCAGCTATTGTAAACCCATTGACCGGTCGTGTGCATACGGAACTGATAGGGTGTAACGCATCGACAGGCAGACTGTCATCCAAGAATCCTAACTTACAGAATGTCCCGGCAAGCTTAGACGACGCTAAAAAACAAGTGTATGATGTCCGACGTGGATTTATATCGTCACCGGGATTTGTGTTTCTTGACTGCGATTTTTCTCAGATTGAACTCCGCGTTGCGGCATCTATGTCCAGAGAACCAATCTGGATAGATGCATATCGTAAAGATAGAGACTTACATTTAGAAATGGCAACCCGAATGTACCATCAGCCAGCAGAGAAAATTACTAAACAACAAAGACAATTTGCTAAGAACGGCAACTTCGGTCTTTTATATGGACAGTCAGCATATTCATTTGCTAATATGTACCAGATTCCTATTGAAGAGGCAGAGAAGATATATGGCCTTTGGTGGTCTACAGTGCCGACATTAAAACGTTGGGTAGCAGACGAGATTGAAAGGAGTCGAAGACGAGGATTTGCTACGACCTATTTCGGTAGACAAAGAAAAATGGTCGGCATTCATTCCCAAGAACAGAAATGGCGTAAACATTGGGAGAGGAATGTAATTTCACATATTATTCAGGGAGGAGCGGCGGATGTAATGAAACTGTCACTGATTAATCTGGAGAAGAATATTAAACAAGCAGAACTCGGACAAGATATTCAAATGTTACTTAGTGTTCACGACCAGGTACTTTTTGAAGTAAGAGAATCACGCATAAACGAGGCTGTGAAGTTAGTGCGCAACTCGATGGAATTGAATATCAAAGATTGGGTGCCCTTGAAAGTGGATGCCAAAACCGGCTTAACTTGGGGTAGCGGAAAGAAGGTAGATAAATGATTACTATAATGACTGACGAGAGGTTTATGAGGATGCCCTGTGAGATAGCTACGCAAGCAGAAGCGGAAGAGATATGGACTAAGCTCATAGAGTCCCTTGTGGATAGAGATGGATGGGGTATGGCCGCGAACCAGATAGGAATACGGAAACAAGTAGCCATTATTACTTACGCAGGCAAGACGATTAAGTTACTCAACCCAAAGATTTTAGAAATGTCTGACCCTGTAGTATTTAAAGGTGAGGGGTGCTTCTCTATCCCACATTATAATTTAGATACTATTCGATTCTCCAAGATTGTATTTGAGCATGAAGTAGATGGAGAACGCAGAAAGTACTATGTAACCGAGGCAGATGGACATCTTGCGGCAATACTTCAGCACGAGATCGACCATCTACAGGGCAAGTTGATGATTGACCATAAACAAGTGCCATTTAAAGCCAATAGTCCTAAAGTAGGTCGTAACGAAACTTGCATCTGCGGTAGCGGTAAGAAGTATAAAAAATGTTGTTTGGGAGGTGTATATGAGTAGACAAATCGAACCAACAGGCAATCGGATTTTAATAATGGAAAAAGATTATGAACCGTATAATGAATCAAAAATAATTATAGCTGGTAACAGAGCAAAAGAAAATCGAGGCATAATTTTACGTGTTGGTCCCGATGTGACTAACTCCAAGTTACGGCCAATGACTATAATATTTTATAATAAAGCGGGAATATCACTGACATCCGACAAAGGGACTAAATGTATGATAATAGAAGAGAGCTCAATCTGGAGTATAGAAGAACAGACCGCAACTAAAAATCCAACACCAACCGAATTAGCAACAAGCGAAGAGTTCATATAGATATGAGAAGAGGGTAAGCACATTTTTGACTTTGGGATTAAATCGTCGGCTTCATACGGTCAACAGAACCCAGAATACTTAGGATACTGGGCTAAAGAAGTGATGAAGTTTAAAGCATTTTCATTTACTGACCTATTTTCTATTTCCCATAATGTATATATTCCATTTGTGTCAACTACTAAGTGTCAGTATATAAATGGTTCCGAATTTTATTGTAACATAGATGGACAGAGAGTTGACTTGCTATTTGTTGGATTTGATGTAACAGATGACTTAGTAAGATGGGGAAACAACGCTAACAAAGTAAGAACTGCGTATCAAAAAGAACTGTCAGAGATACCAGACTTTCAAGATTCTTGGATTAGACCGGCCGAATTTCAAAAACATGTGACTAAAGAAATGCTGAGAGAGTATGTTAAAACACTTCCCGACTATAGATTAACAATAAAAGAGTTTCAGAAAGCCGGCGCGAGTGTAATATTAAATAGAGTTCCTTTCGCTGAAAGTTGGAATGATAAGCTAAAGGCAGTAAAACGCGTAGGTGACTTGGGTTGTATGGGCATAGTGGTCTTCCGTGATGTTTCTAACTATGAAGATGAAAGTGAGGAAGTCGGAGATGCTATCGACTTCTGTGGAATGCTGAAAGCGTTGCCTATTGTGGCATCTGGGATTTATGCTGATTATGAAACCTGGTCAATCTTTGGGGCCGAGGCAACAGATACTTTTGATTGGTTAACTGACAAAGTGACTTCAAGACTGTAGAACTAAAATAGAATGGTACGGATAAGTGAAACAGTAGGACGACGTAAATATTTGCGGTCGTCAATTGCGGCTAATGAGCAAGCTGATATAAGTTGCTCTGAAACTATAGACATTCCAGATGGGATGGATATTGAAAAGGCGCGGATGCAGTTACTATTAAAACTGGAACTACATTGTCTCTTAGGTTTCTATATTAAAGGGTATATCAAACTGAAAGGATACTTAGAGGAAAAAGCAGAGCTTGAGAAACGATTTGATGATGCGCTTGTCCTAATGAGGGGCGAGCCAATAATGGCGTAACAAACAAAGGAGAACTAATGTTAAAGAAATGCTCTAAATGCAAAGCTGAAAAGGACGAGTCTGAATTCGGAAAGAATAAGACACGACCAGACGGCAAGCAGATATGGTGCAAAGGTTGCTTTTCAGAATATTCCTCTGGAAAGAAAGCTAAAAAAGCGGAACAGAAAGCACCAGAGGCTGAACAGCCTGCGATAGAATCCGCTGTGGCCGAAGTTTCCTCGGCTCCCGAAGTCCAAGCACAGACCGAGTAACCGATGGACAGAAAGTATACTCCAGAAGCTATCACAGAAGTCTATCGAGAGCTGACAGAGATAAAACAATTTTCTTTGCCAGATTCCCTTTGGGAAGGTGGACTGTCAGTGTATAAGACGTCTGTGGGTAAATTGCGGCAAAAACAAGACCGGCTGACTTCAATGGAGATGGAGATACAGCAGGAGTACGCAAAGGTTAATCGTCAGTATTTTGTCCTTATTAAACTGATGAGGGCCGAGACCGAGAGAGCTCTAACGGATCCAGATGTAAAGATTGAACGTTCAATCTGGGCTAAGCGGAAAAAGGCAGACCAGAAAGTTCAAGCTAAATATGGAAACGATATAGACGATGTGAAAGTCTATTTAGAAGAAGTATGCGGTCTGAAAGAAGCGGTGCATCTGATTTATTCGGATTTAAGTAGGGGAAGAACTGACTTAAAGATTCAGGTGCGATTGCTGGAAATGGAAGCCGGAGCCAACGGCATGTTGAATCACCCACCAATAGGGACGCAGGGAATTTCCAAAAAACAAGTAGACGATAGTGAATGGAATAAATTAAAAGACAAAAAGGAAGAGAGCAGATGAAGACACAAACAAAAGGAAAAACCAAGAAAACTAAATCAACGACTTTCGGTATAAAGACGATTGTGAATCATATAGCTGATAGATTTCATCAAACTAAGTTAGTCGCTAACCGACTGGTTCAGGATGTAATTCAGCTGATGTTCGAGACTACGATTGAAGACGGTAGGTTGAGACTCCCTAATGGCTACGGGACTTTGAAGGTAAAGAAGTTAAAAGCCCGCGTTGCGCGTAACCCCCAGACGGGCGAGTCTGTGAACGTTCCCGCCAAGACGAAGATTGTCTTCCGTCAGGGCAAGACACTTAAAACGCTCCTGTCCTAATCGACAAGAGCAACTAAAACAGGAGAGATGATAGATGCCTACGATAGGTTGGGATGATGAAACAGTCCGCTTGACCGATACTACCTTCTTTAAGGGTGAACTCGGACCGCAGAAGCGGATTTATGTAGCTGGATTTGAGAACTTGACTATGGAGCGCGTCCACTACTTCGAAGATTTACGGCAATACGTGAAGTGTAATTCCACTTATGAATTGCAGGATGACTCCAAGGGTGGTAAGAAGTGGGTGAAGACTAGGAAAAGCCTTTGCTGTGAAGTGAACGCCCCAGCCGCACGGTTCGCAACGGTAGTGGCTGTTTATGATGTCAACAAGAAGGGTGAATTGCGGTCGAAGGATTTTGAGTTACAGATTTGGCTGTTCTCCGGTGCCAAGTTCGGCCAACTTAAAACTCTGAATAAAGAGTTTCCTTTCAAAGACCACGATTTGCTCATTACTTGCACAGACGAAGATTTCCAGAAGCTGACTATTATGCCATCAAAGGATTCCCTGATTGCGAAGGATCCAAAGTGGTCCGCCGAGGTGACTGAAGCTTTGGACGAGTATCCGCACACCCTGGAACTGGAGAAGTTTCTGGGGAAGGCTGTGTCTGAAGAAGACTTGCAGTTGTCGCTTGGTAAGGTTGAGCCCGGTCCGGAGACTAAGTCAGAAGAAAATGACTTGGATACTGTGATGAGTAAGATTACTAAATCAGGAACGCCAACAGCTAGTTAATATGAGATACCACCGAATGAGCGATACTGACTATCGGAAATTCATCCGGAATGCACTTGTGATGTCTTTGGGAATCATGATCTTAACGATTCTATTGGGCATAGGAGTGGCAGACGGACAAGTCATTAAAAGATATCAGGGTTCGCATAGAAGTGGTCAGATAGACAAGTTACTAAAGGAGTCCAGACGATTCATCGTGCCTTATGAATTGAGTAGAGATATGTGGTCTGAAACGTGGGATGTGGACTCGGTGCCAACCCACGTTTTTGTACTTTACTCTGTATGGGATGACTCTACGGCAGATGCGCGACTTGTAGATTCCTCTGGAGAACAGGACTCTGCCCGGGTTGCAAAAGCGATTACTACATATATGGTTGGCTTGCAAAACGTAGTCCAGCGGTTTATTCAGAACTATAAAGATACGACTGAATTCAAATATTTCGCCGTGGAGATTGGATGGGCATCTGGTTATAGCCGATTCAATTTTCATATACTTGAATTCGGATACTATAAAAGTTGCCAGTGTATATTTACTACTTGGGATGATGTTATGGAGTTTAATAACATCATCTTCATCGGGCAAACAAACTAAGGAGATTAAATATGATGGGATTTTTTCAAGGAGTATTAGGTTTATCAGGAACGGTCTGGATTTTGTTGGCGATACTTTTGAACGTCAAAAATCGTCTTAAAGATAGACGACAATTAAGTAAGTCAGAAAAGTATTACTACTATCTGAATCTAGCTGGCGGAATCGCACTTTTTGGATACTTAATTTCCATTGCTTCCGTAATTTATGCTTTTCTGAATGCGTGCTGGATGGGAGCATCAATTTTGGTACTGAGAAAGAAAGGCGTACTGTAAACGACGATGTTGAGTGTCGGTCTGGATTTATCATATCGAAGAACGGGCATATGTGTCAGTTGGCAATTTCCTGAGTGGCCCGGTCCGTGGCCGAATAACTTTCTTTCCATTACAAACATCCTTAAAACTAATCCGGGATGTGTCTTTGAACGGACATTGGCAATTAAACGCTGGGTCCGAGAGACTGTTTCACAGCATATCGGGAAACAAGAGGGTGATAACTACGGAGTGATTGTAGTAGAAGGAATAGCCCTAAGCGGTTCAACTGGTGTGATGATGTCCGGATTGCAGGTATCAGTAGTTACTGACTTGTATGAGAAGTTTACAGAGATTCCGATACTAATCATTCCACCAACATCACTAAAAATGTATATCGGAGTTGGAGCAAGGGACGGGAAGAAACCAATCGTGCAAAAGTGTCGTGAAGAAATATGTATACCTACGCTTCCTGATGTCAGACCTATAACGCGGATTACAACGGATGAGGCCGACGCCTTCTTTATGTCTAAACTTGGAATAGAGTTTCTTAGGGAGTGCCTAAATGATAGAGGGACGGTTAGTAAGTCTGCATATCATACACTATTTCAGGCAGTCAGAAATAAAAAAGGACAATTAAAAGGACTGGCGTATAGAAATAATGAATATCTGATTATGCCCCGGAAAGTGACAGCACTAACTGAAAAGATTGAACTGACGATAAGCAAACACCTACAAAAACGTAAAGCACAGATAGAAGGGACGAGATAGATGATTACTTATCCTAAAATTGAGTGTCTATATAATCGGGATAAGACTACTTTTCAAGTAATCCCTACTGAATTGCGGTGCCCAGAATTTGGACTGGTAACGGACTGGCAATATACAGAAAAGATAGACGGGCAGAATATTCGCATCTGTATCCAAGACGGGGAAATTAGTTATCGCGGACGAACTGATAACGCAGAGTTTAAAGGTAAAGGCGCAGTCTTAATTGAATTCCTGAAAACACACTTACCAATAACCAAATTCCTCAATGTATTTGACTTTCCTTTGTTTCCGGGATTACAACCGGTGCAACCGGAGATAGTTCTTTTTGGTGAAGGATATGGACCGGGGATCCAGAAAATTGGCGGACAATATCGAAAAGAAGAACCCTCATTTAGACTGTTTGACGTGAATATAGGCGGTGTCTGGCTGGATTGGTCACAAGTAGAAGAGATAGCAACTAAGATCGATATTAAAACAGTACCGGTATTGTGGAATGAGACAGTATTGGTAGGACTTCCTAAAGATGAATGGGGACTGAAGTATATAATTGGTACTTGCGGCGACCAAGATGAAGATGGGATGAGTAAAGTCGCATATGAAGAGAGCGGTAATTTTATTCAGGCAGAAGGAATCATCGCTCGGACTAAGCATATACTACTAAATAAATATGGACAACGTGTAATGTGGAAACTTAAATTTTCTGACTTTAGAGAGGGCAAAAGATGAAGATACCTAATTTTACAGCAGAAGATTTTGAAGTAGGAATCTGGGCGATAGGGGCAGTGTGTATTGGAATTTTGTTTAATTCAATTTGCGCAGGAGTACTTGGATTCATAGGACTACGTTACATATGTGTTGTTGTGAGAGGATACTGATGAAGTATGTGACTAAGTATGTCGATGCAACCTTTTTGAAACCATCAACTGCAGGACTAACGGATTTCAAGTCTATTGTGGAACAGAATAAGTTTGCAAGTATAGTGACTTTTCCAATGTATGCACAAGAGTTTGATCCAGCAATAGTTAATTTGAGTTGCGTGATTGGATATCCATATGGCATAGGAGGCTTCATCGAGAAAGAAGGAGAAGTTATGGTGGCTTCCCAAGCTGGCGCTAATGAGATTGACTTTGTTTTTAATCCAGCATATATTCAGCATAGAGATAAAGAGAAATTTGACTATGAATTGGATTTGGCATTGACATCAGGATTTAATCTGGTTAAATTTATTATTGAATGCCGTGTCCTGACTGAAGAGGATGTGAAATGGGTGCTCACGGGATTGGGTCCGAGTGTTAAAGAACAAGGATTACCAGAGAACTATTTACTAAAGAATTCGACAGGTATAGATTGGACCGGATTCAAAAGTAATTATGCCGGTCAAACATTTGATGACCTTTTAAATATGGATAGAACTGCAAAAGTAAATGGACTTGTGTATAAGTTTAAAGCCGCTGGCGGGATTAATAGTCCAATGAGTGCGGTCGATGTGTTATGGCTAGCAAAAGATAATCAGATTGATATTCAGCGTATCGGAATAAGTCACATTGACGGATTCCGGAGGGAGTAAAAGTGGCGAAACAGACTTTAAATGAAACAATTAAAATGTTACAGAAAGAATATGATTCTATAATTCCAGACCTTACCGGGATTACCAAGATATTCCCGCATATTCAATCTGGAAGTCTTGTAGTGGATTTATTGACCGGGATTAACGGATTTCCAATTGGACGTATTACCGAGATAGCGGGTGAATTTAGTTCAGGAAAAACTACTCTAGCACTTCATGCCGCCGCAGACATTCAAAAGATGGGACGAGTAGTTGTGTATGCGGATTGGGAACAGGCGCTAGATGTGAACTATGCTAAAGCATTAGGGGTGGACTTAACTCCAGTGGAAGAGGGCGGAAAATTTATTTTATTGACACCGGAAACTCTTGAAGATGGGTGGGAGGCTTTACATCACTTGCTACAACATAATGAGATTGGATTGGTAGTATTGGACTCCGTATCAGCCATGATGCCTAGAGATATGTTTAATGAGGATATGGAAGCCAGTCATCGCATAGCCCTGCAAGCATCACTGTTAAACAAGCAATGGATTAAGCTGGTGCAGGAATGTCGGAATATTGACTGCGTAGCCTTGGTGCTCAATCAGATGAGAACTACTTTTAAGACGACACCGTATGGAACGACCGTCTCAGAAGAATCAACTGGCGGTGTCGCACTTAAATTCTATTCGTCTATTCGAATCTTCCTCAAGATATCCGGACGGATTAAAGGTTCGGTTTTGAATCAGGTATCACAGATAGAAGAGGAAGGAGTGATTGGCCAGAAGGTAACGGCTACCTTTCGTAAGAATAAGATGGGGAACCCACTTCGCGCCGGTCAATTCTTTGTGAGATATGGCACGGGTGCAGATAATATTTACTCACTGATGACTGTAGCGATTGAGAAGGACTTGATTAAACAGACTGGAGCATATTTTATTGTGCCCGGTATGGAGAAGAAAGTGCAGGGAATGGAACAGTTGAGAGCATATCTGGAAACTAATAAGGAACTATGTCAGTCATTGGCGACTGAGATAGGATGGGATACTAAATATTTCAAATGAAATATAAATTACATATCGAGAACTTCCAGAGTATTAAAGAAACGCTCCTCGAGATAGAGGGGCTGACTATCCTATATTCACCTAAAAGTAACGTTGGGAAAAGTTCCGTAGTCCGGGCATTACAGGGCGTACTCTTTGGTAAGTCTTTTCGGGGAATGGTCACTAAGGGGGCGAAAGCTACTAAGGTTATCTTTGGATGGGATGTGGATGATGATAAGCACCTGATCGCCTGGAATAAAGGCGATGGGATTAATTCCGTCAAAGTAGATGGGACGATGTTTGATAAACTTGGGCAGAACTATCCTGAAGAGGTGAAGAAGCTTGGATTTAGACATCCTAATATTGAGGGAATGGAGATTCCACTACAGATACGGGAACAATTTGATAAAGCATTTCCTATGAACCTAACCTCATCTGACTTGGGAAGAGTCGTGTCGCAGATAGTTGACCTTAGTGAGATGAATGAGACTATTAAGAGAGCATTGGGAGATAAAAGTAAGTTAGCAAGCACCAAAATATTCATACTATCTGAACTAGAATCAATGGATAAAAAGTTATCACAATTGGATAAGGTGCCAGACTTGGCGGTTGCCGTTACTCAAATGGCACCAACTGATTTAATGGACAAAGAAAATCTTCTGAATAAACTACAAGAACTATATCTGAGATTGAAGATGCTTAAAGAGCAATCAGGTATCATACAGAAGAATATGCCAACGCTTCCAGTCATAGATAACACTATTATTAAAATTACTAACCTGGAATCAATCAAGAACTTAGCACAGAAATATCAAGTATTAAAACGTGCAGAACAAGCGGCTAAGCAGATGCCGTCCGTATCAGAACTTTATAAAATGCGGATTAACGTAAGAGATGAACTACAGACAGTAAGCAAACTAATGGAACTAAGAACATATGATATTAATAGAGGATTTGTATATGTAGACCAGCACAGGATTGAGACGAAGATAGTAGAATGTGTTAAAGAACGAGAAGCCCTTGGTTATGTGCCCTGTGATGTATGCTCGGGAACCGGAGTAATTCAACGAATATGAATCCTAAAATAAAAATTATATTTGTTGGAGACGTGCATCTATCCGAACGCAACCCGTTGGCGAGGAGAGATGATTATAATGAAGCCATTCTAAAAAAGTTAGAGCAAGTGTATGCACTGGCTTTAGAACAAAAGGTTAGCGCAGTAGTATTCCTTGGAGATATGTTTCACCTGAAAGCGCCGTCTAAGAACTCTTTTAAATTGGTGAACAGATTAGTTAAATACCTGAGACGCTTTTGGAGAGCTAATATTCCAGTAATACTTTTAGTAGGAAATCATGACTTAATGTATGGCGATTTAGCATCGATTCCACGACAGCCCATTGGGATATTGCGTGAGATGGACGGGATATTTACTAATCTGCGACTCGGGGCCGAAGGAATGGATATAAACCTTACAGGACTTGATTTTTCAAATGAACCAATGGATAAGCAGTTAGAATATATTCAAAGTATTCCCCGCATAGCTAAATATAACGTCGTGTGCGTGCATACCAATATCGTTAGTGGGGATACTCTGTTTAAAGAAGCGGGGATTAAACTGGACGAGATTACTAATACAAATATTGACCTGATTGTGAATGGGCATATTCATTTCCCGACTATAATTGGACATAATAAAAGTGATATTATATATGTTCAGCCGGGTGCCATCAGCCGAGGCACATTGGATACTGAAAATCTATCACGGGATGTGAATATAGTAATGATTGGATTCGATGAGAATGGGATTAAACATAAAGTGATTAAGTTAGACATCGAACCAGCCGAAAAGGTATTTGATTTGACTAAACGACGGAGTGAGAAAGAAGTAAGCTCTAAAGTTGAAAGCTTTGTGGAATCACTCAGCCAGTTTGCAAATGTAAAAGCTACAGGGGATGACTTCATCAGTTTTCTAGCACAGATGGATTTAGATAATAATGTTAAAGAATTGGTGACTGACTATCTTAGTGGTGGGTGTATAAACGTAGACAGTTTATAAAAAGGAGAGAATGTGGCTACGAAGATAGGTCAACTAGAAGTCTGGCAGAATCTGCAAGAGCGAGAGAAAGCTTTGCAGTTAGAACTTGCCAAAATTGAGGAACGGAAGAGGGTTATAGATGAACAAATTCAATGTGTGAAGACTGAACTAACACAATTGGGAGTGAAACCAGAAGAGTTGGATATTACTATCTTCAATCTTGAACAGCAAATTGAACTTGAACTTTCTAATTACGATAAATCTTTGACAGAAATCGAAGAAAAAGTTAAACAGGTAAAAATTACCATAGTATAAGGAGAGGATAATGCTTAAACTAACTGTAGATAGAAAAGATTTGCTCACCATCTGTAAGGCACTGATGGGTGCAACAGAGGAAACCGCAAAGTATCCTTTGCACGGGTGCTTCCTGTTTGAAGTGACAGAACCTTCGTTTGTGACCATATATGCATTTAACGGTACTGAATACGGGTCCGGGAAAGTAGCACTCCTTGGGGAGAGCGAGAATGGTGAATTTGTTGTCAATGCTAAAGTGATGACAGACTATTTGACCGCTGCCGATAAAGCCCAGCAAGTGAGCTTAGAGCTTGATGTGAATGGTAAATTGATACTTAGATCTAAACGGGGAGATAAGAAAATGAATACTTTTCCGACTAAAGATTTTAAGAAGTTCACTGAAACTCCAGAATATAGCGGAATCGATATAGATGCGTCCCAATTCCTGTGTGCATTAGAACGAGCCGCGGGTTTTGTAATTACAGAAGGAATTACTAACCGGGTGCAAGCGCAGGTCATCTGCACAGGTAGTAAAATGCGAGCTATGAACTCCAAGGGTATTTATGAAGAGGACGTGGAGAGTGCTGAATTACGTGTGCCAGAACCTAGACTGCTAACTGTGATTGAATTCCTAAAAGCTGTCGGTCAAGTAACCGTTAATGTCGGTCAGGTGAAAGACCTATATGTACTATCAGTGCCAGAATATGAATTGTCAATCGTCTACCGTGATACAGTAAGAGGAGACTTTCTGGAAGAATTCGAAAGCCTGCAAAAAGTAGCCGAGACGGGTGTGATAAATGTTGAAATTGACAAAGCTGAGTTAGAAAAAGCATTTGATATCGTTCGGATTGGTCATTCCGGTGAGGAACGCATTAGTGTAACAGTGGCACCGGCAACTTCCAAGGCCGCCCGTTTCACACTGTCCATCAAAACCAGCATTTTGGAATCAGAAGAACACGTGATGTGTAACTATACCGGTAGTGAATCACGCACTTGGATCCTTGATATCGATGCCCTTGAATCTACTTTGAATGCAATTGAGAGTCAGAATGTGAGTTTCAATTTCGGTTCAAAGACCTATAAAGTCTTTGAACAGATGATTGACGGTGCCCGGTCTAAGGTCATCGTGAATCCGCACTATGAGGCTTTGAAAGCTCGAGTTACGCCAAAGATTGCAACAGAACGGGTGAAGAAGACTAAAACAGATACCACACCCAAGAAAGTTAGTGATGAAGAGAAGGCCGCCCGATGGGCCGCCCAGAAAGCAGTTGACGACGCTAAGGGTGAGGAGTTCGAGAACTTTCTAGAAACTATGGATGTCAAACAGTAAATTACTAAAATCAAGATACGATGCACTTAAAGCAGATACTAACCTATTGCTTGAAGTGCAGTCGTCACTATTGGCTAAACACCATAAGCTTCTGTCAAAGTTGGAGCGCGTCGAAGGATACGAAATTCTTGTAGGCAAAGCAGTTGAGGTTTTAGACCAACTGAAAGATGCTAAAGAACGGGCATCTAAAGGAGTTGTCGAGGACTTGATTAGCTACGGACTAAATGTAATTTTTGATGAGCAAGATAAATTTAGTATAACTATGGAGACCAAAGCTCGAGCCGTTTATGCATATCTGGGATTGGGTGAAGAGAAACAAGACCTAATCAAATCAAAGGGCGGCGGGTACGTCGACCTGATTAGTGTGCTAATGGTCCTAACTTTGATGTTAAAAGAAAAACCAGCATTGCGTAGATTCATAGTGCTGGATGAGAGCTTTAGTGAAGTAGGAAAGGAACATCTTGAACGTGTAGGAGAATTTTTGAAATTCCTTGTTGAAAAATTACAGGTAGATATCCTTATGATTACTCACAGTGAACAACTATTAGATTACGCAGATATACTATATTATGTTGATAAAAAATCTGACGGCTATTCAACTTTTGAGAGGAAAAAATGATAAGAGGACTTCAGCCGACTCTGATAGTGGTAGATGATATCATAATCGACGACAAACATAAGTGTATTTTCCTCGGTGGGAAATGTCCTAAATGTGGAGCCAACGACCCTAACTGGGGTAAGGGTAGCTGGAGGGATTAAATGCACGTACTAACAAGAATACCACAGATTACAGGATCCAAAAATACAGGATCCAAAACTATCTTTGCGCTAATCTGTGACTATGATAATATTGTTTTAGCATTAGATTCAGGACAAAAACTATTAGAAGGTACCAAATCATGTCCGAAATGCGGAGAATTTGTGCAATTTAAACAGTCCAAAAACCCAGATACTTGGGTGCAACTTGATACAGGAGAACTGACCTTTGCTGAGTATGAAGCTGAAGTTGCAGGTACTGAAATATATAAAGATGCTGGAGAAGGAAATTGCCTCTATCCCATACTCGGTCTGGCAGGGGAGACTGGAGAAGTCTGTGAGAAGATAAAGAAAGTCTGGAGAGATAGTAATCTGGCAATGACTGATGAGCAGTGTGAAGATATCCTAAAAGAATGCGGCGATGTGCTATATTATCTGATGCGGATTGCTAATGAGTTGGGATCCACCCTGTCAGAAGTGGCCGCACTGAACATTAACAAACTACAGAGCCGTAAAACCCGAGATAAGCTTGGCGGGTCCGGGGATAACAGATGAAACAGGCGACTATTAAATTCTCTACAATAGAGAAAGCAGTAGATACTTTATACTATAATCCAAAAGACTTTAATGAAGTGAGTTCAAAAGAAATAATTCAATGCACACGAGAAGATATAGAAGTCTGCATCCAGAAGTTAATGGCTAAAGCAGGCGTAAAAATACTAACTATATAAAGAAAGGACTAAAAATGAAAAAACAAGAACAGCAAAGAATACTTAATCAAATGCAAGCCGGACAACAGTCTAAACTTGTAAAAACGCCGCATCAACAAATCGATGAATTACATACTCACATGCCGCAAGCGCTTGGGATACTGAATAAGAATCAGTACTTAACAGCCCTCCAGATTGAAGAATTGAAGGATACGATATTGGTGCTTTTACTGATGATGAAGGATATGGCAGACGCACAGAAATTACCTGTCAAGTCTATAAAGGAATACGCAGAGAAGATTCAGTCTGACCGGGCAGAGTTTCAGAAGATGCAGGAAGAGGCACAGAAAGCCGCCGCTGAAGGGAAACAGCTGGATGCGCCGACCGAGAGTCAGGAACCGACCGGGAGTTCAGAAGAGACACAGAAGCCGGAGGAAGGTAAGGTAGACGCCGAACCCCAGACAAGCACTATAATCTTGACTGATAAGGACTAAAATGAGGGGGCGCTAAAGGATAGCCGTCGGTCTTCTAAACCGACTAACGAGAGTTCGAATCTCTCCGCCCCTATTGACTAAAGAAGAAATGGACAAGGATAGAGAAGATATTGTCAGGTGGCTCACGTGCAAAAAGTGTGGCCAGACATTCGGGAATACTGTCAAACTAAATGACAAGGAACATACGCTGACTTGTTTCTGTGGAGAATCAGTCACACTGAACAATGACTTATCGCCAATGTATGGAATCCCACAGCCCGGAACTACACTGACTTTCTTCATCAAAGACGCAGAACCACTAAAAGGAGATTGACTATGTTAAAACAAATCGTGCAGACAGTAGAGCAGGTAGCCACTGCAACGTTAGTATTCTTTTTTTACTTGATTGGAAACGATATCGCCGGGTCCGTTGCTCTGGTAGCACTGGTAATAAATCAGTTACGGATTGACTTGAATCAGAGTCCTGTCCTTGTATCCCGGCGTTGCTGTTCCGATTCAGGTAAGTGTACTAAATCCAAGTAAGTACTCTGACAGGGGATTAACTGGCACACAATATGCATACTATGGCGTGTAGATTGAGGAAGTAGACAGTAAGTAGCAGACAGACAGGGAGCATATAGGGTGGATAGAAAAGGAGAGTACCAATTGAGTGACTATAAGGGTAATGTAGTACCGAACGATATTCTATTCGAGCTGACTAAAAAGAGCATAAACCATACACGTGCAAAGAGTTGCTGGGGTTATGAACTGCTCGCTTCCGACTATAAACTTAACGAAAGGAACTGCGACCGCTTCACAGAAACCGACCGCCCGTCATTACTAAATAATACTACTGACCTACCACGCACGACTTGGCAAGTTGAGGCACAGTGTGATGCGATTGCAATGGCTTACTGGCCGGACTTTGAGGAGTTCACTTTTACAATTGACTACTTTAAACCATCCAAATCACTACGATATATTCACTGGGCGAGTACCAGAAATCTGGAGATATCTTATTCAGGCGTAAAGTTAGGAAGGAGACCAGAACTGATATTGAATATGGTTTTGCTGGATCCAAGCATTCCGGACTATGTAGTTGGATTCATACTATACCACGAGTTATTGCACTTCTTTATGCAAGACTTTTCACATAAACACTCAACTGAATTCATAGCTGAACTATATGACTATAAATGGTGTTGGGACGCAGAGTTATGGATGCGTGATAATCCGGCACACGTTTTGCTTCTACAGAGAGAGATGAATGAGAAGAATAAAGCAGGGACTAAAGATGCCTAAACCAGAAGACTACCTTTCATTCGAAGAGCTGCTGAAGATATCACGATATGTTTTCTATGATTACTTCACGGACGACCGCAAACTGATATTGATGGGAAGGCCATTTGTCTCCAACTCAGTCAAGACCGGAATATGCTTTGCGAAGGTCTGTGAGCAAATGATTACGGACACGAATCCCTTAGTCTATCCGAACGTGTATCTGACTCGACAAGTTTTCACACTGCACTTGAACTATGCACTGTTTTTGCGGCTGGTGCCATTGGAAGTACTAATCGGCACCATCATCCACGAGGGCATCCATATTCGACTACAAGAGTTCGATGGCCACGACCATTCAAAAGAATTTCAGGAAATGGCCGACCGATACTTTCAGGTGCAGAGAGCGGATGACTATTTGAATGCAAATATTAAGATTTTCAAGAAGGGGCATCCGCAGATAGTTGAAGACTTTCGCCGGTTTATGATACAGATGAAAGGGAACTGGCCGACTGAATTAACACTTAAAGGGGTTCACTACGACAGAGATGATGTCAATATGGATTTACTCGGCACGGTACTTGCACAAGAGAAAGGTTGATATGAAAAAATTTACACACCTTAAAGGAATAAAACATAAATGGTGCGGCGGTATTCATCAAAAGTTTGTTCCTATATCTGGATGGGACAAGAATAAACGTAAATCAGATGGATTACAAACGCAATGTCGGGAATGTATCAATCGATGGAGACTGGGAAGGAAAGAAATACATACTAAACGATTCCTGAAAGAAGCGAAACAAAACGCACTACTGATGATTCACTTTGTCTGGAACGCATCAAATAAGATTGTAAAGAATATGATGGAGGCGGCATTAATAATGTTTCCTGCTCTAAAAGTATTAGTGATGACAATACCTAAAAAGGGGAAAACCTATCATCGACAAATAGAAGCTAATCTTAAAGTGTTTGCTGACAGACGATATATACTTAAATTTGCAGTGCCCGAAGGATTGAAACTTTTCGGAGGACTAACTGAAGATATGGTATTTAGATATCCACAGAAACTATATCGGAATGTGCCAGCGACACGCAACTTCCTCGGGCCTCTGTGTCATATATTGGCGGATGATGATCCGGGAGAATGGAATAATATACAAGAGAAGTATCTTCCACAATGGGGAATTGTGTATAGAATACCTTGTCCAGATGGCCCTTTGGCATGTAAAGTCCATGAGATTCAGATGGCTCCAGATGTATCATATGTTTATAGTGCTATTAAGATGATGATAGGAACCTCGGCTGGATTAACATTAGGCGGAAATAATTTAACCAGACGGGATACGAATCCTTATGATACTGAACAAGGTAGGCGGACACATCACAGCCTATTAGAGACAACTCAAAGTCCTGTCGCTATTAATTCTGTTCCTAAAGGAATGGTATATCAGTATAAGCAAACTCCCCAAGTGAAACATAAGTTTCATGAAGATAATATGATTCGGATTTTAGAGTTACTAAAATACGGACGAAAATTTGTCTCCGAAGTAATGCGTAATGTAAGAATGTCGTACGCTGTTAAACCACAAAATAAGTATAAAAAGAAAAAAGAGATTGAAGAAATCAATAAGATTTACCCGGGTATGATGAACATCCAGAATGCACTATTAAAACGGTATAAGACGATGACTTGTGCAGTGCCACTTAATGCAACGATTAATGTGCCAGCACACCTCATAATAACTGCAAAATGAGACACATACACATCAAAGATGCACTGCTTGCCTTTGCGGCCGGGATCCTTGTAACGCTAGCACTACTGACTATAGTCATAGCCATTTGTGAGACAATTCGACCGGCACAAGA